TTTTAGGGTGATACACTTCGAACACCGGAGTGCCTAGTATTGAACCATGCGGGATGCAAGACTCATTGACAATTACTTCTGTTCCCTCTTTAACAAGCGATTCGCCTGAAATCGGAAGCAGAAGATTTTTGTTTAAAACGTAAGTGCCCTTCTCTAACTGATTGTTTTTATTTATAAAAAGGGTTGTCTCAACCAATGGAATATCTTTAATATTTGTTCCAGTTACTTCAGTTAATATGTTTGAAATTTCTTCGTCGGACAGTTCGGTGTGGTCTTTTATTAACCATAGGGCTGCTAAATAAGATGAGAGTGAAAGCTTACCAATTAACGGTACTTTGCGAATAAGCTTTCTTAAATTAAAAGCCAACTTATGAAACATGGTATAAACTTTTCTATCACCGGAAGTTAATTCGTTTTTCGGTTTTGTAAGTTTATAATCTTTATCAATCACGCCAGCCTTATAAGCTCCAGTCTTTTCAACTGGCATAGTCATTAGCCTAAGCAATCTAAGTGCGAAGGCTTGGTCTGCTATCTTAATAAACTCGTTTAATTGTTGTGTCATAGTTTTCTTAGAATGTTAATGAGTTTTTCATCTAACGGAATATTAGTATACCAACCCTGCGGAAGGTAGTTTAAATATACTAGAAAGGTTTTTAGCGACGGAAGACACTCTTCAGTCACTTTAAGGAACATCATTCTATTTGCGGCTTGAATATCAAACACGTTATAGAACGATATTAAATGGTTTAACACTAGTCTTTCTTTTATTTCTCCGTCTTTGATGTACCTTCCTAATAGTCTTTTAATATATTTAATTCTGTTGAAATCATCCCAAAACTCATCGGCAGTGAGACATGCCTTATTGACATAATGCTCAACTGCGTAAGTCTTGATGTTTTTTTCAGTTGGTAATAATATAGACATCAAAAGTATTTATAAGGGCTGGCCTTACTTCATACCTTTAATTAAAGCTGCGATTGCGTTGTATGTATCATCGGTAGCAGCGAGTCCTAATGCTTTAGCAAGCTTTTTAGGGTCCGTTTCTCCACCAGAAACCATTTGATGAAGGTCGCTCATTTTAGCTTCGTCGAGTTCAATGCCTTCAGAAATAAGCTTTCCAAGTAGAGCCAAATCAAAATATTCTTTTTGCTCTTCTTCTTCACCATCAATTGCTTTTCCAATAGCGGCCCTTTTCTTTTTAAGGTACTCGTCAGTTTCGTCTTCATCGCCATCATTGTCAATGTCGTCGTCCTCTTTACCTACTGGGTCAAGAGCTTCTTTTTTGACTTCTGGTTCTTCTGCTTCTATTTCTTCGCCATCTTCTTCTTCTTCGTCCTTGTCTTGGTGACCATCAACTCCTGTTTTAACGTCGATTGTTACTTCATCGTTCGACTTAAAAATATTAGCTGCGATTGCTCCGCCTTCGGTCATGTCTTCTTCTTCGTCCTCGTCCTCTTCTTCCTCTTCCTCTTCATTGACGTGAGAACCCGATTTAATAGCGTCGATAAGGCTAACGATTTCTTCTTCTTCGATTTCATCTTCTGGCTCTTCATCTTCTTTAGAGTCAGCGATCTTTTTAGCAACATCTGCTGCTATTGTTACTGGATATTCTTTTCCATCGAATACAAAGCTGTCTTTGCCTTCTTCTTTTGCGGAAGCTGCTGCTCCCATAAAACTAGCGACGTCCTCAGATGTGAGGTTTGCTACTAGCTCGTAAATACTGGTTTTGCCTTCGACAACTACTTTTGCTGCATCAGCTAGGCCAGCGATATCTTCTAATCTGTGTCCTATAAATGACATGTTATTATTCTCCTTTTAATTTACCATTAATATTGCGCCGATGCCGGCAGTTACTATTGCCCCTATGACTATTAAGCCAAGTTGAACAACACTTGAAATTGTTGCTTTTGATTTTGCTAATAGCACCTCTGCATCACGAAGGCGTTCTTCCATTTCATCAAATTTAGTGTGTAGATCATCAATCGATTGCCAGATTGTTACTGTCTTTTCTTCAAGACTATGAATCTTCTCCTCGGCACGAGCTAGTGATACTACTGCATCACATAGCTTATCAATCTTTTCCTCGATTCTATCGAGACGTGTACCTTCGTTTTTATTCATATTAGTTATCTACTTTAGCAGAGCCTCTCCATTGGTAACAAGACCAGTACCGAGCTTTCCATTTCGGTCCAGGGTTATCACAACTATGTCGTGCTCTAAAGTTTTTTCTGCGTTTGGGGTCGTCTCTTTTGATTTCCATATTGGGGTCACCAAATCGAACTACCACAACCGTACCTTTTTCGTTTTTGACGTATACTTTAAATTTCTTATTCTTATTCTCTGAAGTACGAATAGGATTATTAAGCTCTACTTTCTTACCTTGGTATTCAGCCTCAGTGATTAGTAAGTGCTCGTAAAGACCTTCACATGCTTCATCTACCGCATCTTCAGTGTATGTTTTAAATTGCTTCATTATTTTTTTACTTTAGCAGCGAGGTCTTTATCAGCTCCACCCCAAGTTCCTTTTGATTTAGTTACAAATGAATTGACTCGGGCGTATCCCCATTGTGTTGGATTAGTACCTGGTCTATGTCCGGTTCTCCATGCTGCGACTCCGCGGTTGAAGACTTGTTTTAGAATGCCATAGGAAATACCAGTCTTGTCAGCTTTCTTTTGTAGTGCGTCCAATTTCTTTTCTTTTACCGTCGTTTTTTCGAACATCTCGTAAGGAAGGTTTTTCTTCTTATTGTATTCTAGCTTTCTAAGTTTTTCTCTAAACGCCTTTGAACGACCATCTAATCCTTTGGGGTCGGCTTCGTCAAATAGAGCAATCAATGCGTTTAAGAGTTTTCCTTTTTGCAGTAAATCTCTTGAAGACTTATCGCCAAGAGCTGTCATGATCGTCTCTTGAGATGCGGTCTTAAGTTTCTTAAACATAACGGCGATTTCTTTCGGAGTATCACCGCGTTTAATCATGTAAACTACATTGCCGGCAGTCTTCTTATCAGAACCTTTGAACTTTAGTTTATCTAATGCTTTAGACTCTTTAATTTCAGCTTCTTCGCTGTTGATGCTTTGGAGTTCTTCTTCTATTGACTCATTCTTACGAAGAAGGAGTTCTCTATTTAGCATTGATATTGTTTTCTTAGCTCGGGTAACTCCTTTAAAAGCTTTAAGTAAGTCTAATATATCTTGTTTGGAAAGTTTGACGAGCTGAGCTGCAGTAGCTTCTTCAATTGATTCTAGTTTAGTCAGTTTCTTCTTAAGCATATCGACATACTTATTACCACCATACATCTTAACCATACGAGCATCTGGATTTTTAATTAGTGCTTTAAGGTCTTTGATTAGAAGTTGCTTTTCAGAAGCTTCATCAAGACTTTCTGCAAACATGTTATATCCACGAACGTCTTCTTCGTCTTGCATTTTCTTTATAAACTTTTCTGCGGAGGTTTGATTTGGAAAAGACTTTTTCATCTTCTTACCATTCCACAGTTCGACTGAAGCGACTACTTTCTTTGCTTCTTCAAGGTCAGTAGATTCTCCGATTGTATCAACCTCAGGTTGTTTTTGAATATAACGAATAATAGGCTTTTCATTTGGAACAATCATACTGAGACCAGATTTGTCAATGCTTGTATCCCACGAACTAAATTTGTTTCTCAGTTTCTTTTTAAGTCTTAACGCGGCTTGCTTAGTTAAAGCTTTAACTACTACACGGCGGCCATCTTTCACACCTATGTTTTCTTCAATACTATTAGATTCTCCTAACACCGCATCAACACTACCACCTGGAACTAGTGCGGGATTGCCTTTCATTTGCTTAATCCCTTTCTTAATAGCTTCGGCTGAGTTACGTGCTTTTACATCCACTGTCTGGCCCTTGAAGAGTTTACCAGCTTTCTTAGTAATAGTTACTGTCCAAAATTTGATTGCTTCATTAACAGATTCGTTGACTTCGTCGTTCATGTCAATTTCCATCTCAGACAATCCCTTCAAGCCGGCTTTCTTACGGAGAATGTTTAGCGCTTTAATTGTTTCTCTTTGCTTTGGTGAACCAGGAATCTGTTTCAGAGCTAGAGTTGTAAGCTTAAGCATGTCTGCGTCATTATGCTCGTCAACTGCATCGACCTCAGCATCGTCTTCGGCTTCGTCGGCTTGGCCATCTGTATAATCTAAGGTGTCTTCTTCGTCTTCGTCTACATCTACAACTCTTTTTAATACAGAGCTTGATTCATAGCTATCGTTATCTTCGCACTTTTGTTTAAGCTCAGCTAAATCGTTTTCATCTTTATACCAGCTTGACTTAACCTCTTCTCCCGTACTCTTCTGTGCTATCAATTGAAATTCTGTTCTTTCTGCTAAATCCCTTTTAAACGCCGCTAAGGCGATAGTCGACTCATAAAGAGAATAGTTAGTTATGTCGATAGGACGCTTTTCTAAAAAGGCTTCTAAAACTGCTTCGGCTTCACTCGGAAATGAAGTCTTTAAAATTTCTAAACGATAATTAATCATAGTGTTTTCCTTTGCTGGTACCCGGGTTCTTTTTCCTTTAGGTGCTTTTCGTGGTGTAAATAAATCAGTTGATGGTATTTTTTTCATGGGTGCACCAGAGAAAAATACTAAAGAGCCATCGTCGTCAAGGGCGGGATAATATTGGTCTGGGCGCTTATCAATATCCATTTTAATACCCAGCTTAACTCGACCGGTGAGTTTACTAGTCGCAACAGCAATATTATGCTTCTTAGATAAAGATTTCTTTCGAAACTTATTACCCAATCTCCATGTCTTTGCTAAATCAACTGCCTGCTTTTTGTTTAACATACTAATCTCTATTTATACGATTTTACCCGCCAAACTCATGGCCAGCTACTCTTTTCATTTGCTTTTTAAATTCTGCGAAGTTAGGCTTAGTTTTATACAGCTTAATACTTATTTCTGCTCTTTCTTTTCCTTTGATTCTCCACTCGTAACCTTTGGCTTTGTGCTCAGGTTTAGTTGTTCGAACTACGCGTCTTTCAAATCCATTCTCCCAAGTCTCGCTCTTCTTTTCTTCTAAATCTTTTTCTTCGGGTACACAATTAGGAACATTCTTATTTCCCTTTTTCTTCATACCTACTTGCTTATAGCCATCCCAACAACCATCTGCTTCGTCTACCTCTTCGCCTGGGGTGTTCTTTTTATATTTTTTCGTTAGCTTATCTGTTCCAAGTTCACCGTAGGTTTCTTTAAATGATTTAGTAGATTCTACTACCCATTCTTGGCCTTTTGGAACATACTTTTGAATCTTTCGTAGAATATCTTTTTCGATATCAGTGTGTTTCATAGGTGGCTTACCTGATTCCTTAACCTTAAAGTATAAAGCATCTTTGAGAAACTGTCCGCCTTTATCGCTCTTTTTCAAATCACTATCTACACCAATCTTATTGAAGGCGAAGGTAATATCTCCGTCCATATATTTCTTTAGGCCTTTGCCCATCTTCACAATATCTAACATTGTTTGTGATGCGCCTCTATGAGTATTTACTAGAATTTCAATTGGTACTACTCTACCTCTTGTCGGATCGGTGTTCTGAGACTTAGCAACTTCTACATCGTTTACTACCCATACGATATGAATATTCTTAGTAGGATAGCTTGCGCCTTGAAGAAGTCTAGTTATGTTGTCTAGCTTTCTTAAATCTTTTAGTGTGACATCGAATATAACATTGGGCTTATCTTCAGGTTGCTTAGTCATTACCGATGTAAAGAATGCTGCCATCTTCTTATTAGGAAGATTCAATTCATCTGCTACTATACTGTGAAGTTTACTTACGTCGCCACTTCTAGTTAAATCGAATTTAGAAAGTTCTTGGCCAGTTTTGTCTTTAACAATCTGAGCAATCTTCGGTGCCTTGAGGACTAATCTCTTTAATTCATCAACATCAAACTTCTTACCTTCCATGCCGATAAGATTGTCAAGTACAAATCCTTTACCGGAACCGGCTCCTCCAGCTAGAATTAGTGCATGACCTGATTTAGGATATGCTTTTTTAGCGAAGGTAATTAGCTTCTCGTCAAGTTGAACATCCTCGACCATTGTGTATCCTAACTTAGGTACATTGTTATATCTTTCAAGCTCTTGTCCACTCGGTGTTTGAATTGATACTCCACCTTTAATCTTTACGATTTTAAGAGAGCTTGCTTTAGAACCGTATTCCTTCTTCAACTCCTTTTTGAGCTGAACCATGGTCATGTATTTAGTTTTTTCACCAAACATCTGTTGATACTTCTTTGTGTGTTTAGATGGTTTGGTTTTTGCAGTAGCATCACCGGGAGCGGGTTCGTATGCCGAATCATCATCGTCGTCTTTAGCTGCGCCTTTCTTAAAATGAGCGTCTCTTTTATCTTTAGTAGACTTGGACATCTCTTTACCTTTAGCATCTTTTCCATAATACTTAGCGGGTTGAGTGCCCTTTTTGTCTTTTACGTCTGGGTCTTGCTTAACTTCTGACAAATCTTGAATCCAATACTTTTTACCGATTGAAGATACAATGTAGTTTGGCTTTCTTTCTGATATAGTTACAATCTTGTTTTCTTTATTATAAACGGTGTCTCCAACATTAAACACTTCGCCTCTAGCATATAATTCTCTTATATCTGATACTTTATCAAGTTGCACGTGTTCTCTAAAGTCGTTAACTTTCTTTAAGCCCATTGCTTTTCTTAATGCATTGAAGAGTTCGGCAGCACCAGAATAACCTTTCGGTAATCCATTTTGAAATAATTTAAAATCGCCATCTGATGCAGCAGTTCTCATCTTAGATGCTGACATGCCAGTTACGCCTTCAGCGTCTGGATCACGTTCTCCAGCCGATACTACATTAATGCCGTTGACGAAATTATAATATCCATGTCTAGCCTTTGTGTCGTTATACTTTTTCAATAAGCTATCAAAGTCTTGCACTCTATCACCACCAACAACCATAGTGATTTTATTATATCCCATATCATAAAGGTCTGAAGCGATGGCTAATGCATTATTGACCTTATTATTCATTACAATACTTCTTGCATGCTTTGGGAACATTTTGCGCATGAAGCGAATCTTATCTTTGTATACTAAAGGATTCTTTTTTGGGTCATTGGACGTGGATGCGTAAATCTTATAGTCTTTACTCTTTGCCACCTTAGCAATTTTGTCCATTAGCTTTTGGTGACCGGTGGTAGGCGGGTTAAATCTGCCGAAAGTAAAAAATACTTCTTTTTCCTTTGCTTCATTAAATTGTTTAAATGACTTCATACTACTATTTATCTTCGTTTGAGGATGCCCTAAATCTCTTCAATCTTTCTTTTTCCGCTTTCTTAACTTTAGGCAAAAGCTTTCGTGCTATCCGGCCGATTGCCGATTGTTTCTTTTTAAGTTTCTTTTCTAATGATTCCCGTTCTGCAAATGATAAGTCGCTCGGGTTTCTGTTCTTTAAAATCTTTTTAGTCAAAATCTTTCTAGCCAGTTTTCTAGCTCGGTTTTCTAGCTTTTCGGGTGTAGCCATTTTCCGCATCGCGAGCTTTTTCTTACGAGCAATTTTCTTAGCCATCCGCCGCATCTTCTGTCCTCGCTTAATTCTTTGAGCGCGAGTAAGAGCTTCGTCGGTTTGTGTGTATTCTTTAAATGATATCATTTTTCCCAACCCTTAATTACGTCTTTTGAAAAGTTATTATAAGAAAACTCTAATCTATCTACAAGCTTAATTGCCCCGCCGCCAATCTTATCAATTGCAACAAACCCTTCTTGGCCCGTAACTTTAAATCCTTGTTTAGTTCTAACAAAAGTATTCATACTCTTAACCTTATCGAGTTTAGATATAATAAGTTCCTTTGCAACCACCAACTGCTTTTGTAGTTCGAACACTAGTTCTAAATTCTTTTTGTTAGAAGCGGAGAAGAACTTAAGTCTTTCGTCTTTCTTCTGAACAACTTTTTCTTTTCCAGCTGCGCTCTTTCTCTTGTCAACCTCTTTAGTGTATCTTTGTTCATACCATTTGAGAAGATTGACAACATGCTTCTTTGAATCTTTAATCTTTTCTCCGGCTCTTACATATGTGTTATTGAATGTTTCGAGTTCTTGAGAAAGACTTGGGTCCTTTTCGATTTGTCTGAGTGTAGAGCCTTGAATCTTTTGGAATATCTTTCCTGCCACTGAAAGAGCTTTGGTAACCTCGTCGGTTTCTTCTTTTGACAATAGAGTACCAGACACATCTTTCAAACCAGCATCGTCAAAGAAGATTGAATCTGACTGCTTAAATGAGCCTGTGGCAACCTTATAAGTTGCTTTCATCGATTCAAAATCACTTCCGTTGTATGTGGTGTGAAAGATAATACCAATTTTAGCTTTATTAATCTTCTTGCCTAAATCAGATTTGACTGGTACTGCGTATACAATCGTGTTTGGTTGAAACGTATAATAGTTTTCCCCATCAATCGTTTCAGTATCTACATCATCAGTAAATAGTAAATCTCCCTGTACTACCCCTTTGATTCCTAACTTACTTAGTTCTGATAAAGCTACTTTGAGTTTGGATGCAAGGTCACCAGATGTATCGGCATCTACGTCTGCATTTGTTTTATAGACTTTAGGATTCTTATTGAAGATTCCTTTCTTAGCCACAAAGAATTTTCCATCGCTTGGGTCGATTCCAGCAAATACTGCAGGAGCACCATCCCATTTAACAGTTACGTCGGTTGTCTTTGAAGATTCTCCGGCTAACATATCTCTCATACCACGAAGAGCAAAGATTGCTTCTCGAGCTCCTTTTACACCACCATATAATACTCGGTCCTCAATATGAGTCATGTGAGTATTCTTACCGGGTGCTGATGCTTCAGCAATATATGATTTGAAATTAATCATGGTTTTAATATTACCTTTGCTTGTTTAATAATACCTTTTGGTCCAACTGATTTTTTTAAATATTTCACTAAAGCTTGAACTGCTTTTTTAAACGCGCCTTTAAAAGTAAAATCTCCATCGTCTAAAACCATATTGCCCATCGCACGAATTGGAACCTTATAGTCAAACTTCCACGTGTCATTGCCTTTAGGTCTTTGACCTCCGTGTTTAGATGACCATTTTAATATATCAATATTAAACGGAATAGAGCCAAAGATTTCTTCTAATTCCCTTTCTTGCAAACTCTGAGCGTGCTCTTTAAAAGTAGTCTGTTCTACCACGTTGAGGTCTTTAAATTTCTTTTGTACTTCTGGGTGCCACTGATATGTCGTATTAAGTTTTCCGGTTACACCCGACTTTGACCTTTGGGTTTTCATTGCAATAGGAATACGCTTGCCGTCTTTAGTTATAGCATATACAAAAATGTTTCTTCCGGTAATCGCGCCAGTCTTCGAGTTCTTAGTAACCTCTTCACCATCACCTGGTTTACCAACATCGAAGTGAGTAATAAAATCGTCGGTAGATTCTATATTAAGTGCAGCTTTGATTTGCTCAGCTTCTACTACAGTACCGCCCATATTTAAATTAAACAGGCCTGGATATTTTCCTACGCCTTCACCATCTTCACCATCGACAACTCCAAGATGGAGCTTATCAATTATATTCTTGCCTTCAAGATAGTCTCCTAACCCTTTAGATTCTCCGTTCGGCAATTTGATTTGCGTTTGATTTAGCTTATCGTTAGTTTCTCTTTGTACGTCTAAGCTTCTTTTCTTAATCTTGCCTAAGTTGACCTTAACATCGTTTTGAGCGCCGACTCTTTGAATCAGCTTAATCATATCCGTCGAAGGCTCTTTGGTTTTATTAGGATCAGCCATGTAATCAATAAATGCTTTAAGCTGCTCTTCTTCACTAGCATCGTCTGCAACCGAAAATCTATTCTTAGTCTTAGTTCCTGTAAAGATTGATTTCTTACCGCCGACAAATCTAGACGCAACTAAAGGGTCTGCTTTTATCTTTTCAATAGCAGCTGTCATATCTACCTTCTGTAGACCTTGCCCTAGTGGTACTCCGACATCTTTAAGTGCAGCTTCAGCTGAGATCAAAGCCTTCTGACCATCTTCGATAATTGCGATGGCTTTAGCTTTTGTTTCTTCTTTAAGTTTTAAGCCAGAAATGACATCTTTCATTTGGTCTGACTCTTTGTTAGGTGTTGAATTGGCTTGGATATCTGATGTCGAAATCTTATCCGAGTGGAATGTTACAACTCCTCGGCCTTTGTTATCAATTGCAATTGAGGAAGTATCGGACGGATTCTCTCCACCACCACTCACTCTTATAAATTCTACTAATTGGGCTCTAGGAATCTCTACACCTTTATTAGTATAAAAAGGACCTGCACTAGCTTTGATTAATTCGACCTGTGCTTCGATTGACTGTGAATGGCCATAGAAATTTCTAATTTTAGCTGGGGGAATAACTTTGCCGTCTTCAGCAAGTGCGTCAATCGCTTTAGTCATTTTCTTATGTTTTTGCATGCCAGACTTGGCAGTAGAACCCATAAGAGCAAATAGCTTTTTATCTAAGCCTTCTCGTTCTCCTCTTTTAAATGTCTCACCGCCTGAGTTCTGTTTACCGAGGGTAGTGTCTTTGACTTGATTGTATAAAGCTCTCTGAAGTTCTTCTTCGGTAATATCTGGTTTAAGTGTAATAATGTTGGACGCTTCACCCGACATAATTTCCTGCATCATCGACCCCGCGTTTCCAGGTGCTGGTTTAAACCCATCTACTTCATTATAGCCAATATCTAATCCTTTCTGCTTAATGGCTCCATCAGAAAATTTGTCATCTCTGTCTCCTAGCTTTCCACGAGAAGGTGCATTTGACGTCGCAGTTGATTTTTTAGAAGGTTGAGCTTTATCAGATGGCGTTGTGTCTGATTTAGGGTCTGCTTTGGCAATTGGTTCTAACCTTTTTCCGTCGTCAGATGCTTTGAAAGACGGTTTATCGCCTTTCTTTTTTCCATATACACCTCGGCCAAAATGGACTAATCCCATTTTCTTGGCTTTGTCTGATGCTTCTGATTCGTGTAACTTAAAACTTTTAATTGACATGCAGTGTTCCCATAAAAATAAAATTGTTAGGTCATTCTAACAATACTATTTATAAGAAAAACTATTTTAAGTGGGGTCGTTTATAAAGCCGCCTCTAATATTTTTATCGTCAATCCATTGGTTAAATAATCCTAGTTCCATACCATACGCTTCGATTTCCCATGGCAATTCCCAATACTTGTCTGTAGTACGATATCGTTTACCATACCACGCTGAATACGAAATTGACTCTGTGTGTGCCAGTTCTTTTCGTGAGAACTGTTTGACATGAACCATCTCGTGAGCTACGGATAGCAGTTTCTTACGAAGTGACATACCTTTGTCGACTTTGATTTCGAATGTATTTAAGTCTTCGGTGTCAATGCAGTTAGCCCAATCGCCTTCTGTATCTCTAAGATTGGTTACTTGTACAATATCAACCTCTAGGTTTTTCTTTCGAGGCATCATCTTGTATACACAATAATAAGCAAGAGACACGATTAGTTCCCGCTCGCGCTTAGGACCGGTGGTTTCTATGGTTATTGCCATTAATAAACGATCTCTTTAGTTTTTAGAACATCTTCTTTAGCGGTCGATTTGAAAAACTCATCGACGTTGTGAGCCTTGTCATCAATCCAAACATCATAGTGTGGTTTGCCAACTTTGAAGCTGCTGTATTTTACACCCCACTTGTCTAACTGATTCTTAGTCAGCTCATGCTTAGCGTGGTAGTTGCCAGTGCTCGAACCTCGAGCTGTGTAATAATTAATTGTGTGACCTTTATCGTGAAGGTCGTTGAAGTATTGGATTCGGTCCATGTAAGGTACCGCACGGGTTTCGTCATTGTCAATTCTCCCGTCTTTGTTGAGGTAGAGCTCAAGAGAACAAATCGTTCCGTCGATGTCTACTATGAATGTTTTTAAGTTATCTGCCATATATTTACCTTTCTAAAATTACGAAATGCCCGAAGTAATTGTCGAACACGTTTATTAAATTATCATAATCACCAGATCGCATCTCTGATAATATTGTGTTTGTGTCAAATCCCAGCTGCTTTCCAAGTCGAGTAGCTGTTCCCATTAGAGCAAATGCATTACCATCTGGTCCTGTCAAATCGATGACGGTTTCTGAGTTTTTAGTTTTTTCCCTTATCATAGTTATATTATACCATATTTTGGCCAAATTGTCTACCGTTTTCTTGATTCACAAGTCCTTGACTGCCAAGAGGTTCATTAAATAGTTTTAAAAATCGTAAAAAACTCATAAGTGGTACAGCCGCAAGGGGTTATGCAGATATCGCTTCGAAGTGAGCTAGAGCCTCTTCTTCGGAGTTCGCTTCATGTCCGTCTTCAAAGACATACTGAACACTATAGTGACTCGAATCGCCTGAACGCAGTGCTTCAGCATTAGGAAATATCCAAGCATGTTTGTAACGCTTTAGTCCTTGCCGCAAGTCTTCGGTTCCGCTATGTCGCTCTCTTACGATGGTGCCATCTTCACAAATGGCCAAATATGTTCTGTCTTGCCAAGGTTCCCAAAGGGTGTTTTCATGCCATTCTGAAAAATCTTCGATGCTAATAATACTCTCTTCTGAGTACTCACTTGAGTACGCAATGGTATTGTTGATTACTCCACTCGAAGTAGAATCGACGGAGCCATAAACCACATAGGTTTCTCCACCCTTGTTCTTCCAGTACTGAGGACATTCCCCAGTGCCATCCCAATCGTGGGAGCCATAGTTTTCGCGATATTGTGTCTGTACGATTTTTTTTGCCATAATTATTTTACTAGGTGTTGTTCTACCGCTCGCAATTGAACATCTGCTCGGATAGAGAAAAAGGTCTTATGTTGAAGGTTTACGTTGTAATCCATAGCGATGTCACGAGTGATTTCGTTATGCTCGCCAGTGCGAGTATTGGTGAGGTCGAATATGTTGCCATATCCTTTGTAGTCGATGATGTAGTTTATTACGTTTTCCATAGTTTAAGCGGGGATTGAGATTACCAAGCCATAGTAAAACATGGCTCCAAATAGTGCTCCCATTAAGGAGGCGATGAGTGTGTCTAGTATTATTTTTTTCATAGTTCCCTTTCTTTCTAATACTATTATACCATATTTGGGCACATTTGTATACTAAAATCTTCGACTAAAAGTCGTTGATAACGAACAGGTTACCGAACATGACTAAAAACTCTTAAAGTTTTTGTATCTGATACAGCCGCAAGGACTTACGCACTTTTCATCTTTGAGAAGTTGTTGACCTTCTCAAACGTCAGTTTATTCTCGAATTTACCGTCCAAAACGTCCGCCTTGTGGGATATAATAAAGGTATTTGTGTCGTCGTCGAGTGTACCTAGTATCTTCAGTAGATTGTCTACGCCATCTGTATCTAGGCTCGAGTCAAATGTCTCGTCCAATATCAGTAGATTTGTGTTGGTTGAGTTCTTCATACGGGCGATCTGTCGCCACGTAAACATTAAAGATAGGTCGATACGAGACTTCTCGCCTTCTGAAAAGCTCGAGTACGAAAAGTCATCTCTGTGTCTAGACCTAATAGTCTCATTGAACGATTCGTCAATATTGAATAGTACAAAGAAGTCTAGAACCTGCAGATACTGGTTAATTAGCTTGTTAATCACCGGCAAGTATTGCTTAATAACTTTTGACTTAATTCCACCATCTCTTAGTAGTTCATCTACTGCCTGTGAGTAACTTAGCAACTCAGTAAATTCGGCATGGTCTTTAGAATGCTGGTTTAATGACTCGTATAGTTTAGTAAGAGACTTTTCGGCATCTGATGTGTCATTAGTTTTACCGAGCTTCTCTTGAAGTGTTTGTACTCTAGATAGCAGGGTTGCGACTTTACCAGCGTTCTCGTTAATATCTTGACCTACATTTCTTATTCGAACCAGCTCTGTCTGAGTCGCATTGAATAGTTCTTCAGTCTTACCAAGCTCTGATCGTAAAGAGTCTTTGCCTTCTGCTAATGCAGTAAGTTTTGTACTAGCCTTTAATAGAGCTGCAGATTTAATTTCGTCAGATATCTGTTGAGTGCAGGTTGGACAGGTTGTATTCTTAGTAAAGAATAGTTGTTCTGCTTTATACCTTTCAGCTTTAGATTGCATTTGCCCTTCAAACTTATTGAGCTCATTCTGCTTGTTTCGCAATCTAGTAATATCGTCTTCAGTCACCTCAGTTATAAGTTGCTCTCTGAGCACCTCATTCTTTTCATTCAATGCTTTGGCTTGGTCATTGAGCTCGGTGATTTCGTCTTCTACTTCTTTGGTCTTAGTATCATCAATCGATTGCAGTTCTTTAATGTGAGATTCTTGAAGTGTGATCTTCTGTCTTTGGAGTTCAATCTGGCTATCACTGTATCCAATCTCATTACGGAGTTTAGTGAGCTTCTCTTTTAGAACATGACTCATCTTTGTAAAGATACCAATGTCAAGCAAGTCTTCTATCACTTCCCGTCTATGGTGAGAAGGTAATTGCATAAATGGTATAAAGTTAGATGAACCAAGTACTACAATCTGGTGGAATGATTTGTGGTTAAGCTTAAGAATATTGTTCTCGAGCACCTTTTGATAATCTCGGGCATGAGATTCTTGGTTGTACATTTCACCATTACGCCATATCTCAAACTTGTTAGGTTTGATTCCTCTTATCACTTTATAGTTAGTAGTGCCAATAGAGAACTCCACTGTCACTTCAGTCTTTTTTTGATTGATACTATTAACTAGCTGTGGTTTGTTAATATTGCGATGAGCCTTCCCAAACAGTGCGAACGACAAAGCATCTAACATTGTAGATTTTCCAGAGCCATTTGCTCCTACTACCAATGTGGTTTTATGACCTGATAGATGTACTTTAGTTGCTTTATCACCGGACGAGAGAAAGTTCTTGTACTCGATAGATTCAAATTTAATCATATAGCTTCTATTTCTAATGCTTCCGTATGAAGCTCACTTAGAATGGTTTTCAATTTTCTTTTACTTAATTTGGATTCAATAGCATCGACATATGTGTTGAGCAATGATTGAGTATCTTCAAGATTGATTTCTTCATCGGCGATGGTCTCTGCTGATAAGTCTCCAAAGTTTTCTACAATCTTCAAGTCTGTTGGATTAAGAGCTTGTACTCTATCTACATATTTATCAAACTCGTACGCGTTAGTTTTTTCCGATACGATAATCTTTACATACTTACCATGTACATCGGTGTAATCTGATTGTTCGTCATCAGAGTAATATAGCTTACGGAACAGTGTGTATGGATTCCTCACCGGAGTCATCTCGCGGGTTTCAGTGTCAAAGATGTGGAAGTACTTTGGGTCGTGTGCATCAGACCAAGTCAGCTCAACTTGAGTACCAAGATACGTAACGTTACTTTGACTTGACTTTGTGTGATAATGACCAGAATACACCGAATCAAATCGATTGAAGATTTCTGTACCCATACCATGTGAAGTGATATTGGTGTTAGCCATAAACTTAAACCCAGCTAGTTCGAAGTGGCCCATTAGAATTTGAGACTTGGTATTCTGAATAAAGTCCATACATTCTTTTTCATTCTCGGGGCATAGCCATGGTACTAAACCAATAGTAGTATCTTCAACCTCTAAGTCAGTCGGCTCCATGTGTATCTTAACACAATCGGTGTAGTGACCAAGGAGTTCTTTTAAAGAACAAAGGTCGTTAGTATTTTTATAATACACATCATGGTTACCAGGAACAATAGACATATTGATACCTTTAGACCTAATAACGTCAAGGAACATATGTCGATTTCGTTCAAGAGCTTTAAAATTAACAAATCTTCTATGGTCATAATAATCTCCTAAATGCAATATTTCTGTTATACCGTGTTCTTCTAGATACGGAAAGAATACCTTTGAGTAAAAGTCTTCTGCATTATCTAAGAACACATCACTGCCGTTCTTGACACCACAATGAGTGTCATTAATTATTGCTAGCTTCATTATTTAGTTTTACGCTTTTTGCGAGTGCTAAGACCGTGTTCATTAGCCCAGTCTCTTAAAGATTGGTCTTTGACCTTAACCGCATCAATTCGATTTTTAATTCTTTCGACAATGCTGTCACCCATATAACCACTATCACCTACATCCGCGAACGCTTCCATTCCAGAGTTTTCAATCCACTTCATCTTGATTTCCTGTTGTTTCTTCTCCTTAGCTATACGCCGCAGGAATGCGAAGTAGGATATCTGAGTGAAATACGCAAAGGCATTAGGTTTACCTGTTCGTGTTGCTGCTTCGATGTTATAGTTATTAATAGCCTTAATACAATTCTCTACTGCATCCATTACCATTTCATCACGATAGGTGTATCGAACGAAGTTTGGTTTGTGTGATAGGCCTTCACAAATCTTTAGAAAACACGAGCCTATGTACTCAGGTATCTTTGGTTCTGTAGTTTCATTTTTAATAGCTTCGTTTGTCGCTCTCACGTGTTCTACAACCGCTTCAGAAAAATCTCTGTTATTCACATAATGAGGTTTCTGTTTGGGTTTTAATTTCTCATTTTTCATATATATAATATACACTGTTTTAAGGCAAATGTAAAACCTTTTTTTCTTTATCTTTGATTAAAAAATGCACTGTTTATCTTGACGCTTGCTGCCAGTTTTGGTATAATGATTAAATCAATTATCAAAAGAATCCGTATCATCTCGCTTAGGTCCTTCGACCGGCTTCCATTCCATTCTATTCCTCCAAGGAGAGAGAATGTCTTCATCCTCTGTTGAATCTTTAGGTTCAAGACCATCTATTAATGATTGAAGAAACTCAAAAGGATTTGGTGTTACTTTACCATCTTCTTCTGTATCATCGTCATCAATTAACTCATCGTCTTCTTCTAGTCTATTCCGAATAAGTACTTTTGAGTAAAACTTTTTCATCTTAAACGTAGCTTCATGATATGTTATGATATTGTGCTGATCAATGAATACCTCAGTCGCGTCACAACCAAATAACCATTCATGCATACCTATTTGAGCTACGCCTCTACTAGTTTCAAGATCGATTGAATAAGGCTGCGATAGAATAAATGGTAATTCTTCTTCTGGTGGTTCTTCTACTATCCTTGCTATGATAGTCTCGCCAGTTATTAATTTAAAAACTGTAACGGGTAAAGAATCTAGGTATTCGTTTAATTCGTCGCTCATTGTAAGTCCTTTTTATTATAAATAGAGTTATAATTAACCCCACATAAGTATTTATAAGATGTCAACCGTAGCAAATTTCAATATAGACCAAGGGTCGAGCTTTAGTACAACTATTAATATCGAGACTACTTCAGCCGGAGTCTTTGAGCTAGACACATATTCTGCCCGAGGCAAGATAAGAAAATCCTATAAAAGTTCTTCTTACGTGTCATTTGGATGTTCTATCAGTAATAATTCACCAGCACAAGATACCATTACAGCGTCATTAACATCAGCGCAAACAAAATCAATGAAGCCTGGTAGGTACGTATATGACATAGAAGTCTATAACACTAATAGCGACGTGATAAGAATTGTAGAGGGCCAAGTGGAGGTGCTGGCTTCGGTGACTCAATCGAATCCATTATCTGAAGGCATAGAATTTAAGTACACCGAAGAGAACTACGTATCACACAGTATGTATCACCCAACGACTGGTGCAGAAGCTGTTGTAGCTACATATGCAGACCATCTAACATATATGGCACAAGGATATGTTCATGTATATCCAATTGGTGGTGGAGGAACCGCCGCAGAAAATTCACAGAGTGCTAGTGATACGGTCACATCAAGCGCTGCAGAATCCGCCAATGACACAACATCTAATTCACCCGGCGATTCTGGCGGAGAAACGAGCAACTATTATTAAGTAGCACTATGGCAGATATAAAAGCGACACTGACGAGTAATAATACATCTTTAACGGCTTCCATAAACCAAGATACACGGATAATTGCAAAGTCTTTTACTAATGAATCAAGGGCTGCAATATTCGCAGATGCTAGTTTAACTGGAGTTCCTACTGCACCGACAGCAATAGCTGGAACAAATACTACTCAAATAGCTACTACAGAGTTTGTTACTAGCGCGGTTCAAGGCGAAGACACCATCGCTGAAATGAATGATGTTACACTAACTTCACTGGCCGATGGCGAAGTGTTAGTTTCAAGTTCAGGCAATTTTATAAATCAAACTTTAGCTGACGCAGGCATAAATGCAATAACTTTAACAACTGCCGCTCAACCAAATATTACGAGTGTTGGTACATTAACATCAGCCACAATATCTGGTGACTTAACAGTTGATACCGATACCTTAAAAGTAGATTCGACTAATAATCGAGTTGGTATAAATGTTGCTGTACCAGCCGGTGATTTACATGTTGTAGGAGAAACTGGAACAGCAGGAAGAATTTATCTGTCTGATGTAGATAACGGTATAGAAACTGTTAATTCTTTATTGATAACTAAATCAGGCACAAACGCTTATATATACAATAGAGATGGCGGAAATTTGGGACTTGGGTCTAATGACGATATCGATGCGGTAATAATTAAATCAGATGGCAATGTTGGTATAGGAACTACAACACCATCTGTAAAATTAGAAGTAGTTGGCAATGTCATTGCTGCAACACCAACCGCAGATACACACTTAACCACGAAGCTGTATGTCGATACTCAAGTTGCGGGTGTAGTTAATTCTGCTCCTGCGGCATTAGATACTTTAAATGAATTAGCAGCGGCTTTAGGTGACGACGCCAGTTTTGCTACTACGACTGCTACATCTATTGGTGAAAAATTAGCTAAGGCAAATAACTTATCAGATTTAAATAATGTTGCTACCGCAAGAACTAATTTGGGACTAGGCACTGCAGCAACTACTGATTCAACTGCTTATGCTCCAGCGGCGGGTTCTTCTAGCATTACAACTGTTGGCACATTAACTTCATTAACAGTTACTGGACAAATTGAATTAACAAGTGGTGCGGTGTTATCTAGTCATGGTAATTTTAATATTGTAACCGGAACATGCCAAACTGCGGCTCAACCAAATATTACAAGTGTTGGAACATTAACAGGTTTAAGTGTAAGTGGCAATGTTGGCATAGGAACAACGAGTCCTCAAGGACATCTTGATATAAATACTGAAAATGCAGAAGCGACAGAAGTGTTTATTAATGGAGAAGCAAACCAGAGCAAGTATCTTAAAATAAGACAATATGAAGCATCAGAGGCGGGCCTGGGCAACAATTTAGTATATATAGCTTCTAAAGTTACTGGGGTAGGTGTACTTGGCTCTATTTCGGCTGCTGGCGCAGAAACGGATGCACTTCATTGGGACGAAAATGGCAATGTTGGTATAGGAACAACGAGTCCAGCTAAGAATTTACATATAACACACTCGTCAGCACCTACTATAAGATTTGCAAGAGATTTATCATATTACTGGGATATCGGCCATACTGGTAGTGATTTTCAATTTACGTCTCAAACCCCAGGGGTTGTAATGCATATGAATCATGATGGTAACATTGGTATTGCAACAACTGACCCACAAACAAAACTTCACGTTAACGAAGGAATCATTCTTGCCGATGGTTCATCTACAAATCACGGTTTTGAATTAAGAAGAGACAGTTTTGATACTTTTCAAATGCGGCATTTGGGTGGTAATTTTACTATAAGAAATTTTACTGATAATCGCACTGACTTATCTATTGACGGGGCTGGCAATGTTGGTATAGGAACAGCAACACCGAGTGAAGCATTAGATGTTAATGGTAATATTAAAGCAAGTGGAAGTATAACTGGCAATAGTCTAACGTTAATAGATGGTCCGACATTAACTGCAGGATCGACTTCATTTTTAACAGTCACAACTGATCATGGTTATGTAGCGGTTGGTCCTGCAAATACATCCTTTTCTCATTTTTCAACCGATAGAGCAAAATTTTACTTTAATAAGCAAATTATTGTTGACGAAGGTATAGTAAGCGCTTATAACGAACATGATTTAATACTTACTACAGGTTCATCACCTACTACATCAAGTACAGGTGTATTCATTAAGAACAGTACGCACGAAGTTGGTATTAACAACAACGCGCCGACTGAAGCATTAGATGTTACAGGAAATATTAAAGCAAGTGGAAGTATAACTGGTGCGAACTTAGTTGCTACATCAACCGGTATTAAATTTTCTGATTACACATCTACATCAGTTGGAACGGCAACTACATCAATTGATCCAAACCAAAGTAATATTCCAGCTGATGGAGCTGGAAATGATACTACAACTGATTTAGCTGTAGATCAAACAGGTAACGTAGTAAGAACGACTCAAGAGGCAACCTGGACTTTTTCAAGAGCTGAAATTGATGGTTTAGCGGCTGGTACTGCCGGCGCTGCTACACTTATCAATGCGCCTGGTACAGATAAATTTGTTATAATAGAAAAAGCTACATTTTTGTTAAACTATGCTTATAATGGCGGGACGATGAATAGTGGACAGAGCTATGCGGTCGTCCAAGATGGTAACGCGTCTGATATTATCGCTGTAATGCCCGCGTTAAGAGTACTCAATATTACAAAAAGTGGCCAAAGTGCATCAAGCAGTGATACGTATGGAATATTTGAACACGATACTGGCTATTCTACTTTAAATAGAACCTACAAACCAAACAAAGCAACGATATTTAGAAAAGCAAGTTCTAGTACACTCGCTACAGCCGTCACCTCAATGACTATTAAAATAAGATATAGAGTTTACGATGTAGCATCGTTTTAAACAATACTACATAGGTACTGGGTGAGTTTTAAAGTCTAACTCTTCTTTTTCATAGATACCGATTCGTTCTATTCCGTGACCAAGAGTATAGTTCTTTCTAGTCTTCCAACTAAAGTCATCACATATATCGTATACCTTAGCAGGTTGCCCGCTTTCTGACTTTCTTAGTGAACGACCAATAGATTGAAGAACTCTTACCTGGCTCTTCGTAGGAGCAGCGAATACCATATTGTGAAGATTCTTTATGTTGATACCAGTTGAGAACGTTCCAAGTGAAGCTACAATAATAGCATCCTTTTCTTTTTCTACTAAGGTTCTGATTTCTTCTCTGTCAATAGCTCCAACTTCACCCGACACATAGAATACTTTTCTATCAATCTTGGCTGCATCTCTAATCAATTTAAATAATGGTTTGCCGTGTTTCTCTACAAGATTGAATAGAACTAAGGTGTTACCCTTTTGAGCTATCGCAAGATTCTTAATAAAGTTATTTCTTTTTTCGTGAGCTACTATGTATTGTACTTCTTCTTGGTATGTCTTTTTGCCAAAAGCTTTTTTCTCAGCATCTGGATATTGCATATGTAGTACATCGATAGACAGCGCAGAAAGAGTTTCTGATTCGATTAGCTTCTTCGTAGACGTCACATTAAAGGTAGGACCAAAGGCACCTTCTAATACAAGCTTATGCACTTTAGTTCCATCAAGAGTTCCCGTGGTTCCTATTCTTAACCACGCATTTCTTAGATGGCCCATTATAGTAGTTAATGATTTGGCTTTAAACAGGTGAGCCTCATCTCCCACAACCATTTCGTAATCTTCAAACCAATTGCGTGGCATCTTAAAGACTGATTGCCAGGTAGTGATTACAACTCTTTGGGGAAACGAATCTTTTTCTTTTCCTGCATATATCTTATGGACTTGATCGGCCTCGAAGGTATCGTCATTAGAGGCATAGTCAGCAAAGTCTTTCCATAGTTGTTCTACAAGAGAAGTCGTTGGAACTACAATCAGAGCATTCTTATTGGAAGCTTCGAGATACCAACGAAGTATCATATAAATCATAAGAGACTTACCAGAACCTGTAGGAGAAACCAAAAGAGAGCGTCTAAACTTTAACGCATGATTAATTGCTACAGATTGATAATCACGCAGACTGATAGGATTCCCGCTATTAGATAGGCTAAGTTCAGGTATATTACAATTTTCAGTATTCGCTTGTTGTATTTCATTAAGTATTTCGTATCCTCGTTGTGCTGCAAATTTCTCTACGTGGTATAGTAAACCACTAGGAAGTGTGTTATTGCGGGTATCATATAGTCTTATCTTACCGTCCCACAGTTTATTACGGTATGAAGGTACAAATTTATATCCAGGTACATAGAAAGTAAAGAACTCACTTAGTTCCATTACGATACCAGAATCATTTGATTTTACGATAATATCAACTTCATCATTTTTGGTTATAACGATGTCACTCATAGTAGTTATTTATACTACCCGCCAGCTGAAAATCTGCGCCAATCAATTACGTTCTTAATCGTAGAGTGTCTCCAACGAATCACATTCATTATTTCTTCTAGTGTATCAACTAGCGTTTGTTGGTATTCTATCTTAGCAACCAACTCTTGAATGTGTGGGTCTGAATCATAGTAATAATCCATATCACCTTTAAGTGGTTTAGTTCCACCCTTATACGGATCGTAGTCCCAACCCTTTGAATCCATATCTTCTTTAGTCATCTTGCCTGTATAATATAACCACTTGTCTTTTTTAAGTGAAGCAATCTTTAGATTCAATCTCTTAAGTTGTAGTTTAGACACAGTTAATATTTCAAGATACTTCGAATGAAGCTTTGGTGTATCAGTAGAAGACTTGTCCAAATCGATATCATCAATCGGAGCATCTTTCTTCCACATTTCTAGTATTTGCTCAATAGTCATTTAGTCTTAGCATAGCAGAATGCAATAAATACTGCAACGGCTAGCGCAATTATCATTTCAATATCATTTTCCATAGTATTATTTATAATTTTTGTTAAAGGGTAACTAAGATAAGAGATTTGTCACTATTGTGGTCTTTAAAGAAATCTTCGTTAATAGTTGCTGAAGCGTGTAGGTTGAATGGCTCAGCTGACATATTTAATTTTCTCCACCCAGCCTTTCTTAAATCTAAATTAACTCGCGTATTAGGAAAAGATGTAACGAGAAGATATTTTGCACCAGCTCTTTTGATATTTGCGATAGCCGTAGAAACGTCGTGGTTTGATAAATGTACAAAGCAATCACGAACCAACACTAGATCGACCGTCGGAAGAGTGTCTGATATAACATTAAGACATCTAAAGTCTATGTCTTTATACGTAATGCGATTCTGTTCTATCAAAGGTTCTACGATATCTGCACCAATATAATCGCATGCTAAATCAATCTCTTTCATGTAATTGAAGTCGCCACAGGGAATATCCAACATAGACTTGATTTCCCATGTCTTTATTAAAGTTGGAATTTTATTTACAATAGTTTTAGTTTGCGCGAGTTCGCTTCCTTTGCCGCTTCTACTCTCATTGCTCTGCCAGCGATTAGTTCTGTAAATTTTAGTGAATTCTTCTTTCAAATCTCTAGACATAATATATACTATAACACAAAGTGCGCTATTTGTAAAGACAATTATCTAATAAACTCGAACCGGTTATACCTAAAGGTTACCGAACACGTTACATATTCAACTGAAGTATCTTGAGTTGTAAAACTTAAGTCTCCCAATGAAGTAGGAAATGTATCAACAAATCGTATTTGTTTATTGATTGTGGCTTTATTAGTTTGAATAGATAGCGTAATATCTTTTAGCTTTTCTTCGTGGTTAAAGCTAGTCTTTTTAGTTGTGCTTACATTATGGTCAGCATTCTTTTTAATCCAACTCTGTATTTCGATATAGTTTTGCATCTCTTCATCGACAATGAAAGTAATATCAAATGTACCGTACTCTAGGGTGTCACCTGGAAAATACGAGTTTCTATTACCATATCCCTGCAATATTTCAGAAGCCGATAACGCTGGTACATTCGCCGCTGTACAGAAGAACTGTACATTAGCAAATTCTTTTGAGTCGATAGTCACCTTAAAATTGCCAGGTGAAAGCATGTTTAAATTGTCTGTTAGATTACTCATATATCTATTTATACAAAAAAGGAGGCCCCGTTAGGAGCCCCCTTAAAAGAATCTTTAGTTTTCGTAAAGATTACAGACCTGCAACGTTGAACTTCGCGAAGTACGGATTTGCACCCGGTGCGAAAGGACTGTCGTTCTTACCTGCTGTGTATGCTTGAGCAAACGGATTTGCTGTCATGCCATAACGAGTCTTGAACGCGATACGTGGCTGGAAGTCTTCCTCGCCTACAGCCTTCACCATTGTGAGTGGGACGTATGGGCAATAGAATAGACCGGCATCGTAAGGAGAAGCTCCACGATATCCAACAACCACTGTTTCAGTAGCTGCATAAGGGTCTACATAGACTTTAAGCGAACCGTTAAGTGTACCAGCAAATGTGGATACTTGAGCGTCAATGTTAAGACCATTCTTCTCAAGAGCTTCACCATACTGGAGGTATCCAGATGCGGCAAGAGCTGAACCAATATTTGGGGATACGATAACGAAGTTACCTTTACCACGACGAGTTGCAACACCAATTGCATTAGCAGTTTTATCGATTTGATATGCTAGTGCTTGGAACTTCTCTTGAGCCCAACGAGCGCCAAGATTGTCATTAGCTGTATCGCCATCGAATCCGGTACCTGGTGAACCAACAGCAGTATCGATCGCATCAGACTTGATTCTGTCAATCATCTCACGATTGATTTCCGAAAGGATTTCAGTTGAGAGGATATTAGCAAGTTCAGCTTCAGCATCAAGACCATGAATTGCTTTAAGGTCTTGTGCAAGTTCCATTGTGTAACCAGCTTTAAGAGCACGAGTCTTAGCTTCAACGCTAGACTTGCGAATCTCGAAGCCCATTGCATTCATCTTAGTGCCATCAGAGGCAGTAGAGATAAGAGCTTCACCATCAGCAGTTGAATGACCAGTACCTGGAGAATCACCAGAGAAAGCAGTTTCTGCTTCATCGAATAGCGCTTCAGCACCAGATGTTACACCAGTAGCTGTATTAGCTTTGTACTGAGATACCATAGAGAATACAAGACCAGTTGGTCCACTCATTGGCTGAACACCAGCTACGTCATACGCAATAAGCGATGGCATAGCACGACGTACAAGAGCAATCAATACTGGGTCGAAGTTCTGTGCAGAACCGGCAACTGTATCGTTAGTTTCATTGATTTGAAAACTAGAGTGCGATGCGGTTTCGCGCAGAGCTTTTTCTTGATTTTCAAGCAAAACGGCAGTAACCGCTTTACGATATGAGTCCTTAATTGGGGCGCAATCGCCATGTTCCAATAGAGGAGCCCACTTCTTTTGAGCATTTTCTGAATTAAACATTTTTAATAATTCCTTTTCTATTTGTTGTTAGTTTAGTTAAATGTGACTATGGGTTAAAATGCTTCGCTATTTAATTTAGCGGTAGCATTGACATACCGACTCATTAGAGGTGAAAGTCCATCACTTTCTTCTTTCACTTCTTCTACCATGACTTCGGTTTTTGTATTTTTGTTTTCAGATTTTACGGTTTCTGCAACTGTACTTTTCTTCGAGAAATAAGATTCACGAACGATTTTAGCTTTCTTGGAGAACGCCTCGGCCGATTCAAATACGATATCTTTAGTAAGTTCTTTGAACTTAGCAACATCAGTATCGGCTAGACCTTCAGATAGTTCAGTGACAAGAGAAGCTTTCTTCAAAACAATTACTTCTTCAGCAAGTGCATTGATTGTTTCTTCTTTTGATTCAACATCTTCGGTTAGTTCTGCATTTTGTTGAGCTACTTCGTCGAACATATCTGTCTTACCTTCTGGCATTTCGATATAATGTTCGATGAATGTGGATTTAAGAGAAGACATAAAGCCTTCTGCAATATCCGAGCGAAGAGTATTAGTAACAGCAACTTCGTTCTTCTCAATCCATTGTTCAGCTACATAAGTTAAGTAGCTGTCAATCTTATCGATAAGACCTTCATGAAGTTCATTAACTTCTTCAGATACATAATCAGCATAAGATTCTTCGATCGATTGTACGTGTTCTCTGACCTTTGAGGTTACAGCAGCTTCAAAAATAGTCGAGGCTTTAGTCTTGAATTCTTCAGTTAAAGAATCGTCTTCAGCACAGAGTGCGTCTAAGTCTTCTTTCATTGAACCATAACTAGCTTCGATTTTTTTCATTGCATGAGCTGTAGCTGCAGCGGTGATTGTTTTAGAGATTTGGTTAATAGCAGAATCAACATCATCGCTCGGCTCTTCTGAACCTTCGATTCCGTCGTCTTCTTCTGACTCCTCTACCTCTTCTATATCGTCGTCGCCATCGTCGTCTTCGTCTTCATCGCCATCGTCGTCACCGACAACTTCGTCTTCAACTTCGTCTTCCATGTCGTCTTCTGCATCATCTGCTTCAACTTCTACTTCATCAGTATCAACTTCGTCTTCGTCTTCGTCTTCTTGCTCTTCTTCGCCATCTTCGTCTTCTGCAACTTCATCTTCAGATACTTCGGCAGAACCTTCGATTCCGTCTTCTTCTTCAGTTTCAGTTACGTCTTCTTCTTCTTTCTCAGTTTCAGTGTCATCACCTTCTTCTGAGTCTTCAGCACCTTGATCTTCATCTTCGCCCCATACTTTAAAGACTGCAGCCTCTTCAACAGCTTCTTCAGTAGTTTCTTCAACCACTGTTTCTGCTGCTTTGGATTCTACCTCTTCATTCTCTAGGAGTTCGGACTCAAGGCCACCGATACCAGAAATGGTTTCTAGTATTGATTTTTGTTCTTTTTGATTTTTGGCCATAATTATTTTTCCTATATTTTTAGAGTTTGGAGAGGAAATCCTTAAACACCTGTTCTTGTACAGAAGCTAGTTCTGCGGAAGAGGCTTTACGAATTTCAGTCTCATATTTTTCAAGTTGCTGAGCTTTCAATATTCCATTATCCCATATCCACTCTACGCCTTCCATAATGCCATCTACGAAAGCACCTTGGGCTGAGGGGTCTTGGACAATGTCTACTGTAGAGAGTATGTAGTCACTATTGACATACGTAGCTCCCTGTTTATTCTCAACTGTTCCCATACCACGGCTAGAGACGCCAAGCTTAACTCCACCTTCAATAAGACCTTCAACGATCTTACCCATAGGGGTGTTAAGAATTTGCGCCTTTCCAACAACATCATCACCATTAAATTTTAATTCGGTGATTTTGTGTGAAACTTTATCGAGGTTAATTTGTGGACCTTCTGGGTGGTCTAACTCTCCCACCGCACGTCCTTGACTAACCTGTTCGGTGACGTATTTTTCAACGGCATCGAATAAAATGTCTTTAGGATAGACTCGGCCATTTCTATTTTTCTTTGCAGCCTGCATAAAGATACCTTCAATGAAAGTATGTTTTTTGCCATCCTTTTCTTCTGTAAGATAATTTAAATTATCGTAATGTTCTGTTATTAATCTCATCGTTCTTGTGCTTGATTAAAAATGTTAGCCGATACCGCTACTCTTTTAACACTAAGCGCTTCGCTCTTTTTAGAGTTCAATGCTTTTTCAAAAGACTTAGTAGCGCCTTCGGTGTCGCCCTTATACAAAGAGCCCAATAAATTATTTATTTCTTTCATGTTTTTACTTTTTTCAGTATACATATATTTATACGTTTAGTGATTTCAACCGTGTGTATTTAGTTGTGTCTTTTATTTTAGAATATCTGATTCTAATGAGCCTGATTCACTACCAAGCTCATTTTCTAATTCGCCGCGAACAGCTTCAGTGTCAGAAATCAGATCATCAATCGCCTCATCGCCTTGGCCTTCGTCTTCTGCTTTTTCATCGGCAATTTGTTTATCGATCATGTCAATCTCTTGATCATCCTGTCCTAAGATTTTCTTACGAGCCCATTCTTTTGAATAATATCCTTGCTCAACAAGAGACTCAGCCTGTGACATCATATCAAATCTATCTCGCATAATTTCAAACTCTTTTAGTTCAGCAAAATAGTTATCTTTTAAGAAGTCAACATAAATACTTTCCGAAATACCTTGCCAGTCATCTTCATTAATAACTCCCTTTAGAATCAGTTGTGTTCTTAGAGCATCAATTAATAAGCTAGAGAATCTTTTTCTAAGCCTCTGGATAAACTTATTAAATTTAACCTCTTCTCTATTGATTTCTGTAGCTCTTCCTACCTGAAAACCGCTTTCAGCATCAAGGCGACTTAATGGTACATTCAATGACTTGTATAGTTTCTTTTGGAAAAACAAAATATCATCAATTTGGCCAAGGTTTTCGCCGCCAGGCAATGTTGTAATTTCTGTGCCTCTACCACCTTCTCGTCTTGGCAAGAAGAAATCTTCAAGCATTGATTTATGACGTCTGTCATCTCTAACCTCACCAGATGACGCATCATACACAATTTTATTACGATACTGAGACATCATGTTTCTTACATACTCTTCAGCTTTACCCTTTGGCAAATTGCCAACATCAATATAAAAGATTCTCCGTTCAGGCGCTCTTGATATACGATATATAACCAACGCGTCTTCAAGCATTCTAAGCTGATTAATAATCTTAATTGACTTATGAAGGTGTGACAGTACTTTAGACCGAGAAGAATCCATTAAACCACTGGTCTGGTATAATATAGCTTCTGGTGCAACCTTAATTCCACTAATAGTATCAGCTGAAGCTGAAGACGATATGTGATTAGTAGTAGCGTCTTCGCTGTATACAAAGTATTCTTCAGCATTTTCTTCAACCGTTACTCCAGTTAGCTTATCGACTTCTTTTTTGACTTCTCTGACTTTCCGCATATTAACGGGGTCGACATATCGCAAATCCTTTATACCTTCTTTAGGGTTGTTACTATCGATTACAATATGAAAATAAATTCTTCCATCGACATACCATTTTCTAAAATAGTCAGAGCCAAATTCTTGTATTTTAAATAAATTACAAACCGTGTCAAATTCATTTAAAATCTTTCTTTTGAGCTCTTCTTCAAATTCTAAGTCATCTAAATTAAGCGACATTGGTGTTCCAACATTACTCGCGGTTATAGCTTCATTAATAATATCGTCGATAGCATTATCCGTTTCTGGCTGTTCTGCTGCAGCGCGATATTTAAAAATCATCTCACGGTCAGTATTGCCACCGTCCATTCCATCAATATCATAATATTGTCCGAAATATCCACCTGCGGATACTGTAGTTACGCCTTCGTCTGACACCGGAGGTACAAAAGACTTTATATTAGACTCCTGCTCTTCAGTCTCGTCTTCACCACGATTGATACGTCTTTTTATTTCAAATCCGAATAATTCCATAATACTATTTATATGTTTTACTCGCTCAAGTACACAAGAAAAAACTCCTCTTTTTCAAGAGGAGTTTTGTAACTTAACTTCTTAACTTAATTAAGAGGTTGTATTAGATTCCCAGTACTGATAGTTGATTTCAACTGTGAATTCTTCGATCTGGTCGTTTGTATCATAGCTCAATTCAATTTGAGAAACGTTGGTTGGAAAAGCACCGCGAATTTTATATTCTTTCGTTACTGATCCATCTTTACCTAGTTGCTCAACAATCATGTCAGCTTGATAGTCGGTTGGATTTTGAAGGCCCGTGTTATTCACGTGCTCATTGATTCCGTTCATCCAAGTTTCAAACGCGTTGCGAACCTTCATTTCACTATCGTTAATGATAGTAATAGTCCAAGGTTCGAATGTCCTATCACCAGCAATCTTCAACTGACGACCACGGAATGGTACGTCAATATTCGCGATTGTAGATGAAGGCAATCCAGCGCCTTTAACCATAAATGAGGTGAACTCACTGTCTCCACCAGCATAAGCAGGGAAGTTAATTGTAGCTTTGAACAGATTTGGGCGTGCACCCCCACCTGTCAATTTTGCTTTGAAGTCGTCTACTCCTAAAATAGCCATTGTATTTTTCCTTTCTTATGTTAGCCGCCTACTACTTCAGAGAACTCGACTCCTGTACGTGTTGCCACGAAGTTGAGCGTAATGAAGTTGATAGAACGTGCGGGTTTAATATAAATATCTGCAACGAAACGATTGGTATCAATCACCTGTCCAGTGTTATTTGTTTCATCACAGACGACTAAAAAGTCTGTAACTCCACGTCGACCTTTAACATCTCTCAAGAATGGTTCCACTAGATTGCGGAATTGAGCGCGAGTAAACTCGTCATTCAATTCGAATAGTGAGAACTTAGATGCAGTAGAAATCGCTTTTTCGAGAACGATAAACAATCTACGAACATTAATTCTGTCGAATGCTGAAGCTTTGACTTGACCAGTCTTGTCTCCAAATAGTAAGATGCCATTACCAGGGAAAGAACAAATCGGATTGACTTGAGCTTTATAGAGGCCATCTCTTGAACTTTGATTTGGATTAAATGCTAACTTAGTAACGCCTAATAGATTACCACGATTATATCCTGCTGGTGAGAACCAAGGGTCATTTGTACCATCTGTCCTCGCACAAAGTCCGGCCATGTGACCAGAAGCTGCGATATATTCATAATTATCGGCGTATTTATTATAGACATATATTGGAGAACTATCCATAAATGCATAGCTATTCATATTTGTCAACGCAGTTCGTTTTGCCAATACTCGTTTCAGTTTGTCTGCTTCTGTAGTTGCATTTTCAACTGCATCTGCATCGGCTGCTGTAGATGCATCTCCTACACCAACATTTGGTGAGACGAAAGCAACACAATCTTTACGAGTTGATGCACATTGAATAAGGTCATTGTCAATCGTGATTTGAGAATCGCCATCGACTAGTCCTGCACCTGCCATCAATAGATTTACATCTACAGTATCTGCATCTTCGAATAAATCAATAGCAGCTAGATATCCAGAGCTAGATACATCGCCGTCTTGACCATTTGACAAACGGTCTACATAAAGACCATCTGCAAAGTAACCCGAATCGTCTGTACCTAAATCAGATGTAGTGTCTGTATCTGCATTACCATCAATTGCTGCTGTAGCATTACCAATAGTTCCATCAGCTCCAGTGAATAGTCCATCGGTAGCGTCACCGATTTTATTAACAAACACATATTGTGAACTTTGATTGATTACATCATAATAGTAATTCGAGCTACCGTCAGCTTCTTTAGAGTCTGATAGTAGAGAAAGACTTTGATATTTCTCAACAACGTTATTAGGTGTGCCTGTTACTAAACCATCCTCATCAATGATAAGAACATGAATTTCATCTGCCAGCGGGGTAGATGTTCCACTAATATCTTTAGTATTGAGTGAACCTGCAGCTGCATCGAAGTTTGCTTGAACTGTAGCTAAATCCAAATTAATTGGAGTATCACTACCAGCGGTGTATGCATTAGTTCCGTGAGATATAATAACCTTCAATGAGTTACCATATTCGCCGGGACAACGCGAAACGAAAGTCACGCCTTTATTGATTGCTGTTTGTTTGGCATAAAAATCTGTTAGATTTTTAATTTGCGTTTTATAATTGGCTTGAATCAGATCGCTTCCTCTGTTACCAGCTGTTGCTGATATCGTGTCGGATGACGCGACTGTGTCACCAGTGCTAAGGGGCGTTACTGCCCTAGAGACTTTTAAGGTATTCCCGTATTTTAAAAAACCAGCAGCTTGTAAGAAAGACTTACTTACTGTGGCATCGGGTTTACCGAAAACCTCTGATAGGTCGTTTTCGGAACTAATGTTAATTAGTTCATCAACTGGACCCCATTTGAACTCTCCTGCAAATCCGCCGATCGATGTCGACAAAGCAGGAATTACGTTCGTTAAGTCGATTTCTTTTACCTCGACTCCGGGTGATACTAAGAATCCCATAATTGTTTCCTCTTGTTTTCAGTTAATTAATAAGTGTTATCATTGCAAGTTTATTTCAATATCTCTATTTATAATACTACAAATCTCTCCAAGCACGCTGCTCATCAAGCATGTCGCTGTAATCATTGTTCGTGCTGGCATTATTGTAAAAACCAAAATCTAATAAATCATCTTCCATAGCTTCTCTATCTTTGTAAAGCATATCTTTTAGACTTATTTCATCAATATCTCCAAACGCTTCTGTAGATACAAACCAGCCAAACATAACTAGGTTCATCACCATATCATCGTGAGCGCCTTTGTCTGCTTCATAGCTCGAGCCTTTTGGTACAAATGTAGATAGCTCTAAAATAGTATTACTGTCAACCAATTCTAGCCCACCCTGTTCTATCAAATCTTTCATATTAGAACACCCCATTCGTTTAATCTTTTTAGTCATGGTAACACCAATGCCACCTTTCTTAATAGCCGATTCAACAAAAGTGTTTTCGTATTCTAATTCGTAGTAAACTCCATTGCACACCACTTGTCCAGCGTCATTACTTTCAATTACTACAATGGCTTCGTTATAGTAATTAGCTGCGTGGACAATAATGTCTGGAAATAACAAAGGTGAGATCATGTTATCTCTATACGCTGCCACCTGTTTAAATGGTCTTGACGACATATCAATTACAGTAAATGTAGAATAGTCTTGGCCTCGCCCCTTTGAAACGTCTACCATCATTATATACTCATGCCCCTCTTGGGGTAATTCATATAACTTAACATCTCTAATAGTTTTAATTGGTTCTTTAGCTTTTAAGCCAAGAAGACAATCCGCTGTAATAAGTGTTGAAGAACTACCGACGAACTGATTTCCAAACTCTTGAATGAATTGAGTCTCTGATGTATTTGATATCGTTTGCTTTTTCCATGCGTCATCTCTGCCAGGCACGTCCCACCAATCAACTCTGAAGTTAGCAAAATCATTTGCCTTTTGTACCGCACCTTCCCATATCTTATAGAACATGTTGCCTACTCCATTTGGCGTAGATGTAATAATAACTTTGGTTTCTTTACCAGATGAAATTACGGGATAGGTCGAGGTATAGAAAGTTGTGGCATTCTCAACGAAAGCAAACTCGTCAAGGAATAGTAAATTGACTGATTGACCACGAATAGAAGATGCAGATGTAGCCGACGCAATAATCTTTGAGTTATTGGAGAACTCAAGTGAACCTTTATTCAATACTCTACAACCGGGCTGTAAAAAGAACGGAAGATTCTCAAGAGCTAACGTAACTCGAGATAACATTTCTCTTGCAGTAGCTCCTTTATTAGCAAGTACTGCAATAGTTTTTTCGGGGTGAAAGATCGCATACCAAAGAATATAAACGACCGACGAAATAGATTTACCAGACTGTCGACATGCAAGAACAACACTAAACCGGTTATCGTTGAAATGCTCAAACATTTTTTCTTGGTATGGATATAAGTCAAACGGAACTAGCCCCTTATCAAGATTGATAACTTTCACATACGTTTTTGCGAAGTGCACAGGGTCACGCATACACTTTTGGTATTCGGTGATTTCTTCTTTGGTGTAGTTATGAGTTACACCGTCTCTCTTAACCAGAGAGTTTCCATTATATCCGTCAGTCATTATCTACCTTCTTCGCCAGCATTTTCTGAAGTTCAGAAGTCGAACCGACAAAGAGGTTATTATTCGTGACGCCACTAGATTCAGTCGGTTCATTATTTAGTTTATCAAGTTCGTGTCTTTTCTTTTGTAAATCAATTAATTGTGTAGTTACATCAGCTGAGGTTTTAAACATTCCCGCAAGAACTTCAAAAGCTCTGGGATGCTCGGCTTCTACTGCAACCTGCATCATGTGGTCAAGAGCCTCGTCAGATTTGTCAAGTAGGCTTTTTAGATTATCTCTAGCTAAATTGTAATCTTCTTCTGCATCGTCAGTAAGATTAACTTCTTTTTGAATAGGAACTAGCGGTCTTGCGTTAGAAACCAATGCCTTATTTATTTTGTCAAGTTTATCACTCATTTACTGTCATATTAAATACTGTTCTAGTTACTCCAGAGGTTAGTCCCGTAAGAACTTCTTCTTCAACAAACTTAGATTCTAACTCCTTTACCACTATTACGTTATTACTTGAAGATACAATAGTCGCTCGTCCTAACGTTGCATTTCCTGTTACGATTTCGCCTATTGTAAAATTTTGGTTGTCGGATGATGAAACGTTAAGAGTTTCGCCTCTTGAGCCAATTCTTATATTCCAGCCAGCTACAACTGGATTTACCGTGTCATTTACATTATCGGCAATCAACGTGCCATTTCTAAGTAATTGCCATTCATCACCACTGTATTGAATACTTACTGCAGCGTTTGGACTATTACTTCCGCCAGACGGTGAATTCAAATCAAATTTTGGAAGGCCATTTACTTTACCATTTCTAATAAAATTACCGGATATAATCGTATCATTTACTGAATCGATATCTATAACCAATGGGGTTGTAGGAGAATTAGCCGGGCTATCAATTTCTCCTAATTGCTCTGCTGGAATAGTGATTTGGTCAGTAACTAAATAATCTACACCACCGTCAATAATTGTAATATTAGAAACCGAGCCAGTCTTGTCTAAATCAATGTCTAATGATAGACCACCACCGGTTCCGCCATCAACAGTTATGCTACGAGTAAAGGTTGGATTATAATCTGCTATTGTATCAGCATTAGCAGAATCACCTGCAGTTACAGTAAATGTATTAACACCTCCTTGAGCCACACCCGTACCAGAAATACTAGCAGCGGTTATAACTCCACTATCGATTGTAGTAACTGTAACTGTTGCATCGTTAGCTGGACTTGCGCCACCTAAAGATGTACCAAGAACTGTAATTGTTTCGTTTTCAGCGAATGCAGTTCCGCCGTCACTTATAGCACTAATGCTATATACAGTGCCATCTTTTTGTATAGATAAATCAGCGTCTGTTCCACTAATACCACCATCCAAATCTGTAATATCATATACTATAGCTTCAGTAGAATCAATAGTATCTACATTTATCGTCAAACTTGTATTATGATAAGGCGAATCAGATATTGTTAATGTATCTGCTACAGTAAATTTGAGTCCCGCGAGTGAAGTTGCCACCGCAGTAGTTATTCCTGTTCTGCCGTCTATAGTAACATCAAATGCAGCTCCTGTGCCAGTGCCGCCTGTCGCAGATAAAGATGAAATAGCAATATTAGTATTATCCGCAGCAATTCTATCTAAGTCAGTAGTACCACTATTAATAGAAACACTATTAATATCGTTTAACGCAGCAATACCCGATAAAACTAAACTGTTAACTGCTAAATTCGCCGAGTGCTGGTTATCTGCATCAAACAATGAAGTAAACACGTCGATTGCACCCGATGGAGAATCTTGTGATACTTGTACAGTGCTTAATGTATTTGCTAACCCAACCGCCACCGATGTAAAATCAGCAATTTCGGTTTCAACCTTTTTGATAATTGATACCCTTGAAGTATCGGGTGCGAATCTAATTCTTACAGTAAAGTCTAATGTATAAACTATGGTTCTTCTTGTTGCAACATCTGATTCATAATCATCTGTAAATGTAACGCTGTTTAGAATAAACGGGACGTCGGTAAGAGAGCCAGGTCCTTCAATGCCTTTAATACTTACTGTGTATTCTGGTGAAAATGTTGGAAGAATCTGCTCTACAATTTGTAACGCGTCCTCTTGGTTTCTAGCCATAATATTCAATTGCATACCCAGAGTATAAGGAACACTCTGATACATAGAATTTCTACTATTAGGCGAGTTAGAAATAGTATGTAGAGTCTTATTCAGTCTATTCAATTTTGTACTAGAGTCGTAATCAATAGAAGTAATTTCAAAAGACATTCTTGGCAACTTAATTGCTACCCGCTGCTGCTCTAGGTTCTCTTTCATTCTATCCAAGAATTTATTTCGAGGCCCATAAGATATAGGAACCCTTTGGATATTAGATATAGTATTTCCACTGTGTCGACCGACAACAATGTTATTAAAGATTGTACCAAATACTGATACAATTCTTTTTATTGTAGCGTGATAAAAATGTACTCCGTTAAGCATTGTCGTTTGGCTCTCCAAATGGATTTAATTCACTAAAGTCTAAGTAATTGTTATTGATTGCTTCAAAGTCTGCAGCGTCGTCAAACGCGTCATTTGAATATATTTCTGATGTCAAATCTTCTTCGGCCGCAACAGTCGCAGCTGCAGCTGATTTGGTACCAACAATAGTATCACCGATTTTAATCTTATTGACAGTACCGTCAACAACTGACAGTGTGCCAAGGTTTAATACGATTGGGGTCTGGTCTTCATCAAAGCCAAGAACTTCTGAGGTTCCAACAGAAGAATCTGCAAACGTAATGTTAACCTCTTCGCCTATCTCAAATTTAGTCGTGGACGTATAAGTAATCCCAATACTAGTTGTAGCTTCGTGAATTGTTTGAACATCATCAATTAAACCAAGTCCCGTGTCAATATCTTCGCCTCGGTATTCGAATAGTTCACATTGAAGTTTATATACGACAAGATTGTTTAATTGATAAAAAGGCTGTTCGTGTTCAACAAATTTCAATTCAAATAACGACTTTGACAGTGGAATATAAATTAAGTCACCTTCTTTAGGTCTTATCATATCCGACCCTCGGGTGGCTCTTGAAAAGCTTCTTCTTGCTACGATAAGGCTAACTTGGTCTCTTATCTCTAATCCAAATTTACCGAGCAAATCGCCATCACCATCAAAGCCATCAGTATTTTCGATATACATTTCAACAAGGTATGAATCCGTAAATTTAGACTCGATGGTTTCATTGATTATATCATCAGAGCTAATAATATCACGAGGAATATAATACACATCTTGACCGTAAATACCCAAAGCTTCTACGACCATATCCTCGTAGAGGTCTTTCTCTCCTACAGAGCCCTGTGAAAAATAAGTATTTCTTGCCATAATATCATCTCGTTATCCTACATAGAAAGCCGGAGGCATTTCGTATTTAAGTTGAGCCTCTTCTTCGATCTTTATGATTTCTTCATTAGCTTCATCATAAATCTGTTGACCGTTCATTGTAACTCCACCGGGCAATTGCATCCCATCAAACTTTTTGATATTAGTACCCCACTGCTTTTTAACTAATGCAGTTAAATATTTTTTTAAGAACATATCGTTATATACTTTAGTTGATGTAGCTTCTGTTGTTGCCGATACGTCTGCGCCGGAACCATAAGTATCTCCGGTCGAATTTGTTTTTGGTACAACTGCTTCATAACCCTCAAACACTATGTATTGGTCTAATCTTAAGTCAGTGCCCCATCGGGTCTCAATATAAAGCCTATTTATGTGTCTGTTAAATCTTACTGTTTGGTCTTTGCCATCAAACATTTGATCTATCAAAGCTAGGTGTTGTTGTGTCATTGAATATTGCAGCATATTACCTGCCCCCTTATTCAAATCATATAAGCCATTTAACATCATTTGATATTCTATATTAAAGTCGCCGGTACCACCAGAATTAGAATTAAATGGTAACACTCTAGACACGGTAAGATAGGTATCTGGTATAGTAATATACTCGTTGTCGATATCCGCCTGGGTTATCTTATATTTTCGAAATCTTTTAATTACAGCGTCTGAATGATACTCTTGGTAAAATTGCAGCGCTTCATCTAGACGATCACCTAGTTGGTCATCATCTACATTTATTTCAATCACTGGAGCTCCTAAAGCTCTTAAACAATAATCAACTAATGTTTGTCTAGAATATGGTTTCGACATATATCTATTTATAAGAAACGACTAGTCGGAATGGCAGAAACTACATTTAACTATTTGGGCCACTTGATTTATACACCTGCCCCGCATCTATTAATTGAGATTCATCTATTCGAGGTGGCCAACTAGTAGTACCGTATGTTTCATACGGTGCTCGTGATGTACTTCTAAGATCACCTTGAGGTTCTACGACAGAAGTAATATGAATCCCGCGTCTCATTCCGTAGTTCCCCTCTTTTACCCATGAAATCTCGCCATTCTGTTTTCCTTTCCACCCAATTAAATAGTATCCGTGACCTCCATGGCCACCGCCGCCACCTCTGTTACCTCCACCCCCGGTACTACCGCTTTGCCCGCCATAAGTTCTAATAGTTGGATGACCATATAAAGTATTATATATTACGACTACACTTCCGCCGGCCCCACCTCCGCCAGATGCGCTACCACCGTCGCCAGACCGCGTTCCATTAAGAGAGTTACCATTTTGGCCTCCTCCAACGCCTTCCTCATAGCAACTCGAAGAGCCTGAGCCGGGTGTATAAGCATTACTGTTATCACTCGACCCTCTACCTTGTCCCCGCGCGTATAAAAGGGTCGCATCTGATTGATAATATGCTGAGTTAGTACCACCACTAGCACCACTGCTTTGATCCGATCGCTTACCCATAGGAATTGGTGCTAAATAGTAACTATTGGATACGTCGCCAGCTGATTCGACTGCAACCCCGCCCGTCTTTAAGTTTGGCGCGTCTGCAAATCTTATAATAGGCGCTACTAAGACAATACAACCGGCTCCAGTAGCATTTTTGCCACCCGGCACCCCGTCATATGTAATGGTACTCCGCCGCCAGCTACTGCCGCTGGAAACCGATGTACTGACGATGCCACCCTTGCCGCCGGCACCGCTCACTCCACCATAAAGAACTGGAAAATCATCGTTGTTGGCGTAGGGATCGGCCGCTAAACCATATTTACCTTTCATAGTATACCCAAAAGATTTCATAAATGATACAGCAGTACCATCCGCGCTTCTGCCACTGACTCCGTTGGCCCCTGAGCTATTGTTTCCGCGGTAGCCTCCACCTGCGCCACTCGCGCTTTGTACTACGCTGCCTGAAACGTTAGCGCCTTCGTCTATAGTGCGCTTATAGCTTAATGCAGTGCTCGTGCCACCGGTGGCGGTGAGGGATCTGCTATTAGCACCACCACCACCGCCGCCACCACCAGTGCTAAAAATCTGGCTATATGCTGCGGCCGACCCAAAATCTGAGGTGGTGTTCGCTCCTGTTCGCGTTCCTGTGGGGTTTGCATTTATTCTTACCCCAGCTCCGAATGTAATAGACTTAGTAGCAAATATAATAACACGACCAGGATACCCAGTAGGAACCAGTTCTGTGTTATCTCGTATGACTACATCAGTAAAATTTTTAGTGCCATTGATTTTAGCATTTATAAATTTGCCAATCCCTGCACTTGAATAATAACTACAATTTTCATCTGTGGAGCCGCCGCTGCGCGGTCTTCCTTCAAAATAAATGTACTCGAAAAAGTTATCTGCGAATAACTTGCGGACGGCGGAGGCGGGGTCACTCGTGTAAAACGGGTCTTCATACCAAATTCCACGGTAAGAGTATTCACTAGCGACGGACGCCGATACCCTATCTGCATAAGGATACAGATTCTGACCTGACAGATACATTCTAGTAAATGGTGTTACACCAAATGGTACTTTAGATTCTCTTGAGAGCATCCGTCGGTAGAAGGAGGTTCCACCTGAGGTGTATAGTGTTACTAATTCCCACCCGCCCCAACGCCTTCCAGCGCTTAATACACCATTATTATAAGTGGTAGATTCATTCCAAAGAAAAAAGTAGTCCAAGCCCAAAGGCGTATTATCATAAATTGATACAGCAACCCAAGCTTTTTTACCAACAAAAAAACCAGCGCTTTCAATTTCTGAACCGTCCAAACCTGCGTGGTAAGTTGCCGTTGACATTGTACTACGGTATCCTGGTGAAGCTGTATCAGTAGCAGTTATGGTAGTTTCAACCCATTTAACACCATCTTGAGATGCGGGGTCGAAGTGTGGAAAGCTACTTGCGATGATCCCACTTTTAGGTTGGCCAGGATTGTATGTTTGTTTTACTTCATACTCGATTGGCCCATAAACGTGAGAGCCATCAGATCCGTCACCCCAGCGATACGGCTCGGGTGTTGTTATTTCAACTTGACCGTGTCTACTCATATTTTATTAGCTAGGTTGTAAATCGTATGTGATTGCTGCGTAGAAGATACCTGATACATATACACCAGATAGAATATCAACTCCGTCGGGTCCAGGTGTTAATGTTGGATCACCGCCTGCAAAGTGCATATTGCTTGGAAAATCAATGTCGTAACTACCAGCGTTTTTGATGATCATTGTAAATGCTCCACCGGTGTCTCGAGTACTGTTCGCGGACAATGTCATAGTAGAATTACCACTTACATTAATAACATGAACATTAGAATCTCCTAGATATATTGTAAATGCACCATTAGCAGTAGTTGTCTTAATGTTATTTGTGACAGTACCTTGAAATTTTACATGATTCGAATCGTGGTGATAGCTAAACACTCTGTGCTCGGCACCACCAGAGCTATTACCAGTTTCCTCTGGTCTTGACGTACCGCTGATTTGAGTTGTGCTAGCAGATTTTCTAAAGAATGTTATTTCGTCCTCACTTCCAACAACTGAAGGGTTGTTGTCGCCGTTGTATAAGAAACCACCACCGTGAGTACCCGATTGGCCAACGTAAATTCTACCAGTTCCTTGGGAGGTACCCATAAGTCGAAGCTCTGCGACTTCGGTATCTGGTGCGACTATATCAATACCCTCGCCATTGGCGTAGTGACCACTAGGAGAAGCTGTACCAATACCAAGTCTCCGTCGTGACTGGTCGTATACCATACCATTGGTATCAATTGTCAAATCTCCACTTGCTACAATTGGCTGGCTGAATGTAATATTACTAGAATTGAACTGCGCCACTGTAGAAGAACCACCTGGCTGTAGTTTAATATTTTTAGCCGCTGCAGCAGTTGCAGTAGTTCTAATTTCAAGACCTGAAGAGCTGGCTTTAATAGCATGAAGGGAACCACCACCAGAGCTTTCAAATCTAATATGGTCACCCACATCAGTAGTTCCAGTTTTTGTAGATTTTAAACTTAACACCGCATCTGGTGTGATGTCCATTGCGGTGGCATTGCCAGAAATGAATAGAGCATTTTCAAATATGTTCGATCCATTTCTGCTGATTTTATATCTATCTACTTTAGTTGCACTATTGGCTCTACGTGTTGTAATAGAGAAGATTCGATCGTCGGCAGTACCTACTTTAATAGTAGCTTGCATTACCCCGCTTCTATAAAAATCAAGAACCGAGGAATCGGCATTTACATTAAACCCACCACATGCATTAGTTTTTCGCGAGAACATGAAAAATGGACTTCCGCTATTGTGATTAAACGAAAATCCTTGGTCTGTATTGTTTAAACCAGGTACGCCAGTGCTGTCAGTAAGTGCGCCAGTTGAATCAGTCTTAAACAAGATAAGCCTGGTTGTGGTCATATCAAGCGCGTAATCTGTATCAGCTGACGAGCCAGATTGGGTTTGCAAATCGTTATCGGCTAGATTTTGAGCCGTCCTTGCCATTAATCCTAACCTATTGTATGAAGTGTTAATATTGTTTCTAAAGGTAGTACCCGTTGTGTGCCTAACTACAAAGTGGTCGCCACTGCTGTTATCGCAGAGGTCTAAAACAAGACTACCGTAATCAGTGGCGTTGGTCGTCGCGGAGGAGTCTTTACTGTTTTCAGCATATAATCTTGCGCCATCTGTACCATCTCCAGCAGCTTGCTTATCGATGGCTGGAAACTGTAAGTATTCTTTTCTATTCAGATAACTGCTACTATCACCGGAAGATGCGAAGGTCCCAGCCGTTCCGCGTATACGTACTGTCCCTTGTACATCCAATGCTTCAGCTGGTGTTGTAACACCTATACCAATCGAATCCGATTCGATCGTGGGCACTTTGAACTTAACTAAAGATTCGACTTCAGTACTATTCCAATCCATAACCCTGGTACTATCAGAATATAGGGCGAGGTCTTCGGAGTTATTTCCATGTGTTCTAAAATAATGGCTTTTACCAGTACCAAAAGTGCCTTCTATCTTTAACGCAATATTGTTCTCGAAATCTCCTTTTAAATGAAGTTGGGCATCTGGATTAGTAAGGCCTATGCCAACCTTACCATCTGTATCGATAGCTAATCTTTCTTTGCTATCAGTTTGATCATAAATTCTAAATACTCCAGCATCAGTAATAAGTCTAAAGTGACCTTCAGAGTTCTGTAAGTCGTAGCCAGCTTGGCCAGCGCCTGTTGTCTTAACCAAGACTTTAGCACTCCCCACAGTTGTGTCAGTTACATCTAGAAGTGCAGTAGGAGCGGTGACTCCTCCAATACCAACTTTTCCATCAGTATCAACTACGAACTTTGTTTGTGCTGGACGAGCCGTGTCAATGCCATCTGCGGCATAACCAAGCATAAAGGTAGATTGAAGATAGCCGCTTCCCGCAAACCATTCACGATCATTGGCACTAACTGCGCTATTTAAGCTATCTTTAATATAAATCCCTGCGGCTCTACCTTCGAATCCTATTAGGTTTATGACTGCAGTATCCAACGGCGCAGCGCCGTCATCGGCTACATCTACCACTAATCCGCCATGACTAGTCGTCCTAATCGTTCCGCCGGCGACGATGGAACCTACATCAGAAATATTACCAGATGCATCAACATCAAAATTACCATTAGCGGCCTGTATAGTTCCGTCTGCATATATGTTACCACTAATATGAAGATTGCTACCGACATAAAGCTTCTTGGTCACGGCTAATCCGCCAGATAAAGTATTTGCTCCACCGTCTGCTGAGCTTGTTGCGTCTGTTGTTAAAGTATTAGTAAATATACCATTCATTGATATACCACCAACCTCATCCAAATCTACTTGGTTAAACTCTACAGTAGCTGAACTTCCCGTTGATGATATTCCAGTAACATTCAAATTACCAGTGATATTAACATTACCTTTTAATTTAGCGTCTCCATCGACCTGAAATTTGTATGGTCCGTAAGTCCGGCCATCTAAATCTACAGTAGCATCAGCCGAAGTTGCGTTTATTCCTACAAAACTATTGTCGGAGTCGATGGTTAGAGCGGTGTGCGTCGCGTCAACTTTTCTAAAGAAGTGCTTCGACGCGTCATAATAGGCTTTATTCTGTTGAGAGGCTTCGCTCCAAGTTCCGCTGTATAATTCTATATTTGCTCCACCGACGTTCAAAGCGTCACTCTGTAATATTAACTTCCGAGCTGTATTAGTGCCAAATGCACCTATGGTTCCACTATTTAGGAATATTCCTGCGGTCGCAAATCCGACATCGTAAGCACTAGTTGCACCAATACTCAGCCGTTGATTCGATGGGTTATAAATTAATTTATTGCTAGCGGTACTACCAATTTCTAAATTGCCGAGACCTACAATTGAACTAGTTGAAAGTAGAGAACCACCAGTGACCGCCGAGCTAGCAGTAAGCGCTCCAGTTACAGTTGTTGTTGAATCTGTAATTGTAAGTCTATTACTGTTAGCAATTTTAAATTGGTGTTCTGTAGAGCCGGTAGAATCTTTTTCTATTCGATAATCATTGGATACAAAAGTACCATCACCATCACGGGTTTGGATTTCAAATGTATGGTCATTGCCAATAGTTAAATTAGTCTGATTATATCCAGTAGTAGTACTATCACCACCTGTAGGTGAGTTAGACGTATCAAAAAGTTTAAACGATGGATTAGTACTTTTAGCGATGATCTGACCGATGGCAGTGATACTCCCCGTAGTACTAAGCTCTCCACTACTAGTAAGTGTCATCTTAGTAGCAGCACCGTGGATACCGCCTATGCCGAATTTAATAGAACCCGTACCAGCATTTGACATATAAAATGCTTCATCTCTATGCCCTTGGATACCGTATCCATTAAATCGAGCATTTTGGTCACCCGGGTCACCATTTGTCCCTGTACCATCGCTGAAGAAGTCATTAACGCCTTTAATTGTTCCACCGACGTGCAATGTCGAAGATGGGGTGACGCCAGTACCAAGATTAATACCAACTCTATCATTGCCGGCATCTACAAATAGTGTGTCGTCATCGACATTCAAATCTGCCCCTGTTGAAATTAATACATCTTTTCTAAAATCAAATTTTCTATCGACGATAACCGTATTACCAGCTACTCCCAGCGAAATAGTATCGCCTTGCAGCTGGCTAAACAGAGTTCTTAAATCTTGGAAATCAGATTCCCGTGGAATCTGCATATCGAATGAACTGCTTCCAGTATATCCACTGGACAATGGGCTATTCAACCCATAAGTTAAATTCTGTTTAGATATTGAATCAACATGACCATAAGCATCAAATCCAATATTAGATAAAATCTCTACTTCTCTATGTCCGACTTCAGAATTTGCTGGAGAAGAAGACGTAAACGTCTGGTCAGATTGAACACTAACCGCAGCATGATTAAGTGTAACCGTCTGATTGACCCCATTATTAAGAAAGAAGTTTCCGCCATCAGTTAAATGATTACCAGCAGTGACTGTAACAAGTTTATTATTAGCTGAGTTGACTTCTAATTCACTGACTACGGTCAGCTGACCATATTGATTATAAGTAATTTGTGGTACTAATACCTTTCTTATTTTACCAGATGTGTGGGTGTAAGCTTGAGCTTCTTCTTCATCTGATATTGCACCTTTGGTGGCTGCGGTAATTAAACTAGTAAGACCAACTTCGGCTGCACCACCATTATTAACAACACCATTTGTTACAGTAATATTTCCGCCAGAAGCACCAGCTAAAGTCTTTACGTAGTTTCCGTGAGTTTTAACTCCAAGCTCAAGTGAATAATCTTTTACCGTAACTTTACCACTAGAAGAGTCTATATCTAACGGCCCTTTCTTTTCGTTTCCTGCTCCTAGCTGGTCGTTTCCATCAGCTCCAAATGTTTGATTGGTGTTAGAAAGTATACCACCTAATTCATTATCTTTAGCTGTAAGCAGGTTGATTGTTCTATCGGCTTGCAGATTGCCCGTTCCGTCTAACCCTATTCCAGCTGTTATAACAATAGTATCCCAAGCTTTATTTGATAAGTCAGTAGCAATAGCAGATAAGTCTTCTGCATGTTCGGTAAGATTAACATCTATTTCAGAAATATCACCATCATTCTTAGTAATTTGACTTTGATGACTTACAATTGCAGTATTAAAGTCTGATGCCAATTGATTTAAATTCTTACGAAGTTCTTCAATCGTATTTGTATTTTTAACACCACCACTTGGGAATGCCGATAAATCAGCTGCGGAGTACGCGGCTGCATATGGACTACTTAACGCAGTCGGCGAATCAGCAGAGATTGTTCTGGCAGTATATGCTGGAGATTGGTGTGTTTGAGTTCCTGTTGGCATCTTTGTTTAACCTATTTTATTTATTAAATTTTTTACTAAATCTTTTAGTTCATTTACTTCAGCTCTTAAATTATTCATATTATTTTTTTCTTCTAGAATCCTCTGTTTCTTTATAATATACTTTTCGTAAGCTTCACTGTCTGTATTTATAATAGCTTTAGAGTAATTATTCCTAAGCAGTTTAGGATTATCCTTAATTTGATGAAAATTACAATCGCTCATTTTATTGGGTTGCGATTGCTCTAAAGTTTTTAATCTCTGGTACAATAGCGCTATCTGCAGTTGTACCATCGGATGCCACAGACCTTAGTATAATTTTTATCTGAAATTTAGTAAATAGATTTATGTCATCAGAAGTTGATGTTCGAAAGTGTACTTCTCTGAAGTTCCCGCTGACTGGTATAGTTGCCGATTCTAATTTAACGTATGCGCTTGATCCAGTGATGTCATCAAATCTAGCATACACATCTACATTACATTGTGGCAAAGGCCTTTTAATGTCCATATATACGTCTAGCCTATCCGCCGAGTTGTCTAAAACTACTGGCTTCGTGATATATCTTGCATCTGCATTGCCATGTGTCTCTCTAGTTTCATTAGTCAAATCATTGTCAATGTTATTCTTAATTGACAATAATGATAATCTTTGAACATCTAATTGTGGAGTTACGTATTTATTGTTAGACTTTAGCGTTGCTGTTAAAGCTAATCGATTTGCATATAAATCTACTGTAGAATGTAGATTTAGAACTCTACCCGGCGATATGGAATACGTTTCACCGGCTACAGTAAGACTATATGAAATCGAAGTTCCTGGTAGTTCAACTGAGTTACCTGCATTCAGATTAATCGCGTCACACTTTACTGGATTGCCCGAAGTCGTACCTGCAGGAAAAATTTTAGTAAATGAAGAATATCCACATGTAGTAGATGTTTTAGTTACAGACGATCCGCTTTCAAAGAATTGCATATAATTGATTTTCATCTTGAAATCTTTATTTTGATCAGGCGTCCAAGTTGAAGCATTAGCTGATTTGAGAGATACACCAGTATAAGGATTCTTTGTAATTCTTTGAGAACCTGCTCCTACATCAATTCCACCAACTTCAGAATGCCATAATGTCCAATCTGGCGAGTTACTCATTACTACGATAGCATATTCACTTCCGCCTTTGAGATGTACTGGAGAGTCAAACACAAACTTAGTGGCTAATGAAGCATTGGTTGGGTCGACTTCTGCAATTGTTTTAGTCCCCACCGCTGCAGCGGCAGCGAGAGTTGCAGAAGCTCCGGCATCAACTGCGGCTTGAGCATTTGGGTATCTTTCAACTCTACTAAATGGAATCATTTTTTGGGTTGGAATACCATTCTCTGTTGGTACCAAGTGTATTGAAACTGGTAATTTACTATGAGATTTAGCAAAGTATAAATCAATATCTTTTAGTGTTATGCCAGCTGGGTATAAATCTCCATCTATTAAGAAGGTTTGTGCAAGAGGGTCAACGTGTCTAATTCTGCCAGTAGCTGCTACCTGAGTAGTTGTTAATGTTCTATTTGATTCAACTCGTCTTTCGTCAATTGCGACTCTTCTTGTAGTTAAAACTTGCTCTTCAACTGTCTGCAATAGGCCTCTAGCTGCGTATGTAGCTTTAGCATATGTTGTAGCAGCAGTCAAATCATTATTAGAATCGTCTGAAAATATTACTTCTCTTTCACCAGTTCTAAATCTGAGCGCGTCGTTATTTGGAATAACCAAATAACCTGTCAATGTGCCAGCGTCATTACTCACTAAAGTGTCTGCTGAGATATCACCTGGAGAATCGTTAGTGTGGTCTTGACGGGTCGAATCGTCTCTAAATTCGACAAACGCAGTAGATTTAACATAACCACTAACATCAACGCCATCAAAGAACGGATATATTGTAGTGTTAGGTTTTAATCCGGTAGCTCTAAAATACACTCTCCTTGAACGGATAAATGGTACAAAAGATACATCAACAACTTTGTCTCCTAAACTTTCTCTAATTGTTTCGAGTTCAGCAAACTGTTGCATGCCGTCTCTAGTTTGAATAGTTGATGTAGTTCTCGCCTCTAGTTCAATCTGAGCGCGTCTTTGGTTTACTGCTGTTACAGTACCACCATTAAATGTTGGTACCTCTAAAGTGTTTCTATGCCCGCATCTGCAATTTCTAGTATGGGTTGTCCCGCCATGCTGCCTCATAATATTTGCGGTCGAGGTCATGTTATTCCAACCCAAACTCCTAGTTTCGGTTACTCCACTCCAAGTTGTGTTCCAATCGTTCCAACGAGTACCTTCTGATGCTAATTGTTCATTTACTAGATTTAAAATAGCTTCAGAATTACCATCTTGTGATATAATTACTTCTGGTCTGCGATTAGTATCTCTCCATTCATCATTGTCAGGCGAGAGCTTAACTTCACCCACCCAAGATGCTACATCAAATGGATTAACACTTATTGCAACTGATGCGAATGGTTGGTCAATCAACGTACCGATTGAGCTAGAATTTAATCTAATAATATCTTCTTGGCCGATTGGTGAAGGGTCATCCACTATGCCCCCGGTGGTTTTTAGTTTGTCGTCTGCTTTATTGCCGGCTCCTGGTGTCCCAAGAGTAATTCCGATATTGGTAGTACGAAATGATGGCCTTAAGATTCCTTTTTCAGGCTCTATTGATATTCTATAACCAGGGTCACTCGGCATGCCGATTGCGTGACCTTTAAATTCATCGACCATAATTCCATGCTTAAATCTGTCAATGATAGTATCATCGTCAAGCACTTTTTGATCTTTTGTAATCTGCTCTAAAAGGGATAATGAAGAATAGTACTCTAAGTTCTTAACGCGTCGGTCAATCTTACCGATGTCTTTCATCGTATAACGACGATTGTCATGGTAACCTATCTCGATACCCTGTACGGAATTTGTGTAAGCTGGTACATCTAAATCATAGAGCAACATTGCGTTATCTGGTATAGATTGAGGACCATTTGCTTCTGTATCGCCTTCTAAATATTCAAACTCGCCATTTGTTTTTAAAACTATTCTGTCGTGTCGAGGAATAAAAAATTCAATATTACCAAACTCAATAATACCATTGGGGTCAATAGAAACATTTGAGCCTCTAAAGTCAATCATATCTAATAAATGTCGACCGCTGAAATGTGATACCTCAGCTCTTTGAACATTGGTAGCATCTCCGGCTGAAACGTCATCACCAATTGTATATGAGTCAACCCAAAAAGCATCATTGCCAGTTTGGGCATGTTCTAAATATCTATAAGCGACTGTCAATGTCTGTGTTGTAGTCACTGCTTTAGTGCATTTTAGTTGGCCTACACCATAATTAGTAGGTGTCTGGCCGTTCACTAAAATAAAGCTATCGGCTAAATCTCCATCAACACTACCTACAATAGTATCAATTCCAATGACATCGGTCTTTACTAAATTGGCGGTTTGACCTCTAGTATATGTAGATGTACTAATCACTTCGCCTGATATAAATGTTTTTGTTTTTGTTTTTAGTGTAGCAGTTCGCTTAAAAGAATATGTCGCCTTGGCGGCGGCAGCATTTGCAAATCCGTGGCCAGACGCTAGAGTTAAAGTACAATCTTGGGCTGAGTTCGTAATACTTACATTACTCACCTGTTTGAAGGCGCCAGATGCATTAACTACAATATAATCATTTGGGTTATCTTGATAGTACTGACTTCCGCTCAATTGTGGTAATGCGATAGTTGCAACACTGCCAGAGACCGCTACAGTCCTGGTAGTTGAAGTTTCTCTAATAGGAATTTTAATTGTATTGAGCGAACTGGAGGGTACTTGAGTTAGACTCTTTACCACATTTTGTGGAAGTGGGAATACTAAATCACCTGAACTGATATCATTTAGCTGAAATCCGCCAGCAAATCCATTAGTACCTGTAAATGTACTAGTACCATCTGCGGCAGTACCAAAAATAAATTTAGCCGCAGATAATTTATTAGCGCCCATCGTCACAGCGCTAATATAAAGTCTAAATCTTCGTCCAGTATATTCTATACCTCGAATGGTACATGTTCCTAGAGATGACCCGCCAGATGTTGCTGATAACGTATACGATGTAGGTGAAGAGGCATTAGCATCGCATTTGGGTAAATTAGCAATACTAGTCAATTCAATATAGTTACCTTGTCTAGCTTGAATAAATTCACTGGTGTGAACTTCAGTGTCTCGTGCTTTATCAACAATGATTTCTTGTTTCTTTATAATTTCAATCCGCTTACCTTTTACGTAGGCGGTAGAAGGTTCTAGAGCTGCAATAAATTTAGCGCCGTTACCTGCAGGAACCGCACCAGCAGCGTATTTTCCTCGATTGAAACCGGTGTTCAAATGTTCTCTTAATTCAAGTTGGAACGGCTGAAGAGCGTAGTCTCCACTTTCTTCGAATGTTCTTGTGGCTAAAGTTTCTCCTAATTTATTGTACTTTGTTTGTACTGGCTGAGTAACTTGAGCCTGATTTAATGTTATGACATCAATTGCATTGGCTGTCGATGTTCCAACTACATGAGCGGGTGTACTAATTATTTGTGTGTCATCTGTAATTAAACAGAGAGTCAGGCTCATCGTAAATCTATCTGCGCCAGGAGCACTTTGATTTGTAGTTCCCGCTGCATTATCATAAAGAGTATTATCATTGACCGCACTAACTGTGCTCTCATTGACTAAAAAGCCTACTTTACCATCTAAGAGAGTGTACGGGGTTGATTGATCAACATCTATATATTTGGTTTGCGCGTTTGCAATAACAAAATATCCTTTAATGAAATATACGCCCTTATTATTATGCAGCTTTATTGCGAACCCACTTTTTACTATATCAGTACCATCACCAAGTACACCATTCACTGACAAAAATATTTCACCACTATCTTGTAACTGAGTAGATATTTTAATGTCAGTTTGGATGCGAGTCCCGTTCTCAAAAGCTGTGGTTTGAGAATCATAACGGACATAGAATCTATACTTATCGCCAGATACTAATTCGTAATCCATAATGGTGGCAGAGACTGTTGCTGAGGCTAAGGCAGTCCCAACATAAATTCTTTTACCAATAAGCGGTCTATTTGCATTTGCTGCTGCGCTTGCACCACCACTAGATAATGTGATATCTACCCATTGTACTTTATTATCAACATCAATTTCACCTTCAAGAACTCTCGTTCCGTCTACAAATATGTGCTGACCAAACTTATCAATCTGATCTTGAATAGCAGACTGCATTTGATTCAATTCACGAACTTGGACTGACCGCCCCGCCTGAAATAGAACCTTTAAGTAGTTTTTGTCTGAATTGCCACTGGCCGTATAATCGTCGAAATACGGTTGGCCTGCAGTTGATGATGTGTCGATTGCCATAGTTTATTCCTTTAAAATTGTATAATAAGTCTTACTTCTTCTGTTTGCTGTGCGTTTCTTCTAATTGGTGCTCTGTTATCAACAAATAAAACATCGCCAGTATCTTGATTATATTCTCCTTGCTTTAAATTAACGTATCCAATCGCAGCACTGCCCTGTTGAACACCATTACTGTTAAATATTTTAACATTACCACTACTATTAAATGGTTTTTGGTTAATAGATTTATGGCTATTCTGGTGAAAGTAAATTCTGTATCCGCCGGATTGTGTGCCAGCCGTATTAGGGTCTCCGTCTATTGGGTCTAGTGCTTCGTACTCAGATACCTTATCAAGCCATGCAAGAGGATTTGTCGCAGTGCCGGCATCCATTTCTATATATGCTCCAGTTCCTAAGTTTTGAATTTCATTAGGAACTGAGTTCGCGAATACCTGAAGATACTGTAAACAGTTCATCGCTTTCTCCGCGGGAAGATTTTCTTCGTCTGGATATGTCCCGCCAGGACTATTCAAATCATCTTCAGCTGTTCTCATATCTTTTAGCGAGTCTCTAACTAATGACACCTGTCTAAAGTCAATGCCTACTAATGATTCTGCAATATATTGAGGTGGACTATTGTTAACACTTTCTGCAGATTCATTACCCACAGTTCCAACAAAGTCAGAAGAAATACCACAATAATAACTTGGAAGGTCCAATAGCGGACTCCAGCCAAAACCATTTTCGGGTGCAATTAAAGGTTGAATATCAGCTTCAACGAAGGTCGCTGAACTAATAAATAGATTCGCGGAATCAATTACTTCAATACTGACTTCTCTCATCCCGCCGCCGTTTACTACAGATTGTGTCCAATTAGGTCCACTACTAGTACCTCCAGTTGCGGAAGATGCTGGGACAGATGCTATTCCATATCCGAGCGCTTTAGCTTTGTCTAAATCCCATACAACTTTGGTAACTTGGCCACTCGCATTAGTTTCTAAAGATATATCAATTGCGGCCGTCTCATTACCTTGAAGTATTGTTCCATCTAATCTCCGACCTGTAAGTCGTGCCGGCAACGCATTACCATTAGCAACACTTCGATTTTCAGGATACCCAGTGCCTGGAGTCTCAGCACCAATTCTAAATCCATATACTAAACCAGCTGTAGCTCTAGCGGCTCTCTGACGACCATTTTCATACGCGCCACCTTCGCCATGTCCTGCAATATTATTTAATCTACCGTCTACTAGTGCGTTTGGAGTAACATTTACAAATGTCTTTGAATCGCCAAACAGATTTGATAAACTTTCTTTATTATAATAGTCAATATATCCCCAAATATAACCATCAGTATTTTGTACTACACCAAATGGAAAGTTTTCTCCAGCTGGCATTGTAGGAATTCGTGCGGTTGTGGCTAATCCACCATTGTTGCCTAAACAAACATAGAGCTTTGAGTGACCTAAACTATCTGTATACATTACATAACAAGGAAGTTCTTGTAAATTAATATCGGCATCAAAACACCCGGTATTTGTAGGATCATATACTTTATACATGGCCCCAACTTTAAATTCAATTTGTGGTACAAGTCTAAGAACATCAGTAGCATCGATCTTCATAAGAGTCATAAGATTCTTTTTGATGTCTGCCTTTTCTAAAACATTACCTTCTGGCAACGGAACAATAAATCCGGTTTCTGCCTCGGTTCGGCCGTTATCATCTCTGTCCCAAGGGTCCGTTTTACCGATACCTACATAATAATTGACCGCTGTTGAAGTCGGTGATTGACTAGAACTAACATCTTCAATAAACCTCTCAATGTTACTTTTTCTAAAATCGTCTGTGATAATTGCTGCCATAAGTGTTCCCGTTAATTTAGATTTTAATCTTATTTATATGAGTTGCTGTGTAATTTATTTAGTTATTTAAAAATCAAAATCACCAGACTCAACTCCACCGTCTGTAATTTCTATTGATTTACCTCCACCCGAAACTGCTGTTACTAATAGTGTTCTGGCATTAGAAACTATGTTTGTCGGTGTAGTGTCATTAGGAGAATCATATTGTGCTCCTGCAAAATATTTTGTACTGCCCATAGTAAATTTGATGTCTGACGTATCAGTATCATTAAACGTAACAGCATTACCACTTACTGGATTCACTGCTATATCAACAATTGGGTTTTGTTGGTCTGATGCATCAACTACTTTAAATGTGCCACTCCTGCCTGTGCCAGTTACCCGCATTCCATTTACTATAGTGCCTGTTGGTGCTCCGGCTAATCTAATTGTAGTTTCTTTAAATATAATAGATTTACCATTCCCAATGTCGCCCGTAAGAGGACTACTTAATTCAATTGCACTCTGTCCAATACTAACAATTGTAACAGTTCCTGTTGGAAAATTAGCATTTGTTGATGTTACCACCATTCCGGTCGATAAGCTACTCATACTATTACCGCTTTTGCCAGTTATAGTATGCACTCCCAACTTAGTATCTCCATTTATATACGGTCTTTTTATTACTACATTATTTCCTAAATTTCCTGTAGGAGCTGAACTTATAGTTATCTGACTATTTGGTACATCAATATTGGTAATTGTAATTGTACCAGATGGCCAAGTCGATGCGGTACAGGTTAACACATCGCCGATATTTAAATCTGCAATTGTATTTGTATAGCCATCTCTAAATCCATCGATTGCAAATGTAGCAGATGCTGCAGCAGTTTGATTTCTATCAAAGGTGAATACAGAACTTTTAGCAGTAGGTGCTACTCCAAATGTTCCAGTTGCATCTTCAATAGTACCAGTAGGTAATGTAAAGTACGCGTTATTCGCCCAAGATACATAGCATCTACTTAGTTCATCGCTATTAAATGTGGTTCCTGCAAAATCTATTTCCGGTCCAACCGTCGCTCTACTTAAAGAACTTAGATTTAATTTATGAAATCCAATTAGCTTAACTCCACTTCCAATATTTTTAAACGCAGCATTCAATGTAGTTACATTAGTCGTATCCAAACCTCTTACATCAATATGTCTAAGACTTGAACAATTTTCAAACAGTGTTCTTAAATTAGTAAGATTTGAAGTATTACTAATTCCTTTAATAGAAATGAAGTCGGTTAGTCCGGTACAACCTTTTAGTGATAATGATGCACTAGTACTACCACCTTGTACTAACGCCGAATTACCCAAATAGAATTTTCTTAAGTGTGTTTTGAAATTAGCTCGAGCTGCTGTTAATTGTATTGCAGTGATTCCAGTTACCGCCGCGGATGGACCTGAACTATTAATAGCCCCCACATTAAATTTGTGGTATGTACCAGCCACTTTAATTATAAATCGTTGTGGTGATGCAGTTTCAGTATACACGTGATACAAATCGCGGTCTCTCGATGTGTCTACTTGATTTGAGGTGCCGTCACCCCAATCGATTGAGATGTTATGGCCATTCGACGACTGATCTTTTTGGAATGGCAATATAATCATATTAGTATTAGTACCACCAGAAGCTGGAATTTCAATTTCTATCAGAGTTTCGACTGGTGCGCCAGTACTTATAAGTGAGCCATTAATTTCATCTGAATATTCAATACCATTTTTAATTTCGTCAATTGTCACTGAAAAGTCTTGGCCTTCAATAATATGACTGTAATTGCTAATAGCTTCATCTGCATTTAATATAGGTGTCTTCCAATTAATAATTTGAATTTTCTTTTCATAATCATCTGCACCTAATTTATACTTAGCTTTGCCACTAGTAAGTTCTTCAATAGATGGTTCTAAGCCATTAACTTCATCGATTCGTGGAGCATAGAATTGTACTGGGTGTTCGGCATCTAATGGATTAGCATTCTGAAGAACAGTCAGCTGAATCTTAGTCATAGCAGAATTAAATTTCCAATCTCCACGACTTGTAGAAGCTGGTAATGTACGAACTTTCAGTGGATTAGTACTTGGAAGATAGATACCACTATCTTCGTGGTCTGTAGTTCCTACATGCCCGAATGGTCTAATATGTCCGACTACTAAGAACCATTGATTTTCATTCAGTGGGTTTCCATCGGGCGATGAGGTTGTAGTTGAATTTAATCCAAAGTCAAAGTCATCTATAAATGTTGGTGTATTTATTTCATCACCGCTGGTAATGTTTATAGCTTCAAGTGTCGCACCAGAATCATTAAGTCCTTTCCATCTAAATACTTTAATACCACCGTCTGTAGTGTCATAAGGATTTACTCCTGCAGCGTATCTAACATCAGAAGCTTTAACCCATACTGACATTCGATATGTTTTACGTGTATCTACATCTACTTGTGGGCTTATAAATCCACCATCAGCAAAACTTATTACTTTACCGCTACTTGTATTAATAGTACCACTTACTAAATTTGCCCTGCCTATAAATTCTGTGCCGGAGGTAGTTAATGTTTGACCGGCTTTAATCTTAACTAAAATATTTGCTGTTTCATATACACCCGCTGCAGTAGTTTTACCATAATTAACTCCACCATCCGTAATAGTAATTGATGTTGGTTTACCACCGCTTACTACAATCGTAGCTTTAGCTCCAACACCCACGGCATCTGAATCATTCGGCGAATCGGTTATTTCTACATTAGTGTATGTTCCATTAGTATATCCACTACCAGCTACATATCCTGTGCCACTTAAAAATATACTAGAAAGTTTTGCCCAGTCACCATCTTTATTTCTGGCCTCCCATAATACATCTGTACTTCCAAATGGTGTTACACCTTCGAGCTGAACGTTTTCTTGCGTTGTTCTAAATGGAGAGTTACTTCCACTATTAAAGGCAATTGGGTTACCTAGAGCTTCAAAATTATTATTGGTTCCGGTACCGACTGTAAATGGTAAATTACCAGCTAGTAGATTTGATTCTATTATCGGCAGCGCGTTTAAATCAAAGTCGCCTAAATTAGTATTCTTATCGCCTTTTACATTATAGAAATTAGTATCTGCGGGATGTTTAATATCAATTGCAACACAAGCCTCATCATTTGTTTTAAGTGTATTTAACGAAATATCATAGTCTACATTATCTTTTAAGTCAATAATAGTTTCTCTTCTTTCGTCAATCTCGTCTTTGCCTTTTACTATATCAGAATCAAAACCTTCTTTAATATTAACGTCTTTGATATAGAAATATTCTCCGCTAGCATCACCAGTATACCCAGCATAACCACGAAGTGCATTATCCTTTAGTGTAGTAACAAATCTAACTATAGGTCTAGGGTCTTGTTGAACAGAAGGTGCAATAAATTTATGAGTAAATGGTATCCAATTGCCCTTTTCTGTCACAACTACTGGTTCAGTTCCATACGCGTCATAGCCGGCAAGATCGCCCGTCATAATCTGAAACTCGCCTGATAGATTTGAGAACAAAGGATTTCCAGTATCGTCATACACATATTGACCACTAATTTCGTCCGTAGCTCTTTGATTGATTCCTGCCATAACATGAATCTGTTCTAGTTTAGTATTTGTTGACGGTATATAAATCTTTCCGGTGACCTCATAAATCTCGCCTGGATTATATAATTCGCCTATTCCAAATCCACCAGACTCGTCACCGAGTGAAACATAATGTAATACTGAAGAAGACGCAATATATTTTAAAGCACCATATTTACCTTTAGGTACGCCCAAGTATGGATTTCCGCTTGAATGATATTCTTGACCAACATCCGCAGAATCTAAAGTTCTGTTCTCTAATGCAGGTACAATTAGAGTTCCGCCGTATTTAGTTGCGCCATCTGTGGCTGCAATACTGCTGAAATCTACGGGTCTGTAAAATTCTGTATAAAAATTGGGGTGTTGATTTGTTCTTCCTATAAACCCAGCATCTGGAGCATCGGCGACTATACATTGGAAATTCCCTTGGTATACCCTCTTTCTTTTCTCGCGAACTTTAAAATTCTCAAGCTTCCAATTGTATTCATACAGTCTTTCGAGATCAGCGATTGCGGTATTAATTGCTAAACTATTACCAGTCCTAGTTTGGTCTCTATCAACAATATGGTCAATTAGAATTTTAGGGTCATTCTCATCTGCGGGAATGTAAAGCTTATGTGTATTAGCGCCTTCTACAATCAGACCATTGTCTAATGGCTCTACTTTAACAAATCCACCGCTTCCGCTGATCCCATCGCCCGAATCTCTATTATAAAGTTGAAGTATATTTTCGCCAATAGATAGAAATTCTGATTCAAATACGAATAGGCTATAAAATTCACTCTCTGAAGTAATATTATTCAGCTGATTATTCTGGTCAGGTACTACTCTAACTGCCGTAGTAGATTTGTAATAGTCTACTGGAGTTCTTGTCCTACTTATCGAGTCGGCGTTAGTGTCATCAACTCTTAACTGGTGACCATTATGTGCAAAAGAGTATCCACCTTCAGCGTCTCCAATGTACAGATATATTCTACATATGCCTTCTAATGATGAGTTGAATTTAAATTCGTGAGGGCCTGTTCCGTGGTGTCCAGTACCACCCAAATCTGCATTTGGATTTCCAACACAAGAACTCGGGCTCGACCGACGTATTGGAAAATACTTTCCAATTTTACCGGCAGACAAGAATAGATTCGCAGGAATATTTTTATCATTAATTTTAGTGGCATTAAACGAAATTTCATATGCCCGGTCTGATTCCCATCTAAAGTCATCCGATACATATGCACCGAGCTCTCCTTTATTCACCGGTTCATTCGTAGAGAACTTAACATCTCTTGTTAAGTACAAGGGTCTGTCGTGAGTATTGCTTGCAAGCGCATTATGTTCAGTATTAATTTCACCATTACCTACAGTATCAACTATCAATGTTATGTCGGATAAACCTGAAAGATTTCCAATTTCAGCATTTGGAATGACAAATCTGTCGTATTCGTCAAAACCAGTTATATCAGTCAATAAGTCAATTTGACCATAGCTTCCGCCAATGCCCGCTCGATATGCTAATTCTAAACCACTACCAAACGAGCTTGTGATATCAACGCCATCTTTATCGGTTATAGTAAATTGGCCGTCAGTAAGTAATGTGTGCTCACTTATTGTACCAACAAGCGCTGACCTGCTAGCAGCTCCAGTTCGCCTAAAGCTTCGAGGTGTTGTAGCCTTAAGAGCTTGTGCGGAGTCTCCGCCCAATGATATAGTATTATTTAATTCCAATACTTCAATACCACCGTTATATGTGAGTGGCGTGTAGTCAGTACTGGTTTCGGTCGCAGGAATTGGATTATGAGCAGGACTGTCAGAGGTTAACCTATCAAACGAAATACCAACTTTATCTGTTTCAGTAATTAAATATTTAACTTCTTCTTCGTCGCTTTTATTGGTTGAGTAGATATCTCTTACATCAATATTTGTAGGATATTTTGACAACTGGTGAGGCAAAACATTATTGTGTAATAATGAATGTACACTCGGCGCTTCATTATTTTCATCTAAGTAATCAATTCTCGGTCTTGCGAATTCAATTTCATTGCCGGTAGTAATAGCTCTATACAAAAAACTTCTAATTAGAACCGCATTGGTGTCAGTGCCCAGCGAAAATTCTTGGATAGTTATACTAGAAATTTTATTTTTAGTTTCAACAGAGTATATTCCGCCATCACTGTAATCATTATAGCTTAAGCTTTCAGCTTCCGTTCTTTTAAAGAAATTTTTATTATACGTGCCGTTACTGCCATCAGCTTTAGTTATATATCCAACTGCCATATACCATTTGCCTACTTCAATCCCATCTGGCAGAGAACTCAAATCAAAACTGAAAAAGTATGGATTATTAGTAGTAATTGTGTTATTCCGTTTCGACGCTACAGTTCCTCTTACACCACTACTTGTGCTGGTATATGGATAAGCGCCAAAATACAATTTGCCATCGACCGCCTCATTAATTTTAAAAAATTGAATAAATCTGTAATCTTTAATCGCGGATTGGGTAGCTATAATCGGTGACTTGTATCCGCCGTTAGACCTTATGCCCTCTACTGCATTTTTACTCGCGGCCCATACTACATCAATGTCTCCAAAGGGTCCAGTTCTAAATTCTCTAACCGACTCAGCATCATCTTTACTAACACCATTCAAGCCAGTCCGATTCCATCGCCCAGTAACGCCATTCGCAGTAGTGTTAAAGTCACCGATACCCGGTCTCCACGGCAAATAGCTGGAAGATTTGAGTAGATTGGTTTCTACTTCAGGCGCAATATCCATTGAATGAACTCCGCTCAATTTAGAATCTTTCACTAAAGTGCCGACTGCAAATGTATTAGGATATGTTTTGTTTGAATCAGTTGCTGGTGTAGGAACTACTGGAAGTGAGCTATTAGCAATTTTATTAAATCCAAAATTTGGGTCATGTTTTAAAATCGCATTGTTATAAACTGGTTTACCGTCAGCTCTTTCAATTTTTAAATTCTTAAATAGTGTACTAGGTACGTGTCCCTCTACTTTATTGGTAGTCGCGGGGCTGTAATGTCCAATAAGAACTATTCTAAACTTAGTTGAGGTTGGGTCAAACTTTGTAGACGAACGGCCAGTTTGATTTACGGGATATTTATTATATGAATATGGTGCGGTTCCAATTCGGGTATCAGCTCTGCGTGGATTAAATCCACTAAAGTTAGCAGTAAACGTTCTCGACTGCCCTCCAGTTAGATTGACACCACCGGCTATTCCGTAATTAAAGATCTGCTGCTCGTCAGAGAAAATTCTATTACCAGCATCATCAATACTGCTAACGCCGGCAAAAACCCTATTAGTTTTATCTGGCAATAAATTTTCAATCTCTAATGATATATTGTATGTAGCATCTTCATCAATAGGTATTTCTAAAGGAATTTCTAACCATTGAGAATTACCATATAATACTAATCCGCCAAAGGCTTCGTCGTAATCATACCCGCCATGGTCAGCTCCGGTTTGCGCGTAATCGTTATAAGCAGTCACATATGGTGACCAGTCGTATCCAGTGAAATCAATTTTACTGAGATACTTTGGATCGCTAGCTTCTAATTCGCTTCTGTGCTCCACCCAAGCACCATTTATATATTCTGAAACAGCTCCATTTGCATTAATTCTTAATTTTTGATAGCCTGATGTGGGGTGAGCAATAACTACCGGATTACCCGTCAATACAGGTGTGTCAATACTAATTCTTTCTGTGCCGATGAATGGATAATGTTCACATTTATCTGATGTAGTATATCTCAGTGATAATGACGGACTCACTTGCTGAGCATTGAGTGTCGACGTTAAAGTCGAGCTCGTCACTGTTTGAGACTTTTCAAATATTCTGTTATGCCTTTTGTCGTATACGATACATTGCGCAGTTCGCTTTCTGCTCCATGTAGTAGTCGAATTGCGATACTGAACACTGCCTTTGCTCTTTAACCATTCTCTTAAAAATGGTTCTCCTTGACTATTATTTCCTAATCTACAAGAAGATGCATCCTGAGTATATACAATAGCAATCTCATTAGCTGAAATATTATCTAAGTGATTTACTAACTGCGATTCGGCGGCTTCGCTTTCAATGGTACTGTTGCCATACGTATCGTATGCTGCAGCCGAATAAGTTTTAGTAGTTGGATTGAATACTATTATGTTATGTCCGCGATTTACTTGGCCATAATTATATGTTGTAGCCGAACTGGTGGCTACTAATGTTGCGGAGCCAGATGCATTTTGAGTGGTAAGGTCTGGAAATATACCAGTACCTAGATTTGTGCCCGATAGCAATGTATTACCATCAGCTCTAAGACGGGCAATGTGCCAAGTTCCGTGTGTCGCTCCAGTTACCACCTCAGAAATATTTTCTTTCTTTATAACGTAAGTAGAATCACCGTCAGTGTGTCTGTAACTACCAAGCTTATTGGCAGAATATGCTCTATCAAAATCAGAGTTTGTTGCACTGCTTATTGTAATAGCCGACAATAAATCAAAAGTAGTACTAGGTCTTGCGACAGTTCTATCTGTAAAAGTAACGCCCCTAGCATACTCATCCTTTGAATCTAATTGTGTTCCCACAACTCTGAATACTGTATCTACAGCCTTTTGTTCTGCTGTAGCTGTTACGCCATTATCTGTAACCAATACGGAAACCTGTTTCTGACCATTTGGCAAATCATCAATTTGTTTAATTGATAATTCTCTTTCGTAGCCATCTTGACCTGTCCATTTTGTACCAGCTACATATTTATCACTACCAGATTCCTTTAATTTAAAAGACAATTCAATTTCGGAATCTTTAGTAATCCTTGCGCCAGTACGTATACCGGTTCCATTACCATCTAAAGAAATATATTTGTCTTCGTATGCTAATGAATTAATACTGTTCAAAATAGCGTTATTGGTGTGTCCTTTTAGCGTAAAGCCGGCTGAATCACCATTAGTATCGATACCACCGTCACCGATTTGTTTTATTCTTAGTCCACTGTCGTGGTCATAGAACGTATCTTTTTTGCTATTAAAGTTAGGTTGAGTCGTTTTGTAAAATGCTGAGAATTTCTCATATAGAATAATTTCTAACAATACATTAAAGAAGTATTCCAACCAACCCGGCTGCCATTTTGGTGAGTGTTGGCCCTTTGCGACAGTCTGTTGAATAGCAGAAAGCCATACGCGTACACCATCAGCAACATTAATTCTTAATGGATCGCTATCTTTAGCTCGTCTAGATTCTAGTTCTAAGTACAACGCAGTAAAGAACTTTAAACCAGACGGGTGAATAAGTTTATTATAATCAGTATCCCATCTATCAACAGATAGGTTTGTTCTGATTACATATGAAAATTCTTGAAAGTAATCGCTATCGTGAAGTTTATTTACATCAGATAAAAATCCTTTTGTTCCGGCCCAAGATATTTTTCTAGGGTATGAACTTCCACTGGAAGAAAGCCCAAAATTAGTTTCTACTATCGGGCTGCTAGCACTTCCAAACCCCTTTAACGCTGACGCGATAATCAGGTTCCGTCCCTTATTTGTAAAGTTAGTACTTCCATTATTATTAAAATCAATATCAATTATCTTGTTTAAGCCTGGTAATGACTTAGCGTTAACGTAATTTTTCAGCTCGGTGTCAGTACATACTCTATCATAAAAAGCAAACTGGTAAAAATATAATTCGCCATCTGGGTTTAAACCCTTTTCGCCACTTGTACCTGTTGAACCACTATTATGGCAATACCCAAGCATCGATGGATATAGTGACATTTGATGATCGTTACGATCAATATTTCCGTTAGTTGTTGGCGTTATAGATTGCGGGCCGTTATCGGTCACGCCCGAATTTGTCATTGCAATTTTAACTACATCAAATGTAGTCATGATTCCGTTAGCTATTGTTGATTCTACAGTAATAGCTAATCTAATTCTCTGTCTACCTAAATTTGCGGTTTCTTGGAATGGAAATGCGCCTACTCCCGTTACATAGTTGTTAAATGTTTTACTAAAATCATTTTGATGATTACCAAACCGGCCAGCAATATTAAGATTATTGCTACCATCGATTTTAATAGAAACCCCACCGTCTTTACCTGCGTCTAGGCTTAGCTCATTTGCGCTTGCAAAATGAAGATTGCTCGCGGCGAAAAGCGGGGAGTATTTGTGTGCATTTTGCTGGTTAGAATTATATCCAGCGGGTGGAGTAGGGTCTTTTCTATAATTATTTCCAAATTTAAAATCGATAAAGTATGTTGCTTTATTAACTTGCGAGTATGCACCCTGTTGGTAAAAAGCAATTCGTCTGTAATCCTCAAACCCCTTCTTATACCAGTATTTTTCTAGTGTTGAAGATTCATCTGCAGTACCTTGGTATATGCCATCAGATGGTTTAAACAATACCTCTTTTGGATAAAATATAGAAGCAATCTCGTCAAAAAAGATTTTAAAGAAAGATTCGAGTGAAGCTTCACTACCCCGTGTATTATAATATTCTACAACCTTTTTATATAGTGAATTTCTATCTAAATTTTTAGCTTCGGGTATGCCTTTAGCAATTTCTTTTGATATTCTTCCAAGATAGTCATCTGTAGTTTTATCGATGTCGTGCTCTTCTAAAATTCTTTTTACCACATTAGTGGGTGAAGCAATAACATCACTGACTGTAAATATAGTAGTACCAAGAATATCAATTTCAATAACATCATCAATCCTGTATCCTTGCCCTGGTTTATTAGGAAAAACTGATACCGTTTTTCCCGTATCAACTACGATGTCTAATGTTAGGCCGGATCCGTGTCCGCCTATAGTTGGAACATTAGAAAAATTAATTAAATCAGTTTTTGTCGGTGTAATCGCGGTGGTTAATGCAATAGGATTAATTGTCCCTTTTGAATACGCAGCTGACGTTGTGATGTCTGCAGTAATAGTCGATGCACTTACGTGCTCAGACCACAATACATTTTCTAAATTGTCAATTTTACTACCAATTGGGTCAACCAACCAATCTCTATCATAAAAATCATATTTAACTTTACCATCGAGTATTGATAGCATTACCCAAGTATCATTATAAGCAGTTCGACTAGAGTCGAGCCTCATTATAAAATACTCTGGCTGAATAAGACCTCTATAAACTATAGTTCCTTTCGCTGATTGAGGAAAATTGCTCGCTACAATTTCTTCATCTGTCAATTTACCATATTGCTGATTATAAGTCGACGGGACAAATGATTTTACATCAAGTCCAAGTCGTGCATCAGATTCTTTTAAATCTGCATATTGAAGTTCTTCGCCAGAGCCAGTATTAATAATACTAATTCCGTTAACGACCCCATCAATATTCATATAATCGTAATACTCTGTCAAAAGAGTAATAAGATTACTTGCATTACCTCTCAATTGCTCGGGTATGAGCGATTCTACGCGAGAAGACTCGTTATTATGTGGCTGAATTGCAAATGATTCAATGGCTTCGTGTGACATATTTTATTAATCTCGTGAGACTGTAGTATAACTAGCTAAACCAGAAGAACCAGCAATACTGATATTATCAATATCCCCTTGTATATTAGTTCTTTCCACGTCTATTTGTAAAATTTTCTTTCTTTGTGAAATGATATCATCGGCTGCCGGTCTAACTTCTACTCGTAATGATTCGTTAACATCATTCTGTAAATCTGATAAATCGACTAAACCTGTATTAGGATAAAGATAACCGACATTTGCATTAATAATAACAACTCGACCAGTGGAGTCTATTTGGTACGCATAGATTTGTCGTTTTTCGCTATCACCTGGAATGTGTTTATCCGCAAGAATTGCTTCCTTTCCTCCAATTATAATTGAAGACGTTGCAATCATTGATTCAGACTGGTCTAGCTTTCCATCGATAGTAAATCCAAAATCCACTTGAGCGGTATCTAAAGAACTCGCTGTAATGTTTACTAATTTATATGCGTATACTCTAGCGATATTGTTCAAGATAGCCGGATTAGCTGCGTCGATTGAAGCTAATAAATTGGAGTGTCGGTATACACCGTCAAAATTGTTTAGTTTCGATTGATTGTAATTAATTAGTGTTTGCTTAATAGTAGAAATTAATCCGCCTAAAGATGTACTAGTACCACTTGGGTCGTATTTAAAGAAAACTTCAAAATATATATATGTGTATTCGGGGTCAACAATAACTGGAGTTATACCAACCATCTTTTTAGACTCAAGCAATGAAAGAATTTCGGCTTTCTGTAAAGTAGTTAAATACGGAGCGGCGGTCGGTTTAGCTGAAATATAAACTTTACCGAATTGTGGAATAGGTTCTGTTTCGCCGCCCCATGCCGCAACGTTGTCAAGCCCTGAAAAGCTTTTCATAATGATTGACTTATAGTCATCAGATGTTACAGCTCTTTCCTGTGAGATAAAGGATAATGGGGCGTTATATTTAATTGAATTAATATCTTCTACCTGATTACCTCCAGCTGCTTTTGCTGTAGTAGTAACTATCGCCGAGCCTGATTCATATTCTAATCCACTTTGACCATCGGTAAAATTGAATAGAGAAGCTCCATTTGTTAAAGGCCCTTCGGAAACCAAATATGTAAGTCTAACTAGACCCGAGGCTGCAGGTCTTGCACCAAAAAGATTATTACCAAAGCGGATTTCAAAATTGCCATCTGCATTTTCATCTACAAAATAAATTTTTGAAGTACCATCTACGTTTGGAAATTCGGTAAATTTATTATAGGCTTGCTGAGTACCATTGACCGCTGCAATTGTTGGAAAGACTTCTACTTTTAATGTTGAGGTATCTGCATTCTGCGCGTTAATAACAAATCTTTGGTCATAACTATTATCGATTGTATAATTCTCTACTCGAGTAGTACCCTGTTTAATAATTAGATTATTAAACGTAAAGGTTTCTTGAGATTCGTCTTTTTGAGCAACTGTAATCTCGGCTGTTTCAAATGAATAAGTTGTAGAATCAATACTAGTAGTAAATTGAGTACCTTGAGGAAGGGTGAGTGTGCTATTACTAGCTCCTTGTTTCGAACTCAATACTAATTTTATTGATGCTGATGGCGCAGTTACAGACTTAGGAGTATATCCAAGGAGCTTCGCGCGGGAAACAACATTACCACGAACTTGAGCGGAATCAAGAAAAGATTCGTTCATTGCCATGTGAGCATTAACCGCATTATAATGTGTATTATATGCAAGAATGTCCATTATGTGATCAAGGCCAGAGCCTGTAAAATCATAGTCCGTAAATGGGCCCCCGGTGCGTTTAAAATAATCAATAAGATTAGCTTTAATCTTATCAAAATCTAGTTCTGTTGTATTAAATTGTGACATATTATCTTAATCTTTCTAAGTAAAAATCTATGGTTTGATCGCCCGGTGTACCAATAATATTAAAATGTACACTAACGGCCATGGCATTCAATTCTGCGTTGTCCTGTATGTTAACTTTTATCTTACCTACTCTAGGCTCTAGGCTCGAGATCATATCTTTAATTTTATTTCTAATAGACTCGAATGTATAGACATCTACATTATCAAACAATTGTTCAAATATACCACTGCCTATATTTGGGTTAAACAGTCTTTCACCTCTTTGGGTTAGTAGCAAATTTTTAACAGACTGTTTAACTGCATCAATATCAGTAATAGGCCGGATATCATTATATGCGGGATGTGGCTTAAAAGATAAATCTAAATCGGCAAAAACCCGATCTTGCTTGACCGAGATATTCGACGCGCCATTGTTATTATAATCCGAATAAGCCATATCAACTATTTATAAGACTTTTAGTAGTCTTCGCCCAAGAAATCGCGTAGCTCTGGACTAATTCTTATGGGCTGTGTGGCTCCTTTAGGCACTTCGTGCACAAACCCAAAGGAAGCCAAATCTTTATGAGCTTGATAAGTGTCTGCGAATTGTGTGACATATCTTTTACCATCCTCGCTCGTCGAATACATGAAGTGCGGAATAAATGAAGATTCGGAATGCTTAGATACTTGACTAGTATCTTCTTCAGTTGCATTTCCCGAAAGTACGGATTCCCACGGCTCAAGTTTTCCACCGACTGAATTTGGTATAAAGTTTCCTGCGGATGGAAAGTCTTCTAATTCTTTGACTGCGGTATTTGTTGTCCAAGAAATCATTGTTAAAAAGGCCAAGCGACTTTCTTTACTAATTATTACTTTAGCGTTAAATAAAGTATTTACATAGTCGTGTATCATATTGGCATAATCATTATCTGCTTCTACATGAGTACTATTTCTTATGCTCGTGATAGTATAAAAATGTGGAATAAAATTTGCTCGATAATCATTATATTTAAATTTAAATGCTGGTGGTATTCTTATCTTAGCTTCATCCGTACCACACAATTGCCTTAAGCCATATCCATACTCTGGATTATATTCTTTAATGCCGAAACCCACTTCATTATATACCTGTCGCTGGAGTTGGGGTTTGTATTGCTCATCAAATTTTCCATCATACCACCGGTTATTACCCCGAACGTCAGGTCGTCTACCGAGAGTAAGAAGCACCTTGCTCCCATAGTTCGATATCGCAGACTCCATATTTGCATATGCTGTTAGCTTTGACTTATATAAAACCCAACGGTCTAATGCAGGTGGAACTCGTATGTCTGGGTTTAATAAATAATAATCAGCCACTTGGCCCTCTGGGTTTCTTATTTTCCACGCAGACGGTAGGTTGTGAAACATAGTGGATGCCTGAGTTTGGTCGCCTTGTTGAGTCATTCCGCGGGTCGTCTCTTCCATCTTCTCGCGAAGTGATTTCATAAATTCTTTCTCGGCTTCAACTATTACGGCCTTCGCTGCTTTAGCTTGAGTTACAGAAAATCCTGACTGCGATATTATTTGGTCTACCTTCGGATCTGCCGGCATCTCCGCAGCAGTAGGTTGCACTGGCTCTGGGTCTTCTTGCTCTGGATTACCATCAATATTTTCTACTACATCAATAGTAGTAGGTGTTGGTTCTAATTTACCATCTGCTCCAACCTTAGCTTCTACTTTAGGAACGTCTTTACATATATCAAAGTCCAATAACGCAAGTGGGTTTTTTACTATATCCAGTACATCTTCAATATTATCGACGAGGTCACCCCATGCGTTTTGTATTTTCTGTAAGTCTTCTAAAAGCTCAGGTGCACCGGCCTTAGCTTTTGCGATTAGTTTATTAATTTCATCTTGAAAATTAGGAATTTCTGGCAACTTCGGTATACTTAGATTCATCGCATCTAGTTGCTCTTGGGCAGCTGCCTTTATGTCGGCCAATGCGTCTTTGCCAAGAGTGTCTAATTGAGCAAGCTTATCAGCCAATGCTTTTTTCTTTTCTTCTAAGCTCGCTAATAATTTATTCTTTCCACAATCTATTGCCATAATCTTAACCTCCTGCAAATACGTTTGATGAACCAGACGCGACTGAAGTACATCCACTAATACCATCACCAACTCTTCCGCATCCTAGTCCATTTACTTTTACTGTGCTTGAACCTGCAGCGATCGGTGCAGAGTGCGATGGGCAAGGAGAACCAGGAAGTAAGTGCCCTGTGTTATTATCGCCTTGGCGAGACACAGCAATTCCATTAGCGAAAACATTTCCACTTCCGGCTGCTCTCACCATTCCACTACAATGAGCCACATCTGCGTCTCCTATTCTTGTTACTGCTGGCATATCTCTATTTATACCCTAAGTGGCGGTTTCCATATAAGTCTTTAACCACGTTAAAGCTGGTCTTTCTCCCGTACCATCACGATTAATTAATCCAGTCTGATGGCCCTGGTCGTATCTCCAATTCTCTGTGTTAATATATCCCCAAATCGTTACCCGTTCTACATTAGGGTGATTCCATATCGCTGGAAAAATAACTTGATATCTATCGAGTTGCTTTTGATCTATATCGATACTATCGCTGTTTGTACCTGAGATATCAAGCTCTGTAATGTGGATAGGTAATCCAGTTTGACTATGTACATCGTCAATGGCTGCAGTGATTTGAGCTGCGGTCAAATCATTAATATTAAAATAATGAGATTGCATACCAACTCCGTCAATTAAATTTGGATTATGATTTTTAATTGCATTGACTGCAGCACAATTTTCATCACGAACTGTTTGATTACTCATCATACCAAAATCGTTTATCCAAATTTTTGCATTTGGAAAATAATTTCTTACTGTCTCGAAAATATAAATCGCCCAATCATAACCACTCGTACCAGCTCCACCAAATTGATTTATGATTCGAGTAGTACCAGCGTCTTGGTGACCTGTAGCGATTTCATTAAGCGCTGCGATACCATAGATATCATCTCCATATCGTGTAGATATTGCACTACACCAAGTTTCAAAGGCCGACTTACTTTCAGCAACACTTAAACCTTCCCACCAATCGGGTGTACCTTGATCAGCTCCCCAAATTAATGTATGCCATAACATTTTAATCCCATTTCTCTTACAATGAGCATGTAATATATCAGCTCCACTAAAATCGAATGTACCACGAACCTTTTCTACTGGTTGCCATTTACAAAGATTGCCAGCGGCCGCACTATTCCATAAGTCGGCATAATTTGCAGCATTTTGCTCAGTAACAAAAGGTTGAGTGGATTGTATCTCACTCATCTGAGCAGTATTAATATTTCCAAGCAACTTACTCTTTTGATATGCTAATGCACCTATATTATCTGCAACTTGTACACGTTGTGCAGTAGCTCTACCTATAAGTTGAGCAAAAATATTTTGGTTTAAAACAGTATGAGTAAATGAATAAGTTAATCCATCAGTCGCACCACTGTCATATTTTATTGCAAATTGTACTTGATACGTAACATCAACTTCACTGGAGCCCTCTTCGGCCTTAAATAATTCAACGTTGTCGGGCAAAGCAGTTATATTGTTTCCTATAGTGGGGGTTTCAATTAAATCACTTGAACCAGCCGAAACGTGTTTTACTACGTCGTCTGTGAATGCCCCATCGTATTGTCCGACTAATCTTATTTTATATTCTCCACTGGTATCTACATCATGTGGATATGTTACAGCTGTTCCGCCTAGCTCAAGAGTGATTGTTATAGTATCATTCGTGCTTATGTTTTGACTGATGTCAATAAAAGGCGAACCCGTCATGTGGGTCAATCCTGTTATTTCGGTGATATTACCATCGGGGCTAGAGTCTAAGTTTTTATTAACAGTAATTAGCTTTGTAAAATTAAATGCTTTGCCACGAGCTTTATCTTGGGAATTAATATCTGTGATTTCAATATCTGACATTACATAGTTTCCCGTTCTAGTAATTCTTGTAACTTACCTTCCCACTGTTCCATTTCCTCATGCTGTTCATCAGTATGAGGTGGGTCAGGCATCTCTGGTACAAATGCAATTACGTTCTCAAATGACTCTGGTATTTCTTCAAAATTCTGATATACCTTAGTTCTACCACCTATTAAAATTTTAAAATAGTGTGCCATTAGTTTAGATTAATCCGCGAACCGTCGATATCTGTAATTCCTGCTGCGTGTAAGTCCATCGCATCTGGTGTATCTACAGTAATCTTTCCGGTCGCGTCAATATCTAAAGTCGATGTCACATCAATCTTATATGTAGTATCAATAACATCTGTTCTTGCACCGGTATTTTGTTTAAGCGTACCAATAACTGACCGCGATTCATTACCCATAATTACACTCTTTAAATTTTTACCAAATGTGATATTCCCGCTTCTCTTACATTCAAACTCAAACGCTCTTGGAGAATCATTTGCTGATGGAGATTGGTGACTAGCGTGAATAGTTCTTTTTTCGAATTCGCCAATACTAGAAATTAAATTTCCTTTTACATTCATCATTTGGTTTTTATCTACTTCAAGGAAATCAGACATCACGATCTTTTCATGCTTATTGCCACGAACTAAAAGGTGATAATCTTTTTCTACTTCCATATAATAATCGCCTTTAACCAATGTTCTTGCATCACCGTTAATAGTTACATTGCAATTTCCTTTAATAGAAACATTATTATTTTCAAGTACAACCTTATATTCATTTCCATTTACAACGATAGTTTTATCTCCACTAGCATCAATTTCACTATAAGTACCTGAAGTGTGTTGTACTAAAATTCTTTCGTTATTGGGAGTTTCATCAAATTCTACAATATGACCACAGCCGTATTCTTTAGTATGGCAATTAGGATACGTAGGATTTGTAATATCTTCTTGGCTTTCTTGTAACCATCGTTTTCTTTCAAAGAATTTGGCGTCTTTCTGCAAAGTATTCTTAAGTGTGTCTGTGCTAGGCGGAACCGCCATTGGTATATTTACTTTCTTGCCGTCTTTATCGAGCGCGCGAGAATCATTCCGTAAACTACTTTTATCAATATAAGACTTAGACTCCCTATATTCACTGGTAGCACCTTTAGGTTGGTCATTCGCGTTTGCAGTTCTGGGATTTTCTCCAAATGGGTCCGCGAACCCCTTTTCGTAATCAGAACCCATGGGTGTTCTAGATGGTAATGTTCCTAATACTAATGGGTCTTGGCATGCCTCGCCATCTCTAAAGAATCCAACTACCCAGCTACCTTGAACAACACCAGTAGCAGCTTCACCAATACCAGAGCATGACCCAGAAGTAATCGGTGTCATCACATTCGCCCACGGCAAATCAATAGTACGAATACCGTCTTCTTTATTTTTATTTGAGGTGTGATAACCAAAGCATCTTACTCTCACTCGTCCTTGTTCATACGGGTCGTGAATATCTTCTACTACACCAATAAACCAATGAAACCCCGTTGATAGGAAATTATTATTTTTATAATCCATAATTTAAATTTCGGAAAAAACTGAATCCTTTTTGCATTCTACGTCACATGTATATTTATCTTCTTGATCGTTAAATTCAAATTTGTGTAGAACTGACGTTATTAAATAATTACCAGAAAGCAATTTGTCGAGATGCCCGGTATCAGCATCTTCGCTGTTATACCCGCGGTATGCTATAGCTTCCATAGATTTAGGAAATAACAATTTGATTTTTCTACCAGCCTGTAAATTAAAATCGCCATTCAATGTAATATTTTGGGTCATTGTATTTAATTTAGAATTAAACGCGTTTATTGTAGCAGCCCCGTGTCGCATATCATTTCCATAGTTCTTATTTGCGCCATACGCTAATTCATTGATAGAAAAATATTCTGTATGGGCATCAGGCAAAGAATTTAAAGGTCTACTGTTATTTCTTCCAATCTTAAAAGACTGCGATAATAGTGTATGGCCTCTGTCTGATACAGCAGTCTTTCTAACATTCGAACCGCTATCACCACCATAATCAAATTCTTTCTGTTTAAATGTTTTATTTGACAAATCTAGAAAATTATTTTTCGAGGCATAGCCGCCACGTACTGATTGCGCAACCTTTGACATACCTAAATTAGAAGAGAAATCTAGTATTCTAGTCTGTCTTTCTACATAATCATCTTCGGTATGAGGTGCTGCAGTGTATCCTTTTAAATAGACATATGCATTGTAATTTTTATTTAGTTCCGAATCCATTAAATACGACAGTGAATATAGTCGTACCATGTTATCAATGCTCTGGAAGAAAAAGAATGGTGCTCCGTTTTCATCGTGAGCAGATTTTCTAAAATACTCAATTGCGGATAATGGTTCTTGCATATTAATTATACCTTTATGCCTAGAAACATCAGTTCCTTTAATAGACATACTATCATAAAATAAATCATTTTGTACAATTCTTCTAATCTGCTCACTAGCACTACTATTATATGCCCGAGAGATTTTCATAAATTTAGAATTATACGCATGATGCGAAATTCCCTTTAAAACGTATGCTTGCTGATTAGCATTAGTATGGGATTTTGCAAAGTCAGAGTATTCTGTAATCACAAATTCCATAGTTCTATTAACCGGCGTGTCACTTACAAACGGCCATTTCTCAAACTCAATACTTAAAGTCTCTTGTCCAATAAGAGCAAAAGACTCAAAGAAATTAACTGAATCCGCAATAGTAACTTCGATTATAATTGAAGGTAAGTATATACTTTCACGAATTACAATATTAGAAATCAATTCGTCAATTACACGGAAGTCTCCTGTGTGATTATATAATTTAGCACTTACTAAACTGAAATGCGAAGGGTCTAAGCTTTTTCCACTGCTCGATAATGTTGTTGCCATAATTTATTTCCTAATAACCTCCACCGCCACCAGAAGGAGCACCGCCACCAGAAGGAGCACCGCCACCACCAGCAGAACCACCTGATGAAAAACCTCCACCACCACCAGTAGAAGCAGTAGATATGATTCCATTAGTACTTCCTACCCGAGTAAGACCTTGATTGAGTTTCCGTTTAAATTCTTTTACAAAATCTTCAATTAATTCAGGCCGGACAATTTTAATTCGACTTTTTTCATCATTCACACGTATTGCTGATTGATAATTACTAACATAATTCATTGGTTCTTGACCTTCTACTGCAAGTTCATTTCCATATGTTAAGTATTTGTATTCGCCATCAGCGTCAAGATATTGTTTTCGCTGAATACCGTTTAGCATATCATGCGCATTAATTTTATCGTCAAGATTTGCTGGGTCACCGCCTTGTCTGTAATAATATGCAGGGGCATTTCTTGCTGAAACAAATGAATGTTCTTTACCATCGGCTTGGCGTCTATACGGCTGAAGACCATACCACTTCATGTTTCCGTTAACGTACCAAGGAGTAAAATAATTTCTAAAAACGTTTAATGCAGCTTGAGTTCTTCCAATAGAAACATCTCTCGTCTGGTCTTGAAATTCTCTTAGAGGTAAATTATTATAGGCTAGTATATTACCGTCTACAGTAGTTTGGTTAGCTTGGCCAATAATTTGTGTTTCGAACCACTCAAATAAATGTTCACACCATTCAACTCTTTCTGCCGTCATAAGATTCTTATAAAACGGACCCGGTTCCATGTGATTCGCACCGTCGCCTTCCCTATAACCATTCTCCGAATTTTCTCCTATAATTGGCCAATCGTTAAACGTAAATGACATCGTACCTTGATGTGCCTCGCTAGCCCATGTTCCTAACGCGTTTTGCTGAAAATTTAAAACGGGGGTTTGTAATAAAGTGTTCTTTAACTCTAATTTAGCATCACCCATGAACAAATTTCTATTAGAAAAATCTTTTAGGTATAATTGATTTAGCCCTTGGTCCCATTTTACAATTGAAGCCGTGGAAAAATTTCTATAAACTTTTAAATCTTCGTAAGATAAATCTAAACCCGCTAAGCTATTTGATATATGCTCGTATTCTTTAGTTTCGGGGTCATTGTCTTCTTCTAATTGTCCCGTCGCTACAACAATCTTATCTCTAATAACTGGGTTTAACGTAAATACGCCAATATTATCATACTCATTTGTAAATTCTGTTTCAATAGAAGAAGAGGCTTGAGGCCAATCATCTAAACCAGCTTTTAAACTTTCATTTATAATAAAGAACGTCCAATAATAATCTGGTGTACCATATAGCCTTTGCGATAAATTGTCTGGTCTTTCACCATCTCCGACCGTTATCAATCGATACGATGCAATATCAGAAGCGAGAATGTCATTAACGTCTACGTGGCGGAATAAATCAACAATCGCTTTAGGCTGATTGCCTATTTGTAATTGTGTAAATGGAAATTGGCTGAAAAAACTCATAGTACTCTTTGGTCCTTGTTATATGCTTTGTCGACCCCACCACCACCTTTGACCAGTCCGACATCCGTTTCAACAAATCCTTCTCCATAATTAAGAGCGGTGGCACGGGATGTTCCTTTATTACTAATGCCCCTTGCATTCATCATATCGTCGTCATCAGCACCTTCAGTACTATATTTTTCAATCATATTGTGAAGGTTATCGATATCGGTTCTTTCTAGAGCTCTTGCTTCTTGGAATGTCATTGATATATCGACTTCAAGTGGTGCACCATCTACGTGCCATACAGGCGCAGTAGTATTGAACGTAGAATTAAAATTTTGAAGGTAGCATGCCATGATACCAGGCAAAAATTTATTTGTCATAACACCCTTATCATTAATTCCTGTTAAAAATTCAATTTCCCATATAGCAGGATATTGTAAAAAACCAGCAGAATCTGATTTACCTTGATTTAATCTTCCGGCGTACATATATCTTCTAAATCTATGATGTATATGTCTAATTGCCAATGCTTCTTCTTGACTATCTGCAATCATTTTGAAATTAAAGGTAAAAGAACGAATACCAGACCCTTGGAATGCAGTATTTTGAAATGGATTAGCAACGATTCGATTTGCAAATGTAACTTTATCTACAAACCCTTCAGCTCCTGCTAACTTAGCTCCAGCAATTCCTAATTTACCTAAGGCCTGAACAATAGTACCACTTTTAGTAAAATTGCCACCAAGTGAAGCAACACCAGCATCTTTGTTACCTTCTGTTCTATTTAATCCATCACTCAATCCCGCACCGAACATTCCTAAATCAATAGTAGAAAGCGCTGCATTATCAGCAAATGCGATATTAGCAGGACATGGAAAATATGTAGCTCTTCGTACTAAATTAAATATTTTTTCTCCACTTTTTTTAATGTCTTCTCGTTCAAAACAAGTAAAGCGAACCTGCGGCCGGGCAGTATTAGAATTTAAATTTAGAGGATATCTTAAGTCCTCTCTAGATACTACGGTCCTGTCTGGTATTAGAGCGTCAGCTCCTTGGCCTAAAAGATTTCCTTTAGTAATTGCACCTTCTCCAGTTGGTTTGACAGAGGTTTGCTTGTTCTGGCCAAGCCCGAGTACATCTGAGCCGAAGCTTTGGGAACTCCAACCAGCCATCAGATTATACCCCTTTTAAACGTTATAAATACCATCATAACTCTATTTATAAAAAATGTTATGGCATACCGCGGAAAATATAAAGTTAAGAAACCAGAAAAATACGAAGGTGATTTTAAAAATGTAGTGTACCGTTCTCTTTGGGAAAGACAGTTCTTTAGGTGGTGTGAAGATAATAGCGAAGTAGTTCGTTGGGGTTCTGAAACTGTTGTAATTCCGTATAGATGTAAAACCGACAATAAAATGCATCGATATTTTATGGACGTTAAGGTCAAATTTAAAGATGGTAGAACAATACTGGTTGAAATAAAACCTGAAATACAGACAAAACCACCCAAAAAGGGTTCTCGTAAAACAAAAAAGTATTTGAACGAGGTCATGACTTATATAAAAAATACTTCTAAATGGAATCAGGCCGAAAAGTATTGTGATGCCCGTGGGTGGGAGTTTAAAATCTTCACAGAAAAAACACTTAAATCGCTTGGTATACGCTTGCTAAACTCATAAATAGAGTTATGGCAACGTCTTTATTAAAAAAGTTTGAGGGTGGATTATCTTATAATGAGATTGAATCCTATACGTCTAAAGCCCGCACTTGGTATTTAAACGAATTACAAGGTATGCGGATGAATAGACAAGCTCTGATTAGAGACCCCGAAACAATTAAAAAAGCGAGGCCATTGCCAGGAAGAATGTTCATGTTTTTTTATGACGCTAAGCATAAAGCTACTTTGCCATACTACGATCGTTTTCCGCTAATTCTTATGGTTGAATCCGCAGCACCTAAAAAAGGTTTTTACGGTTTAAATTTTCATTACTTAGATTATAGAAAAAGAGCAATTCTCCTTTCAAGACTTTTACAGTATTCAAATAACAAAAAATACGACGAATCAACTCGATTGAGATTGAGTTATAAATTATTAAAGGGCGCATCTAAGTTGGCCGCATTCAAACCATGCTTTAAGCACTATTTACCTAGCCAAATAAAAAGCCAAATAAAAATGGTTCCGGCTGATTATTGGGAAACCGCACTATTCTTTCCGAGTGAACAATTTAAAGGAGCATCAAAAAATGCAGTATTTTCTGATAGTAGGAGACAAATCTAATGGGATTATTTGATTCAATAAAAAAATTAGCTAGTAATGGCGGACAGGGCCATCGGGTTGATGACTTAAAAGCTGTTATTGGTAAAAGAGGCGGTATCGCAAAAACCAATCGGTTTGTTGTGATCATGACCCCACCAGCAGCTACGTTGCTCAATAAAGATTTTAAAGGACTTCTTTTTCAAGGTCTTACTGGTAATTTAGGACTAAATGATTTCTTTAACGACCCACGAGATATAGCGATGCTTTGCAGGAGCTGTACATTACCTGGACGCTCAATAAATACTCTAGAATTTCCAAAAGAAGGTTATAAAAATCAGGTAAAATATCCAACCTCATATGTAAATGAAGACGTGAGTTTTAATTTTCTGCTAACAAATGATTATTATATGAAAAAGGTTTTTGACGATTGGCAAGCTTTAGTTTTTGACCAAACTAATCATACTATTTCTTATAAGACGACTTATACGTCTGATGTTATTATTCAACAATTAGATCAAGATAATAATGTAGTATTTGGCGTAAAATTAAGTAATGCATATCCAACAGCAATTAATAGTATTGCATTAGACAATAATCAATCAGACGCGGTTCAAGAACTCCAAGTAACAATGACATACGATGACTTTGCACCTGAAGGCGCACTAAGTTCTATTGTATCAGGTCTAAAAGAAGTATTAGACTTCAAATTATTTTAACAACAACTAAATTATAAAAGAAAAATTAAATTATGGCACTACCTAAATTAGAAACCCCTACCTATGAGACAACTATTCCGTCTACAGGTAAGACGATTGAGTATCGACCTTTTCTTGTAAAAGAAGAAAAAATATTGATGATGGCTCAAGAATCGCAGGACACTGCGCAAGCAATTGGAGCATTGAAAAAAATTATTAGCTCTTGTACGTTTGGAAAGGTCGACCCTAACGAGTTGACTACATACGACGCGGAGTTCTTATTTCTTCAATTGCGAATTAAAAGTGTTGGAGAAACTGTTGAATTTCAAATTAAGTGCAGTGATCCAGATTGTGACGGAATGACTGACGTTATTGTAGACTTAACTCAGGTTGACGTAATAATGCCTGAGGAACCGCCAGTAACTAATATTAAGTTAAATGATAACATCGGTATGACACTTAAAGAAGTTACGCTTAAAGATGCAATAGGTTTATCTGGCAAAGAAATGGAGGATATTACCGGCCTTGTTGCGACAGTAATTGACACAATATACGACGACGAAAAGGTCTATAATGTTAAAGACGTACCAAAGAAAGAACTGGCTACATTTATTGATTCGCTTAATCACAATCAACTAGAGCTCGTAACAGAATTTATACAGAAGCAACCACAAATTAAAAAGGAAATAAGATATACATGCGTAAAATGCGGTAAAGAAAATGTTATAGTGCTAAGCGGCCTACAGGATTTTTTCGCCTAGGCCTTTCACATGATTCATTAACTAATCATTATCAAACTAACTTTTCTATGATGCAGCATCATAAATATAGCTTGACAGAATTAGAAACCATGTTACCGTGGGAAAGGCAAATTTACACAACCCTACTCATTCAACACATTAAAGAAGAAAACGATAAAATAGAACAGCAAAATAGAAGCTCTGCCTAATGGATATAGACAATATAATCAAAAATAGTAAAACGCTATCGCAATTGACGAAAGATATTTCGAAAATTGCTAAAAATGGCGGCGGTGGCGGTGTGGGTGGAAAGGTCGCTCAAGGCGCGACAGGAATTAATCGAATTGACCAAAAGATTGATGATGTCAAATCTGCGCTTGGTAATAATACTACGGTTCAGTTTTTTAAAGACCCCGCCGCAGTGTTAGGGAAAGGAATGAGAGGAGTTATACAACCTTTTACTGACTTTTTGCCAAATATGGTAGATCAGCTTAAAAAATTTAATCCATTTGGTAATGGAAGTAATAAAGGAGTAGCTAAATCATTAAGTCGCTTATCAGAAGCTACTGAAAATAATACAAGATTGCTTGAAATCATATCTGGTAATACTTTAAGTGGAGATGAAATTGCGGGTGGTATGCAAGAAGCATTAGGCCAGACCGTAATGAGAGATTCGGTTAAGCAATTGAATTTACAAGATTCTTCGTTAAAAGAACTTTCGCTGCTGAGAACGCAATTCGCTGTATTGCCAGACCAAATGATAGGTGTATTAGCTAAACCAATCAATAGTGCTATCGGCGCTTCGATGAAGGGTGTAAAGAATTTTGGTAATATGCTGTTCAAAAAAGATAAAGGCGAGGAGCAAGTTAAAGGCCTATCGCAGGTTCAGCATGAGCTAGCTCAATTTGGTAAAGTGTCCAGCAGTGATACTGAAGCAGAAATGCACCAAAAACAATCTCATCACAATGAATTATTGCAGGCTAACAATTCACTTCTTAGTGGTTCAATGGCAGATAAACTATCGGCAGAACACCTCCACAATATCGAAAACATTCTATTAGGAGATACTGACGTTAGCCAAGAAAAATTAAAATTTGATATTCGCGAGAGAAGACGAATGTTGGCTCAAGACCAAGCGATGGCTGAGTCAAAGCGCGATGATATGACTCGCCAAACCGAGCTGTTCGAGGGCATCGGCGCTAAACTAGAAGCTATTGGTGATGCTTTAGGCATGGGTGGTGAGAATGGTAAAACCTCTAAAAAAGCAGGCGGTATATTTGATTGGATTAAGAAAAACTTTATGGGCATTGGCGGCGGATTACTTGCTGGTGCTACAATTGGCGGTGGTGCTATCAGTGGATTATTCTTAGGAATGATTAATGTACTAACTGAAGGCTTTAGGATTTTGGGACGAAGACGAGTAATGGTTACTCGAGGAGCTGGTGTATTAGCTATTATGGGGCTTTCTCTTCTTCCATTCGCGGGGTCTTTAGCTGTATTAAATAAAGCAATGAATGGATTTACTTTAAAGAAAGTGGGAGTCTTCGCTGCGATGTTAGGAGTCTTAGGAGCAACTATAGCTGGATTCGCGATTGCTATTGCGACTGGCGTTGGTGGCGTTGCGGTGGCGGGAGCAATTGGTTTATTAGCTCTTTTAGGCGCGGCTTTGCTGCCATTTGGCAAAGCTATTAGTATGGCAGGAGATGGTATTGAACCTGCAGCCGACTTATTCTCAGCGCTTGCAGCGGTTAAATGGAGTTCTTTCTTTTTAGCTGGCCCAGCATTAAATGCATTAGCTTCTTCTTTAAGAGCCTTTAAAGGATTGCCCGATATTGCAGGTGATAATTCTTCCGCATTTGGTATGATCGGTGGAATTAGTGACAAAATTACTGCATCATTGCCCAATGCGGCTAAGCCAATTCAAGATTTTAATACAGCTCTTGCCGGACTCTCTTCTATAAAACTTGACAATAGTATTGGCAATGCTCTAAGTGGAATATATAAAGCTGTAGATAAGCGAGACTTTCAGAAAAGACTAGAAGCTGCTGGTAAAGGTATGAAATCACTACTAGGTTCTATTAATTCAGAGCTTAACAAGATGGAAGGTCGAGCACTTGATAAAGTCATGCAACTATTAAATAGTGGTGAAACGTCTATCGATTTGATTGGGTCAACTAATACTACTGGTGCACAAATGTACGCTGGAAGTGCTATGGGCCCTAATGGAAATGGAGGGTCATTTATTAATGTTGATAATTCTACTGGTGGTACTAGTACAAATATTCAAGTTACTCAACAGACTCTACCGCACGTTAATGATACTACGATGTCATTATTACGCGCATAATATAAAATGGTACTCCGAGCAGGACTCGAACCTGCGACCCACGGTTTAGAAAACCGTTGCTCTATCCAACTGAGCTATCGGAGCATAAAAAAGGCCACCCCGAAAGATGGCCTTCTCGTTAATTATTCATTTTACTCTTGAGCGAGCTTCGCGAAGAACGACATTGCGTCATCATCTTCACTCTTAGCTGCTGCTGGAGCGGGAGTCGAGGGTGTATCCGTATAAGGTACATCTTCGTCTAGAACAACAGACTCAGCTGTTGTGTGAGTGTTTGATACTTCAGTCTCACCGATTACTTCGAAGAGTTTCTTCTTCAGATCGCCATAAGACTTGTATTGCTCTGGGTCAATATACTCACCAAGATTGTGAAGACCACCATAGACAGATTCAAGCTTAGCATCTTCAGCACCAAGGAACTCTGACGAATCAGCGAACTCAGATTTATCGTAGTTACGATAACCTTCTACTTGGCGGATCTTCAACTTGAAGTCTGCACCACCCCAAAAATCGAAAGGATTTACAGGTGTTTCGTCTTGAAACTGTGGTTGCATTACATCCATAATCTTGTCAAAGATTTTCTTACCATACTGGTAAAGGAATACTTTACCTTCATTTTCTGGTGCAGATGGATCGCTTACGACATAGATGTTAGATACATAGTGCAAACGACGCTTACGGTCACGAGCAACTTGTTTATCTTCTTCTCTGCCTGAGTTCCACAGTTGTGAGTTCATTTCTGATACAGGATCGTCTTTACCAATAGAGGTAAGTGACTTCTCGATGTACCAACGACCTGTTGGCCCTTTGAACCCGTGGTCCCAGTATCTAACCCAAGGTACATCTTGACCTTCGGCTGCTGGAAGAAACCGAATAACGGCATATCCGTTACCAGCCTTATCGACTGTTGGTTTCCATTCACGTTCGTCCTTGTAGGACTTCTTCTCTCCACCTCCTGCTGTTTCCGCCGCAGCCAACAATTTTCCAATTGTGGTGTCTCTAGCTGCCTTCATATTTTGGAATGACATATTATTTTATCTTTCTGTTTGTTATTATTATTTTGTATATACAATATATTACACTGTATGTTCTAAGTTGTAAAGACTTTAATTGCAATCTTTTTCAACTTCTCTGTATTTATCCATTGGGACAAAAATGTTTTGTTGTTTTTATAGTGAACCAGTTTTTGTGGCCACTGTAAAGTTTCTTCGCATACCTTCTCTGCTCGAGATACAAAGTCAGTCATTAAATCTAAGGCTACAATCGTAGACATAGAAGTATGTTTAAATACTGGTGGTATACTATTAGTGTCTGCTGTCAGAAGTTCATCAAACGACTGCACCTCTTTAGTTGCTTTCTTTAATTCTCTTTCAAAGTTATATGCTTGAGATTGTAACCAAGATTGTAGTTCTTCGTACAGGCTCTCGTCATACTCTCTAATGAAATAGTTTCCTACATTAGCATTAACATATGCTAATTTAATTACTGCATCTTGAGTAGGATAATCTCTAGCTATCTTTTTATATAGCCATTGATTCTTATCTGCTGCAAACTTGTTATGGTTAAACCAAGGCATCTTATATCGATACTTGACTGCATCATAGCTCTTTGTTCTAAAGTGGTGATTCACTGCATTGCAGATACACCAAGCTGCGTATGGGTCTGATTTAACCAAAGGGTAATTCGTTTCCGTTCGTATTTGGGATAACATTGAACTTCATTGCTTCAGCTTCCAACTTAGCCTTGAGTGGTCCTTTAACTAATTTTGCAATGTCATGCGGATCAATAGCAAATTCTTCGCATACATCGAGTAAAGCTTCGGAGTATTTCATACCATCTGTATGTACTAATAAGCAGACTTTTTCTGCTAATGATTTTTTCGTAAATGCCACAGGCACCTGTGGAGTTTTTTGTTTTGCCATAGTTTGTTTTAAAAATATAATATTATTATACCATTTCTGGTGTAAAGTGTCAACTCTTATTGCCGTAAATGGTAACATATATCAATCGGCATATAGCATAGACACTCACTACACCAATCACAACAGTTCCGAACTCGGCTAGTTTTGATAACATGTAATTACTCATCTGGTAGAAGCCCTCTAATTTGCGAAGGTGTATAACCTTCTGATTCTAGTAACTCAATAACAATATCTTTATCGACATTACCGTACACCTGGTCTCCGTTCATACCAAGCTCTGGAATCTTCCCAAAGGTATTACCTTCAAAGTAAGCTAGCTCATAACTAAAGTATGGACCTTGGTCGTGCTTAGGCGAACAATAGTGGAACTCACTCGCCTGCACTGAAAGCTCTCCGTCGCGGAATGGTATCGTTGGGTTTTGCGGTTTCATTTTAATATTCATCGATTTCTCCTTTGTAGCCCGCGTGAACTAATACGCTTGGTGTGACTTCGTCTTTGATAGACTCGACAAACTTTGAGTCGAGTTCTAATAGCTTTTTGACAATCTTGACCATCAGTTGTTCTGATAGTGTTAGTTTCTTTAATTTAGTTATTTGCATAATATAATTTTACAGTGTTCATTTACTCTGCCATTCACTGGCTGTTTGTTACCTTTTAGTTTATCCCAACCCTTTACCAAATCAGCTGTAGACAATATTGTTTCTACTTGATTAGCTCGGATTGTGAATTGTTGACTCTTATCTTTATCAAAGTCTTTGATAGACGTACCTCGTACAGATAATCCATTTCGCGTAAGAGCAGAATACTTTTGTAATTTTCTGGTCTTTTGATTGAATAAGACTACATGGCTTGAACCAGGAATCTTAACCGCTGACACATCGGAATTTTCTTTATCGTAATTCATGTCACGAACTTGAGCGCCCGCGGGCTTCACTTTCTTGACTCGAACAATGGTTTTTGCGTTCGCCTTTTCGTACTTTGATACGTCGGCTTTCATCTTTTCTAAAGTCTTAACCCATTTGTTCAGTTCACGTCTGCTGAGGAAAGAATAACCTTCTACCATTTGGTCGCAGGTTTTCTCGTATGCTTCTTTGGCATCACTAATATGTCTGTCTAAGAAGTCATGTACAAACTTGCAGCCTCTAGACGGAATACTTGCTCCGGCTAAGAGTGTTGCGATATGTACCGATGCAATATTACTTGCATCTTCAGACCAATCATCAAGTGCGTAATCAATGTGCGAGATAACTTCAGCATCTACTTTTTGCTCCAATCGTTTCATTGGTGAAATAGCTGGTGCTTTTGGTTTATCATTTGCTACATGGCCATCTTCACTAGATATAAAGTCTAGATTCTTAGCCTTTATAATGCATGTACCAATATTGTTCTTTAAGTACGGATTAGCATAAGGCATTCCACGATTAATCATTCGAGCAATCTTTCCTAGGGTGGTCACGCCAACCTTTTCTCCATGCTTCTTAATGAGTTTAATGTCACTCTTTGAATAGCTGTTATCAGCCATGTATGCCAATAGGTCTGGTATCAAATCTTTTGCAGAGGTGTAATAGGCATAAAATCCTAGTGCACTACTGAATTTCTTCTCAACCGCTTCTGGTGATAATAGACTAACATCGTCCCAAGTTGGTTCGGTGCCAGTGTAATTAGCATCATCTGCTTTTACTTCGCCTGTTCGTGTGAATACTCCCATTATAGATATGTCCCCATTAGTGATAGTTCATCTTGAATGTCATCGTCGGTAGTTGGTAACGCATCATATGCGAAAACACCTTCGTTGACGTTAATTTTGTTGCCCTTCGGGTCAGCTACCGGTTCACCAGTAGTGTCATTGTACCAGCCGATCTCGTCGTCATACAATATTTTATCTTTTTTTGGTCTTGCCATAATATATATTTTTTTCCTAATTGATTGTTATAATATCTAATTTACACTATTCTTCGTCATCTGTCAACAAAAATCTGTCAATAAATGGATTTAAAAACGGGAATGCACATCGAAAACTCAAATACAGAATTTGCAATGGAACCACCGCTAGCACAATAATAAATTCTAAAGATACCTTCAGTAGTACACTGATGCTAGCTTCAATAGAAGCATCTAAGTGTTCAAAGTATTCTCTAGTTGTCATTTATAATTGCATTAATAGTCTCGCCCATGCATTTTAGCTCATTGCGAACATCATCTTTATGTGATGCGTAATGACCCATTGCCTCATCTAATCTTTCGACTGCTACTTTAGCAACCTTCGCGCGATCTTCTATAATAGCCGCGGGTTTTGTACTTGAGGTATTACCACCTACTATTTCTAGGATAACCTCAGTTTGTGTTTTAGTTGTATTTTCCATAATAAATTTCTATCCAACTGCTTGGTTTGAGCCATAGTCATCAATTTCGTAATAATAACCATCAGCGTGTGACGCGTCTTTTAGTGAAATACAAACACAATATGGCCACCTGCCAGATTTAGTAAGATACTTATATCGATTTGGATTGTTCTTTCCAAGTCGACCTTGTAACTTTAGTCGTATTCCAGTTCCACGAATAGCTTTACGGATCGCAGCCACTGCTTCCATATCTTTGACACTATCCATATTGAATGTTCCAGCGTAACCCGGTACTCTACCATTTTTTATTTTCATAATCTATTTAATACTATTTTGATAATTCTGTTCTATTTTTTCGAGTCCATCTTGCTTTCACGACAAGAGGATTATTTTCACAAGCCGGTAACATTCGCTTAAATGTTTCCCAACTCGGCTTTGGCGGAGGTAAGTCCGTCCACATTTTCATTCTTGCTTTATCTTCCATAATTTACTTAATACTATTTTGATAATTCGCTTCTAATTTTTCAGCAGTCTCTTTGCCGAATACTTTATCCATACCTTTGTATGGGCAACCTAATTTACCACGATTGTGATTATAATTAGCTTGGGTCAATGTGTCAACCAAAGACTTTGTCTCAGCTGAGTTTGTTGGTAAATTAATGCTATACATTTTTTGATTTCTCCAATTCTATTAGTCCTAACTTATAAAGAACTTTTTGTACAATTGTCGCTTTGCGATATAAAAGACGCTGATATCTTGCTGTCATAATTAGTACCTCACTCCTGTCCAACGAACTGATTTGACCCGTAAGTCTTCGACTGAATCGTCGATAACATTTCCTCGAGCGAAGTTTCGAGCGGGAGCGTTATAACCTGCTGCCTTTAGAAGGTCGCCGTATTTAAATTTCTTATCTTTCTTAGTGTTAACGATGAATCCCCAAACTCCACTACCAGTCATAATCTTGATGTATTTGGAGCCTTTCTTTTCGCTGATCGTTGTAGCAAACTTGTGATACATATTTTCGGCAATCACATCAGACTCGCTAGGCTGACATTCATAAGCTGTCTTGTCTTCTGGTATTTTAGACCAAGTTTTGTAATCTTCTGATATTAGACATTTAATCAAATCTACCGCGTCATACATTTCACGGCCTGCTTTAACTAGATGATGATCGGCAGGTAAATCCCCACCTAAAATCCTAACCGCGGCCGGTTCTGATTTGTTTACCTTAGCGTTGGTCGCTACCCAATTTACTAAACTCATATTTGATTTTCCCTCTTTCATATGTATATTATACCATATTTGGGCACAGTTGTACACGGCTTTGTAAGATAAATGCATCTATAAGTCGTTGATATGCAATGACTTGCGATTACGGCGAAAAAACCCACAAAAAATGTATAAGTGATACAGCCGCAAGGACTTATGAATTATACACAATATCGGCCAGATGGCTTTCGAACTTTTCGATTACCTGTACCCTATTCGGCCAAAGAATATACTCTTTATCGGGGTTTTGTTTGAGGTTAGCCAATAAAGGCTTTACTGCATTGTGCAGTTTCTTTAATTTCTCTTCGTTTTCTGTAGCAGTTGATGCTGAGGCGGTGGCTTTTTGAGCTACCTCTAGTTCACTCTCATTAACTGCAGTGAACCCGAAGTCATCTATTGTCCAAAATTCGTCTGATGCCATAATATTAATCCTCGTCACTGCCTAGACTACTACGATGTTTGTCTGTGATATGTCTTTCTTGTATAAGAATCTTTAGTTTCATATCCAGGCGAATCATGTCGTTATCTAGCGCTTGAACCTGTTTCTTTAGTTTACCTAATGATGAACCTGCAGAATTAAGAGCTGGTTTAACTTCTCTTGTTACCCATTTCCATATATACCAGATAAAATATCCGCATAACAATAATGCAATAACGGGAAACCCGTAAGTTCCTATTGTATCTGCCCAAAAACTAAAATCTCTTCCACTCATATTAATCGTCTCTGCAATCTTCTTTGCCTTCGCTTGCTGCGACTCGCGCGAGATTTGGTTCTACGTTGAATGCACTAGAGAATAAACAATCAATCTTTACAATATCGTTATTCATTACATCACATTTGTTTTCAAGTGCGAGTAATGATTTTGATATACCATCTACCTGATCTGTAACTTGTGCTAAAATAAACTTTAGAATTAGAAATAGGAATCCACCACAGGCTAATGCTACGGTAATTGGTACTCCTACTTGGTTGATAAAATTGAGTATATCTCCAGTCATAAGTATATTTATACAAAAAGACCCCTACAACACAAAGTTATAGGGGTCTAAGTGATATTTAATTAGATTAGAAGCTGAAAGCTACACCAAAATCGAGGGTTCCTTCCCACGCATCGTTGGTTCCAGCGTATCCGCTTAGATCATTATTCAAGTAATTATACTGCGCGTACAGAGCTTTATACTGAGCTCTTACGAATCCTAGTGTATAACTATAGTCATCTGCGTATCCAAATGACTGGCCTAAGCCTCCACCGACATATAGGTCAAGTGAATTCTTTGACACCAAGAGTTGAGCAACTGAGGCTTCAACAACTCCTGCTTGATCTTCATCAATAGAAACGTCAATCTGTGTGGTAAACACATCAAGCACGTTAAGATCGTATACGGCATAAAGCTCATACACATCGTCACTACCATCAGCTTGTGATAATAGTACTCCTGTACCTAGTGCACCGATTGGTGTACTTAGTGTAGTTCCAACTGAAACATACAGCTCAGAAGTGTCTGAATCAACATACTCTAGATCGCCTCGTAGACCGATTGCCTTAAAGATAGGCAGGTCTGCACCGACTTTATAATATAGAGAATCTTCTGAACTCGCATAAGAGCCAGAATCGATCCGTTTTTCATATTGACCCACTTCTACATCAACGAAAGTCTTAGCTGCAATTTCTTGAGCTTCAGCTTTACCTGAGAAGAATAATAGGTATCCGACGATCACCACGATAGCAGCGATAGTCCATTTACATGTTACTAGTTTTGTTAGTATTTTTTTCATATTTACTTTTGTGTTAAACGAAGACACACCCGTGTCCTCTTTTAAATTTTTTGTTACTCCCAAATGGCTCTGTGCTTATCTCTTCCCGCCGGGTGTAAAATAGAACCCGATGATTGCCCCCAAAGTGGTAATCGAGATGAGCGAGATGTGCCCTGTTGTAATTGATGTGGTGACTCCACTGTCGAGCGGCACTTTGAACAGTCCCCACAAGACGCTGATTTCTTTGAATTGTTCTGGTGGAACAAAGGTGACGAGGTCAATGCTGGGGTAACATGTGCAGAGTATGGAGATGGTTGCAAAGTTGAGCATCCCAATAAGTGCGATAAGACGACGAGTAGCACGAGTAAATAAAGAAGATTCTGTATCAGTTGCTTCTCCAAAAACAGCCTTTTGAAATGCCAGGTTTGAGTTACCCATTTGCATGTCTCTAACCAGTTCTCTTTTTGCTTTTGCTTCTTTGTTTTCATTTGCGCTTTGTATAAATCCACCAACTATCTTGAGCATTGAACCCATTCCGGTTGCTCCTAGAGTTGATAGTAACATTGTAACCAATCCGAACATAAAATTTGTGGTGGTTTATACGGCCCACCTACCGGTTATTTGCCTAGATGTTTCTTCCACTTAGCGGGAAGGTCTTCAATCTTAGCTTCTAGTTCCTTAGCCGTCGATTCAGCTTCAGCCACTAACTTATTTACCTTTTTGATGTTATTGCGTACGACTAATGCGCCGACAACAAAACCAACGATGAATATAATTATTGTTGTAATCATTATTTAGTTTATTTAGTTTATCATGCCATGGCTACATGCGCCAGAGCAGATATGTTGCATTGTAGCATGTTCAGTACTGCATTCTTCATCTTGATGACCACAGCCACAGCCATTCAAGGAATTTAGGATTATTAGTCCTGCGATAATAAGAGCGCCAATAATGACTTTCTTATTCTTTAGGTATTTTACATATTGTTCCATAGTATATCTATTTATAAAAGATGTGCCGTCCAATGACCGCGGTTTTTCTCATACTTTTAGTCCAATAAGGACTCTTAATATAATTAGCGTGATAGTGATCAGCTCCGTTAACATAATTGCTTTCTCTGCCCAATGCTCTTTTGGCGATTTCCCAACGAGGGTGTGACTTGGCTTTTGTGATTCCGTCTTCTACTGAAATTTCATTCCAACAAGAAAATTGTTTTCTCTGTAAACATACTTCCGCTGGAGTTAAATTTCTTTTCATTGCTCTATTCACTATCACCTCGTGAACTGCTTCAATCGCGCCGACATAATATTCACCACCTGCTTCTAAGATGATAGTTGCAATAACTACATCTTGTTCATAAGTACTGCCCTCACAACTTTTGCAACCAATGATTGCAGCCATCATAACTAACCATGCTAATATAATCTTCATAATAAAATCTGTGTAATCTTTTCTGCTAAATCCTTAAACCATTCTACTCCATGGCCTCGAGTTGTTTCAGCCGCGGTGCCGATACGAATACCACTTGTTTCAACAAACGATCTTTTATCATTAGGTACTCCATTCTTATTTACGGTGATGTCATTCTCTTCTAATAAGTCAGCGGCGTGTCTTCCGCTATAGGGTTTATCGCTTAGGTCGATTAGTACAATGTGAGAATCTGTACCTCCACACTGTACTTTAAATCCGTTCTTAATAAATACTTCAGCCATCGCTTTAGCATTATCTATAACTGCTTGAGCATAATATCTGAACTCTTTAGTGTCTGCCTCAACGAACGCTTGAGCTTTCCCTGCAACGATATTCATGAGTGGACCACCTTGAGTGCCAGGAAAGATTGCACTGTTAATCTTCTTTGAGTAAGATTCGTCGTTCCAAAGAATAATACCACCTCGTGGACCTCTTAGAGTTTTGTGAGTAGTTGACGTAACAACATCAGCATAAGGCACAGGAGATGGATAAGCATTACCCGCAATCAAACCTGAGTAGTGAGCCATGTCGACTAAAAGATATGCCCCAACTCTATCAGCGATTTCTCTAAACGTTTTAAAGTCAATTACACCAGGATAAGCACTTGCTCCTGCAATAATCATTTTTGGTTTAACGTCTTCTGCTTGTTTTTGAATCGCATTATAATCTAAAAAGCCATTTTCATCTACACCATAGTGATGTGATTCGTATACTTTACCAGATATATTCACTTTAGCTCCATGTGATAAGTGGCCACCACTCGCTAAATCCATTCCGAGAATCTTATCACCTGGCTTTAATAGCGCTTGATAGACCGCAGTGTTTGCATTAGCACCACAATGAGGTTGAACATTAGCAAACTTACACCCATAGATATCCTTTAGCTTTTCAATAGCAAAAGTTTCAATAGTATCCATGTGTTCACAACCATTATAGTAACGCTTACCTGGATAACCTTCAGCATACTTATTTGTAAATATACTACCAGCTAATTCCATTACAGCATTACTAGCAAAGTTCTCACTCGCAATAAGTTCAATCGTCTTTGATTGGCGTAGCTGTTCTTGTACTAAAATTTCTTTAATTTCTTTGTTCATCGTTTTATCGTATCATATTGTCCAAAAACTCGGTGTGGTCATCGGCCTGTAATAATAATTTATTAATAGTTTCTTTGTATTCTGATGGTGATGGACTTAATTGTTCATAGCCGTGGAGGTTAAATTTATTATTGTTAATTTCTATACCATTTATTACCTGTAAATATTGATAAAGACCAAAATCATCGTCGATGTTATAATCTAAGTTTCTTAGATTATTTTCTTTAATATTGTCTAACATAGTTTGTAGTTTAGAAGGAATGGGGTAATCATCTCTGAAGTTTTTCCAAAATTTACTTGTATTTCTTTTTGTCATATAATGAAGATACAGAAAATTCAAGACATCGTCCATCCTGTCTCCCATAATTTCATTAAACAGATCTAAACTTTTTTGATTAGGGTTCTCAGTCTCATTTATAAAATGTTTAAACGTTTCTAGTTGACCTATAGTCAACATTAAAGAAGTGGCTTCGAGAGGCTCTACAAAACCGGTAGATAAGCCTACAGCCATGCAGTTTTTTATCCATACGTTTTGCTGTCTACCTGCTTTGAATGGTATAACTTTTCTAACAGTCAAATCTCTTTTAAAATAATTTTGTGCCTCGTCAAGTGCTTGGTCTTCGTCAATATAATCGCTATCAAAAACATAACCAGAGCCTGTTCTATGTTGTAGCGGTATTTGCCATATCCACCCGTGATCTAGTGCTACGGCGGATGTGTAAGGATTAATCTTTTCATCGCGATCAATCCAAAAGGCTATTGACTTCTTCATGGGCAGGTGTTTTGAATAAGAAATCCATTTTCCATTAAACACTTTATCTATAAGTAGTCTTGCAAAACCAGAACAATCGAAGGTAAAATCGACATCAAGTTTAATGCCATTAGTCAGATTAATATTTTTGATATAGCCGTTATCTGATTTTTCTACATGACTAAAATCGCCAGTTACAACTTCAATACCTCTTTCTTCTCCTACCTCTTGTAAATATTTAGATAGGAGTTGTGCATCAAAGTGTAATGAATACGAGGTCTTACTTAAATCAATTAATTTTTTATACGACAATTTAGAAGTATAGATGTATTCATTGAAATCTAAACCGTTTTGCATTAAATGTTTAATATAATACTCTTCACACCCGCTGTGAAAAATATTTTTAATGCCAAAATTAGAAATTGTATCGCTAAAGCCATGGAAGTATTTTTTTCCATCACCATTCCAGTTTTCAAAGGATATGCCATGTTTTATACTACCTTTTGTGTTTCTTAACACGGCGAATGGACAAATATCTAATTCGCGTAAGAAGTCAACTACGTTAGGGGTAGTGCCTTCGCCGACACCAATGGCTCCTATTGTTTCTCCTTGAACTAATTTAATGTTGGCTAAAGGAAATAGTTTTTTTATATACAGCGCAGTAAGCCAACCAGCGGTGCCTCCACCTAAAATGCAATAATTTTTCTTCATACCGATAGACTATTTTTCTGGCGGTTTCGCGAAGAATTGTGATCCCGCCTGCATAAGCTCTGTCAAGTCTTTATTAAATTTGACCGTAAGCTCATCGGTTTGAGCCTCAGCATGTTTAAGAACATTGATAGTACCAAGCATCGCAAAACACTTTTCCTGTAGGTTGTCGATAACATCATTCATTATTATAGTAAACTTAACCACATGAAAAGGGCAATGGTGAAAGCTCCACCAAATACTCCTATTATAATTTTATCGGCGGTCGTGAGAAATCCGCGATCAGCGTTCCTTTGATTCATTGATTTTTTCATAATAAATTGGCACCCCTACACGGATTCGAACCGTGGTTGACGCGATGAAAACGCGGTGTCCTAACCAGACTAGACGATAGGGGCATAAAATTCTTAATTTTCATATGTATATATTACCCTATTTGGGCCTTATTGTCAACTACCAATTCTCGTAAAAATTGGACCTCCACAGTCTTCCTAAACTTACACCCTATGAAGGTTGTTTCAAATAGGGATCGTTTATCATTGGGTATTTCGTAAAGGGGCACTAAGGTGTACTCAGAGGTGTCAGATAGGGCATTTTCAGCCTTTGTAGCCAGCACACAGTCATCATATTTTACCATATATTCCCACCAATCGTCGATTGATTCCCACTCTTTTCCTCGAGCTCGTTCGAACACTTCGAACCTGGAAATTGTGTGTGCTCGGTGAATTCCCTTTAAATCACTGAAATCCTTTGATATTAGAAGATTCATAGCATCTTCAGTTATGCCACGTGGTCGCCAAGCACCTTTCCACGCCGAGAAACATGATGCCCATGCTCTAGTGATATACGACGCAGGTATTTCTTTACTATTAGCAAAATGCTTAAATATACCAAATAATTCTTGTTTCAGGTTTTCGTTCATAAAATAATAAGCAGTTTAAACTCGTGCTTAGGAGTACCCTATTAGATAAATACGATTAATGAGAATAGCAAAATACTGTTTAGATATAACTGAATTTGAATGGCTCCCATGGTATAGAGCAGAGTTTGAGTTTGAAGACGCCCGCGAAGAAAAAGGATATGCTTATGTACATCGTGGGTGGTTGTGGTTTGTATTATCGCACCGCGTTAGTTTTGGCCAGTAGAGATATCTTTTATTTCTACTTTAATCAAATCTTCTTTTAACTCGTCTTTCAAAACTTCAATATAATGTTCGCATTCTTCTTTTGGCATATCAATTGTAGTTCTAGGATGAAGAGTTCTGCCGTCTTTCTTTCTTGTGTAAGTTACTATCATACCGTAAATGTGCTGAAGTCTTGAGTGTTAGAAGATGCCGATTCACCAATTGTATATTCGTGAACGTCTGGCATTATATCTTCTTGAGCACTTTCGTCTAATTCATATAATCTCATCTTTGGTCGGTCGATGCCAACTACGAAGCGTTTGTTCTTTGTTGGGTCATTGTAACGGTTCTTTAATTGTTTGAACATTACTTGATTCATACCTTCGAGTTGCTCGGTAGATATCATCGCCAACATTAAGTCAGCTGTTGCCGGCAAACCAAATGATTCTGAAGTATCAGTTAGTTCTACATCAGATGAATTAAATCCACCACGAGTGACTTGAGTCGCTGACCAAATAGGAACATTGAACTCTGCCGCCAAACCGCGGACTTCTTCGGCGATTGCTTTTACCATGTGATAAGTATTTACTGAACCACTAAGACCTTTGATTCGAGCTGAACCACAGATGTTTAGATAGTCGATGTAAATCATATCTGGCTTGAAGTCTTTCTTTAATTCTAGTTCATTCAATAGAGCACGGAAGTGACCAGTATGAGCTGATGCAGTTGGGTACTCTTTGATAATCAATCGACCTCGAGTCTTTGCTTTGATCTTGTCAATGTGAGATTCGAATTGATTCTTACTTAGAGCATTCAATTGGTCAATCTCAACATCCATAAGATTCGCATCAATACGTTCAGCGATTCTTTCTTCAGCCATCTCAAGAGTAATGTATAGAACATTCTTACCTTGGTCTAATGCGGCTGCAGCAAAGTGACACATCGCGAGAGATTTACCAACACCAGTTCCTGCAAGAATAATGTTCAATGTCTTCTTAGTGATACCACCATTGGTGATAGTATTGAGCATTGGTATGTCAAACGGAACCTTCTCTTCAACCCTATGATAGAAATCAAATCGGCCAGAGAAGTCTTCGATGTAATCGTGACCTACATTCCTGTCAAATGAAACTTGAAGAGCTTTCTGTAGTATATCAGGTATTGCTCCTGTATCTAGCTCTGGCTCTTTTCCGTCTATAATCTGAATAGACTTCATAATGCCAAGGAAGACTGATCGCTCTTTACACCAAGCTTCAGTGTGTTCTAACATCCACTTATCGTCAATCTTCTCATCGACAATACAGTCATTAATAATATCAAGAACGTCTTGATTGTTTTCTGTATTCTTGGCGGAGTTTACGAACTCGACCTGAAGAGTTGATTTAGACGGTAATGAATTATAGTCTGTAATGAACTTTAGAATTAAGTCATAAGCAATTCTGTCTTGACCTTCAAAGTATTCGGGCTTTACAAATGGTAATGCTTTACGAGCAAAGTGCTCATCATTACATATCTTCTTTAATATCAGTCGTTGTATGTTTGTCATTATCTGCGAATTCTTCTTCCAATATGTATTTTAATATTCTACTAATGTAGTCTTTGAATTTTCTACTTTCTTTTAGCTCGTCTGCGGTATATCTATTACACCCTTTGTTAACAAAGAACTGAAATTCTAAGCCTAGTTGGTCATTACCTTTATCCTCTTTCAGCGATACTTTGCCATATGTAAAGATTGTTCCTTTGAACCTGCCCTCTTTAAGGTTGATGGCATATAGTTCTTGAGAATCTTTTTCTACATAGCTAAATGAGTTACTAGTTATCTTCTTCTGCATCTTCTACTTCTTCGGTTATCATTTGAACATGGCCTACAGAGAACTTGTCTTTGATAGCTTTAGCTAAGTCTGTCTTAGCAAAGATACCAGACCAAAATTCTTCAGTCAATGTTTCTTTCATTCGTTTATTACCAGTTAGTTCTTCTCCTGTCGCAGGATTAACTGCTTGATACCAGCCAACCTTTGGCTTCTTAACGTATCCTAATTGAAGAGCAACATCTGTAAGACCAGACCATTGTGCGATACCGCCTTCCCAAGTTACTGAGATAGGAATCTTTGACTTCTCTCGTACGAAACGAGATTTCTCAACATTGATTACGAAGTTGTAACCTTTGATTTCTGTACCTTCTTTTTCTTGTTGCCTTCCGATAATCCATACATTGTCGGCTGAGTACATAATACCAGTACCGCCTGAAACAATAGCTTTAGGGAATAGACCAATTTCTTGATACGTGTGATTAACTGCAAGAAGCGGAATGTTTTTCATTGTAAGATAAGGAGTAACCATACGGAATAATCCTTTCAATGCTTTTGCACGAGTCATGTCCGCGACTGATTTTTCATTGATTGCATCATCAAGCTCTTTCTTCGAAGCAAGGTTACCAACCGAATCAATCATAACAATCACTTTATCACCACGCTCAATTAATTCTAACTGACCAACTAAATCAAATTTAAGTTGCTCTACATTAGGAATTGGAGTGTGAAGAACTCTGTCTGTATCGATGCCGAAAGCTTCGAAGTAAGACTGAGGTGAACCGAACTCAGAATCATAGAAGAGCAATACTGCATCTTCGTGTTTCTTGAGATAAGCAGCAGCCATCAACAATCCAAATGATGTTTTGAAATGCTTTGATGGGCCAGCGAGAACCGTAAGACCAGATGTTAGACCACCATCGATTGAACCCGATAGCGCTACATTAATCATTGGAACAGATGTTTGACATACATCTTTTTTTGAATACAGGGCTGACTTCGATAGAATATCAGTACCTGCGATTTTTGAGTTTTTCTTTAATTTATCTAATAGGGACATAATTTATATTTTCTTAATAGTTATACTATTATACATGATTCTTGCTAAGTTGTAAAGACATTTATGCAAGGAATTGTTCTAAACTGTTCTCCTCAAGCTCGTGAGAAGTATTCGTATTGTTTTGTCTTATGAATTTAGTTTTCATAGTATCAAGCTTACCATCAAGATAGTCTTTAACTGACTGAGCCATATCTTGCGCAGTAGTAACTGGTACATTTTGACAAATCATATTGATGTTCTTCTTACCGCCAACTAATTGAAAGTCTTTCGGCATCCTCATAATTGACAGCGCTTCACGAATAGAAATGAATCTATCTTCGTCGGGGTGTATTAATGAAGTAGCAAAGTGTCCAACGAATGCTGAGGTATGACCTTTACCAAACTCAATTCCTCGTTTCATAATGTTTCCGCCTGCTTTATACTTAGCCTCAATTCTTAAACACTTAGCAGCTTCTTTATCAAATCCATTCGCAGTCATCCATTCAGCGACTTGCGGGTAAGGAATCTTTTTATCTTCAATATAGTTTAGGGTGTTAGTTGACTTCTCGATCTTAGCAAAGAACTCTTTATGGGTAATCCCGCCTTCGATTTCTTCAAGTATGTATCGATACCAAGGATCGTCACTCGGCTTCTTGTCATTAACCAATGCATTCATTGGGTCGTCATCAGATACAAAAGCATTGCGAATTGTTTCTTCGATTGGCTCTTTCTCTTTACTAAAGTACGGCATATAAGGAACGTTCTCCGCGTTCCAAAAGAAGTAGAAAGAACGATTACGAACTTGACCTAATCCGTGAAGAGTCGACTTAGTCTTATAAAGAGTCATCGTATAACCATTATCGTCTGCAACCTTTCTGAGCTTCTCGACAACTGGCTTACCCATATTACCATAAAGACCAGGAGCATTCTCACCCCAAAAGACTTTTGGTTTAACCTCACTTAATACGTACTTAGCTGATTCGATCATCCAATCATTCGCAGCGTTGTCAGCATTAGCATTTACATTTAACATTGAAAGACCAGCACATGGGCAAACTGAATTGACTACATCAACTTGGCCTCCGTGACTACCACCCTCATCCAATACATGATAAGGAACTTCGTTCTTGTAATGATTCAATAGCTGAGAATCATTCGCGCCGAAGGCTTTGTACGACATAATATACTTTGGTCTTTTACCAAAGGCGTTTTGCATCGCGATTGTTTCTCCACCAATCAGTGGAATGATACTTGCATATGTATAATTATTTTCCATTAGTTACTCTTTCTCTCAATTCACTGGTTGAAAAGGAATGCCGTCTTTTATTATAGTGGATATGGCATAACCCTTTCCCCGTGTGTTCTTTGTTTTTATATTCTTCTCCACAGATTCTAATATCGGGGTTGATAGTTTGAATCATATCTTCTAAATCTTTTTCGCTTTCAAATGGTATTACTTCATCGACATACTGACAAGACGCAACCTGAACATATCTTTCAAAGATAGACTGAATAGGTTTGTTCTTTGTGTCGGGCCGATCCAGAGTTGGGTCTGTTAAAAGTCCTATAATTAAATAGTCACACAATTGCTTTGACTCCTGTAGCATTACTACATGGCCTGCGTGCATTAAGTCAAATGACGATGCGGTGAAGCCAACTACTACTTCTTCAATTGGCTTATCTAGCTTCCGCGCTAGTTCTTTCTTATCAATAAACATCCTGTATTAATCCTATAATAAATTCTTTGTCGTGATGGTATTTTATCACTCGAGTCAATTCACACCGTACTAAAATATTTATATCTTTAGCGCGGAGCTTATTGTAAGTGCATAATGTTCGTCTTGAAAGGTCAATCAATTCGGGCGTAACATTATTAATATAAAGGCTTGCAATAAACTTAGCGATGTCTAATTCAAGACAACCAAAGACATCGGGTATGGGGTCGATTAGAGTTAATCGATCATCGTCAAATAGTAGATTAGTTAATCCAAAGTCTCCGTGAGCGAATGATTCTTCTGGCCATTCGATAAGTTTTAGTTCGTCAAATACTAACGCCCATAATACGTCTTGCTCTAGATCACACTCATTGATATGTTTGCGGATTCTTTCTATGTACGTGGTAAAGTTATTTTGCTCTTGGTACTTTACCCTTTTGAATCGGTCTAAATTCTCTTGAATCATCGCCAATGCACGATGAGGATGTCTAAAGAAGTACGTGTTGTCGTGGTTAATATATTCCATAGTCATAGTTTCACCTACGACTCTTTCTACATTAGGAACACTAGCGCCCGTCTTCTTTACTACTTCGAACCATTCATTCACCTCATGCGACCTAGCATCTGTCTTATGAACCAATCGGCCATCAGTATAAATGTCAGAGCCGGAAAGCCCGCCTTCTAGATTTCGTATATCAGTATCAATAAAATCTTCTGGTGATATACCTTTATCGTCTACATAGTATGCAGCTAATGGCTTATCAAACGAAAGACTGTTGTAATTTATATTGTGGTCAGATAGCCAACTCCTTATTTCTTCTCCATACTTCGCTTCAGCTTCTTCGCGAGTTTTGCAAGAGATAGAACCGCGGGCGGTGAAGATATCAATCTGCCAACCGTCTTTATAAAGTTTGTTTATCTTTTCGATTAGCGGTATATTTGGTTTAGCATCTTTAAATTTCCTGTTTACGGGAAATGCTAGTGTGTCGTCGAAATCTAATACTATACGTTTGTGATGTTTCATGCGAAAAATGATTCCAAAGAAGATGTTTCTTCTTCAGACTTTTGTTGTTTATTGTTTACTAAAATGTAATTTTCTCGTTTAAGATAAGAGCCGGGTGCAGTCATTATAACCTCACCCCTCTCACGTAAATCTTTTGCGGATGGAAAGAATTTATTTATGGCTTCTGCAGCATTGACTTTATTCTCTCTTTTGCCATGCATCAATATAGTCTCTAAGTACTTAGGCGCTAGATTGTCAATGTCGTTGAACTTATAAATTAGTTCTCTGCAAGCTTCTCTCCTATCTACCCATTCATTTTTATTATGCCAAAGTCTATCGAGTTCTGCAGCCAAAGCTTCTTCTTGGTTAGCTTCTGCAGTAAGTGCGCAGTCATAATCAACCCATCTCTTACCTTCTGGCGAATAAGCGTTCTCTGCAAATTGTTTATTGAGTACGGGTAGAGTCAATAGAAATGATTCGATCTGAGTGTATTCCATTCGTGTACCATATTCTCTTTCGTCTGTTAGTCGATAGCCACACCAAGAAGCAAACGATGCACCAAGAGTTTTCATACCCCAATCGTATGGATAAGATTCGTATGCATTTACGGTGACTTCTTCAATAGGCAACTTGCAATTGTGTTTGATATTACCGTCTTTATCAAATCGATGTATACGAACAAAGTCTCTGAATGGTGGAATATATGGTCCAGGCCATCTGTGTAATTCTTTTTTGTCGTCAAAGGCTACTGAAGAAATCGATCTCTCGCAACCTACTAAAGATAATTGCCAATCGGCCATGTACTTACTTGAACGACAGATTAGTGCAGGGTCTTTTAATGGAGACATACGACCAATGTATAAAAAATGTTTAATTGGTCCGTCAGTACGATATTTGTTATACGCGTTTGGTTCAATCCAAATAGGGTTTTCTATAATCCTATCTTTTAAACCTTCGTCGAAGTCTGTGTATGCTCTAGATGAAAGTCCGTCTTTAGATTGAAGAACTGCCACATCGGCATAAGAAAATAGTTCGCATGCCTGGGGAACTGAGTTGATAGTATTAACAGAGATGCCATGGTCGTGCATTACAACGATGGGGTCGTTTATCTTTTCAATAAATCGTCTGTATCTATCACAATAGTCTGTGTGTTTACGAATAGGAGCTGAGTGACAGATAAGTATATCACACTTATTAGCTACATCGATAATTCCTACTGAGGCATCTTGTTCTGAAGCTGTTACTTCTAGAACTTCACCTTTGAATTTGTTATCTTTAGCTCGGCCATATCGACCACCATTGATAAAATCAAATACAACGGAGTCATGGCCATTATCATATAACCACTTCTCAAAGAATAAAGCACCACGAGTAACTCCACACCCATCGATACCTTTTCCAAAAACAAAACCTATTCTCATACTATTCTTAATAATTTATAAACACTATTATACCATGATTTTAACACAGTGTAAAGACAAAAGTTACATTGTCTTCGCGCAATACTTTAGCATAGTTAGTAGAATAACTACTCCACCTGCATACATGAGCATTGCTTGCCAGAAGTCTTTATTCTTCCAAAAAGTCATTGAACCATACTTAGGAGAACATACACAACATTCACTCTTATTTCGTTTTTTACTTTTTAACTTCGGCATATTCTCTTATTCTTATTCCGTGCTCATTAATATAATCTTTAGTTGGCACTCTTAGTTTTTTCTTACCACTTTTGACATCAGCTTCGAACTGAGCAGTTTTTTCTTCAAGTATTTCTTGAATTCGTTTTTTAAGCGATGTCATCTACTTCTGACCCGTGGTTTTTGTCTCTTAAATTATAGTGGTCATCAGCCATATAAGGGTTTTCATCCTCTAGTTCTTTATGGTGATGTAACGTTTGTGGCTCACCTAAATGCTCCGTTATAGTATCTTTATTCTGTCCGTTAGTATTCCATTGCCAATCGTGAAACATATTATATTCATCAACTGCTATACCAACGTATTTCATTTGAGCTTTGCTGAAGTTGCACCCAGATTTCCAGTTTTTTCCGTGTATTTCAATGTCTGGCATGACTACTCTAGCAACACCAATTTGAATTAATCCTTTAAAGCAATCTTCGCAGGCGGGTAATCCGTGAACATAAACAGTTGCTCCTTTAAGTGATACACCATGTTGAGTTGCATTGTAGATCATATTCATTTCGGCATGAACCATCAACTTTAACTTAGCTTGTCTGTCAATTAATAAGTCATCATCATCTACTACACCTTTAGGAAATCCATTGTAACCTGTAGCAATGATTCGCTTATCACTAACTGCGATAGCACCCACTTGGGTTGAAGGGTCTTTCGACCACGTAGCAACTTCTTTTGCTATTTTTAAAAATCTGTAGTCCCACTTATTCATTTGTTTCATCTGCTTCGATAGCTATTGCTTCTATTTCTTGTTGTTTAAGATCGTAAATGGTAACAGGTATTTTCTGTCTTTCGGTTCCAACATGTATCATGTCATGCGATGGCTTATTATATTCTCCTGTTATGCAATTCAGTTTTATATTTTCTATAAACTTATAATGTCTATCGTATACGTGTAACGAACCTACATTCCAATAGATTTCGCCTGGTTCGTATACGACATCTAAATCCAATAGAAGCTTGTCTCGTACGTGAGTCTGCCAAGCGAGGTCATTGTTGTAACCGAACACTGCATCGTTAGATCGCATATATACCGAGGTGATAAGTTTGCCATCACGAATGAAGTACTGAACATTGTTAGTACAAATAAAGTCAGACATATCATCAATCTTATAGTCTTGCCAAATAGATGGACGCGTGTAAATCATATTAGCACGACGAGAGTCTGGTGAAGTATTTAGTTCGTGTAAAACTTCTTTATATTGGTTCCAATTGTCTTGAGAGTATGCAAGGTAGCCATAGTTAGAATTGATTACTCCCATGTTGCTCGCGGTAGCTTTCCATATTGCTGGGCATTCGCCTGGTATATCTTGAACCATTAATGATTGTGATTCATACCATTCAAGCTCGCGTTTGATGTAATCATAATTTGGTTTTCGTATAATGTATGGCTCATCAGCAACGAAACACGCATTAATAATCTCAATAGTGCTTGAGCCAGTTTTGTCGGCAACAAACTCTTTGTCTCTTAGTTTGTCTATAAACTGTTTTGTTATTTCTTTTACCTTTTGCATAATTTAAATTCTTATTTTACAAGTTCTATATTACCAGAAATAATGGCTCTGTCAATACCAGAATTGCTCGGCAATTGACAATGGAGTACATCTGAAGGCCACATGATAAACTTACCTTGCTTTGCGTCGACCACCCATTCGATGTCGCAATTTGGGTAAGAATAATATCTAGTTCCCTGGTGGTTTTTTTCATCTATGTCTACATACCAAGCGAATGACCATCTGCTCATCATGGGCCCTTGGTCCCCGTGGTTGTGCGGAGCGTGCCATACGTTGTCTTTAGTTATTTGAGTCCACAGAGCCAAAAAATTCATATCAGATGCTCCTCTATCAGCAATAAACTCCGCGAAATTATGATTCATATATTTACGAAGCAAATTGAGCCATCCGTCAAAGAACACGGAAGGCTCTTCTTGGCCAAACTCGGTTCGGATGCCGTCTGGATTTGTGTTTAAACTTTCGCCAGCTTCATTTAGTGTTGAGTAATAGTCTTCAGGCGTTATGTCAGTGTCCCAAACATAGAACTCAATTGGTGGGAATGGTGTATACTTATTTGCTCCCATCGATATGCTTATTCGTTGAGGGTTCGCGGTTGAGAAAATCTTTAGAACCATCTTGGCCTTCAATGCCGTTGCGGCAATAGGCTGCAATAAAAGAGCTGTAATTGATTAGGTCTTTAGCCGAGTCTTCGATTGATTCGAAGTTTTGCTGGTACGACTCATCAGACTCCATTGCTTCAATGACTGAATACATACGAAGAACTTTTGCGTATACAATATCTAATATCGTAAGAACACCACGTGGATAGTAGTCAGCTTGCTTAATACGCGAGTTAGGATTCTGGTAATCGTTTGATTTTTTAATTTGTAGTTCGGCACACTCTTTAAGTACCTTTAGTGATTCTTTATCAATTGTCATAGTTATACTATACCTTATTTTTAGGCTTTTGTAAATAATAAAATTCAAGTAAAAACATCATACAGCATATTGCGTGAGCTGCATGGTGTACACCGGTTTCGGGGTCGAGCTTTTCATCTTTCATAAGAGCCCACATATGCCTTTGAGCAGCTGCAAAATAACGATCATCAATATTGTCAAGCTTTTTCCAATTGTGTCGATCGTACTTCTTTGCGCCGATGGTTAATACTTTTACCACGTCATCTAACGCGTTGGGTGGTATTAAAGAGTAGTCAGGCTTATCGTCATCAAATTTGATTCCGCCGTTTGCTGAATTCTTCTTCGCAAACTTAGCTTTCCTTTCCCACTCTTTTAGTTTTTCTTCTGTCATTACTTTCTTTTTTCTTTATTGTTCTTAATGGCTTTATCAATTTTAGGAGTTACCATTACTCCAACGGTTTCGTTAAATACTAATGGGCCGCTTGAACGTCCTAGTAGTTTTCGCTTAGAGGGATTTGCAGCTCTAATGTCTGCACCGGGTTTTAATTTTTTACTCATATCTTATATAAAATTTCTAAATTCTTTTAATTCTTTTACTATCTCTATAAAAAGTTCAATATCACTTTTAGTATTAATGATGGTTACTTTGTGCTGTAATAATACCTCGTTTTGTGTTGTTACAGTTTCATTTAAATTGGTTACTACTTCTTTAAGCTTTTTAGCCTCATAGTCTAATATTCCAATCCAGCCAAAAGTAAGTATTACTGCGATGGTGATTATAATCTTTTGTCTCATAATTAAAATGTTCGTTGTATATCCAATACATTGAATACATATTGTACGCACTTACATTGAGCTATTACATCCTCAATAGCATTGTGCGCTTGGAAGTCGATTTTAGATTTGATATCGTCTGGTATTAATCCTGTTACGGTACGAGAGTCTTTCTCATTCCAAAACTTCCATGGCTGTTGCATATCATAGTGACGATATAAATGACCAAGCATTGGAAAGTCGAATGATGGCCCTTGGCACCAAATCTTACTTACTCCGTCGAACCACTCATTCAAAGCCAACAAACCATCTTTGACATCTACTCGATCATGCTCAGAGAAAGTATCATTACGAACTTCTTCTGATTGAGTACCCCACCACTTAAGAGTACCGTCATCAATTATACGGCCTTTCTCTACCTGACCAGATGTATCCAACTTTAAATAAAGTTTATCAACTGGCTCGTCAGTATTAAAAGGATTGAACTTTGCCGCTCCTATAGTTAGAACAACAGCATCTTGGGTAGTACCCAGAGTTTCTAAATCAACCATTCCTTGCATCATAATATATTACCTACACATTCTTTAATTTTGTTCATATATATAGTATACTATATTTTGGCACAAATGTAAAGACTTATTTTTCGATTTTCTTCTTAATTATCTCTTTACCGGCAGGTCCTGTCCAATGCATTATCTTCTTATTTGGATTGTCCTGTCCTCTAGCTACTAGAACTCTTAACCACTGATACTCCATTGGCATCTCAACTAAGTTTTTTAATTGATGTGGTTGAACATGAACTAAATTGTGTAATACCTCTTGGTCACCTCTTAACCAACCGTTGTTGCACCATTCAGTCCAAACTTTTAAAATGTCTGGTGTGTCTTTTACTACTACAACACCAGTTGCGTGCCATTTTTCATTAGCCACCTCTTTTCTTCTACACGGGTCATCTGTAATACCCATGTTAGTACCATCAACATAATCAAATATATCACTAATGTCTGCGAGTACTTCACAATCGACGTCTATCCAACATTTGTATTCGTATGGTGCGTCGATAAGAGTTTGAGGTTTATGAAACCACGAGCATTTGTGATGCTTAGGATATTTAATAAAGTGGTCAGCTCTTTCTTCAGCCCATTCAGACCAGCCGTTATCCATACCAAAATCACAAATAACGACATCAGTATTATTATGTTTCCATACATTTTCTAACCACCATGGTAGCATCCACTGATGATTAGAATCGACACCAGTTATAAAGCATTGTTTTTTCTTAGAAGACATATAACGATTATTCAGTTTCGTTATAAAATGGAAATACCATTTGTCTATCGTCTTCAGGCTGTACCTCGCTGACGCTTTCTTCTTGGGTATTAAATCGCTGTAGCAGAGCGAGCATTTCTTTTTTGTGTGATACCTCTTGTTTAAAAAGAGCCGACTCTTCATCCATCGTAGGAAGAATCATTTGCTTCTCGTTAATGTGCAACCAATATTCAAGGCTGTCTATTTTATTTTGAACCCAGTCACTCATTCGGTGCCGGTTGCTGTAACTATGTGTTCCGTTCATATTTTTTATCTCCAATAATTTTTTGGATAGTATTGTTGGTGGGTGTGCCTATGACACTTTTGTAAAGCCATAGCTTCTAGGAAAGTGGGAACTATAGCACAATCGACGTGGCTATATCCTAACTCTCGTGCTGCATATAGACGATTCGACCCTCCCCATACTACAAGTAATTTTTCATCTTGTTTGTCATCCGCCATCCAAAATGGGAGTTCATTTATAAGGTGGCCGTACTTTGCTTTCTGCCCTTTTAACTCAGCCTTTGTACATTTGACTGTCAACAATGGATTATACAATCCGTTCTTAGCTATATCATCTTTGATCGGGCCATAAAACTCTTTGCCCAAATGTGAAATAGCTTTTGGAACAGATGCCCACAACTCGTTTACGTCATGTTGCTCAATCAGATACTTTTTATTGTGTGTTTTTGATTCGAACTTTGTGGTATTTTGCCAATACCCTTGTTTATGGTAATTGCTTTTTAATAGTCTCATTTTATAGTTCACTGCTTAATACATATTCTAAAGCCCTTTGCGCTTCTTTTTCAATTGGTCTATTCTTATACCATCCACCCGTCTCTAAATCTATTTGTCTGCATAGAATAGTAATATCGGTTGCTGATATAGGATATTTATACTTGATCGCAGAGCCTGCTATAGAAATCATTATCTGAAACATTTTGTGATACCATCCCGCTTCAGATATAGTACGATACTCGTCTACTAATCGTTTATGTACGAACTTACAATCGTGGTATGAAGACCAGGTGTAGTCGTCGTTAGTAAGACTATCTTTTCTATGTTGAAGAATTGCTCTTTGCATTTCGACAGGAAGTTTAGATAAGAATGTACCACTATTATCTACATACTCGTGCCGATCCATTAGCTCTTTAGGATTTAGTTCTTTACCTTTATTGGCGAAGCAAAAGTTAAATGCATTAGGATACACGGCTGGTATATAATACATACGAGATAAGTCTTTAGTCTGTGGGTCACCAATAGAATTGAACTCTTTATTTAGT